CAAACGGCATAAACTCGGCTGCTGACGAAAAGTATTATAGGGAACTCATTGCAAAAATTGAGGCTTTGGAGACTGCTATTGAAGGTGATAATGCAGCAATGGAGGCTTATAACTACACCATCAAAAATGAGTCTTTGTATATTGCCGAGCTTACATCTAAAACCGGCGACCTAATCAACACCCAAGCTATGCAAGAGGCAATCCTCAAGCGGCTTAATGCTGAACTCGACGCTCTCAACAAAGAAGCTGACGGCTTGCTCAAAGCGCAGACATCTACCATTGACAACATTATCTCCAAGCGAGAGGCAGAACTTGACGTTCTTGAAAAGCAGAAAGAGGCTTTAGAGGAGCAAAAAGAAAACCTTGAAGAAATCCTCGACCACTACAAAACCGTTCAAGACGTTGTAACTTCCACTATTGACAAGCAGATAGAGGCGATAGAGGAAGAACGCAAGGCGATTGAAGAATACTACGACGAGCAAATCAAACAACTCAAGGCTCAGAATGACGAGCGTGAAACTGCGATAGAGCGTGAGCAAAAGCTTGCTAACCTCGCCAACGCCAAGAATAACAAGGTGCGTGTTTACAGCGAGGAGCGTGGTTTTGAATACGTTGTAGACCAAGATGCTTTAAAGAAAGCGCAGAATGAGCTTGACAGTTTTGAAAACAGCGAGAAAATCAAGGCTTTAGAGGCTGAAAAAGAAAAGGCAACTGAGGGCTTTGACGAGCGTATTAAGAGTTATGAGGACTATGCCAAACTGTGGAAGAAGTCTACGGACGAAATCACTGAGGCTGAGGAAGAACAGCTTGCACAAGAAATTCTCGGCTCTGACTGGCGAGACAAAATCAAGAACAAGGACACTGAGACTGTACAGCAGTTCCAAAAGGCTTACCAGAATTACGAGAGCAGCCTGAGTAGGCTCACCAAGATAGAGATGACTGATTTGGACAAGAGTATAAAGGCAAAGCAAAAAGAAATAAACTCTTGGAAGGATTATAAGACCTCTATTCAGGATGCGGCAACTGCACTGAAGAACGCCAATGAGGATTATAGCAAATATCTCAATACCATACAGATTGACGAGAACTCTACGCAAGAGACTCGCATAAACAATCTCAACACTTTTGTGGCTAACTACAAAAAAGTGGTATCTCAAATTGTAGATACACAAAAAGACATAGACGCTACAACTGCAAAGATAAACAACTTATCAAGTGCGGCGGCTGGAATGACCGGCAGTACATCTGTTGCGAGTGGCATATCAAGCGGCGCAAGTTCTCTCAGCGATTTAGCAAGCGGAATAAGTGCAACAGCCTCCAAGATAGGCAAGCTTTTAGACCTCTTTGAGAAAAAAGGCGGTGCATTTGATTACTTAAAGGCAATTGCTCAGTTTGCTATTACGGGCAAGTTGAGTGATGAAACCGCCAAGAATACTGGGCTTTCTTGGAAAAGTGTATTGCATGGTGCAAGAGATATGTCTATCCCAGACGTAGCTTACACAACGCCTACCGCTTTGAGTTCACCGCAAGGCTATCTTGCAAATGCCGTTAATAAGAATTTGGCGGCAACTACCAACTTCAATATCTCCAATATAGAGATAAACGGAGTGCAAAATCCAGTTGAGTTTGCACAAGCGTTTGAGACTCAAATCAATCGCTACTGGCAGACAAAACTGACAGAGAACAAGGTATATCAATAACATAGTGAGAGCCATCTTTCGGGGTGGCTCTCTAACTTTATAAGGAGGGAGATAATGCTTCAATTCCCAACAAATGTATATCCGCAGAATGTGGCATTTGATCCTACGGTTGCGGATGATAATAATGACTTAAAATTCGTATTTAATGGCGACATACTAACGTCCATTAGTTGGAAGATATGCGACTATGCCACAGGTGAGGAAGTGGAAAACGCCCATAAGGTAAATGGCGCAAGACTTCCTTTGGGTTATAACGGCGATTATATGGGCTATATTCAGCATGGCACTTTCGGAGAAAATTTAGAGGTGGGGCATGACTATGTGATGCAGATGATGTTCACGCAAAGCACAACAAACGGCTCAGAGAACGTGTGTGATATGCCTGTTGTGCGTGGCACAGTCAAAGCACATAACACATCTACCTCTTTTTATATAGCGGACAAAATCCCCAACATATACGAGTGGGATAGTGATAACGTGAAAACGCCTACAAGATATAACGACCTTGATTTTTCACAGATGAATATAGAGGTTGCGATAGAAAACAATGGTGAGATTATCACAGAGTCACGAAAGATTGCAAGTTATAACTACAACACAGGAGAGGTAACGGTTGCAACGGCGTTTAGTTATCCCCCACTTGCTGGTTATAGATATGTCATATACAGCAACTATCTGGTAACGCCACAGTATTATTTCATGTGCAGGACAACCCCTGAAAACGAGTTGACTATGGCTAATGCTCATTACAACGTACTTGCATCCATAGACGTAGACGGCAGTTATTTTCAGATTGAGGGCGTAATGATAAAGAGTTGGCGCATGGAACTTTCGTGGTTTAGGAATGATATTGCCGTTGATAGCGACGGTTGGAGGTTGCTTGAAACTACGCCTGAGATATACTCACAGCGAATATCTTGGAAGTTCTACAATCCCTTTATGGGTTATAACACGGTAGACAAGACATACAGCTTATCTCACCAATATTACAGAGTTAAGTGCGTGGTTGTCACACAAGACGGCGTAGAGCTTGAAAGTTACGCAAAGATAAATCTCAGCCAAAACACTACCGAAATCGTATCGCCAAGTGGCATAACGTTTGAGGAGTTAAACGCAGACACTCCCGATTGCAAACCTGAAACGGGTTTAGCGACTCACCATGCTTTACAAATCAATGTCGCTTTTAGTGCTGACGTTCCAGACAACTCATCAGACATTATTCACACTCTTTATCGGCGCAACAAAGAGACAGGCGAGGTCGCATTTGTACAGAGTGCGTGGCACAGACAGGGCGCAAGACTTGAAAAGTTCACTGATTATTTTGTTCCTTGCAAGGGTGACTTTGAATATATCTATGTGGCAAGGCAGAAAAACGGAACGCCGTATGTCAACTGCATGGCTCACGCTGATTATGCAACTGCTATGGAGGGATATTCCATAACGGCTCTTGTTCCACATTACGACCAGAACTACGGTTCTCACCCATACGACATTCAGTTTTACGATATAGGTGATTGTTGGAAGTTTGTGGGCGAAATACAGGACACAACCGTGACACAGAATATAGACAGAGTTTCGCACGTAGGTCACGGCAAATACTCGACAGTATCTTCTGGCAATCCTAATTATTCGTCTGGAACGATTTCAGCGATGATGGGCTATGTGGACTGCGTGAGCAAGAAGTTTGTGGACACGGTAGATATGGTAAGGGCATGGCGCAATTTTATCACGCAGAACGCTATATTCATGCTTAAATCCCCTAAAGGCGATGTGTGGGTAGTTAATATCACTGAGGCTCCCACAACTACATACGATGAAAGCAACACAGCAAGACCGACAACCTTTACGTTTACGTGGGCTGAGTGCTGCGACATAAGTGATATAAACATTTACATGAGTTTCTGAGGAGGTGAGAGGATTGGAATACTACAATACGTATGATAGTGGCTATATAAGAGCAATCAATAATCAGCACAACACCTATAAAATAAAGCTGGAACTGTTGTCTTACTTTGAGAGTGTTATAGGCAATATCACAAAAGATGTGTCTACAACAGCGCAAGGTCAGCTCAATATCAACTATCAGCCGCTTACTCGTAGGTCGGTTAGTCTCAGCATGATTAACGTGGACGAGCAGTATATCCCCTCCGCCAACAATACATTTTGGTTTGAGCGTAAATTCAAGTTGTGGATTGGCGTGGTAGACCGTCTTACGGGTAACACCTATTGGTGGGCGCAAGGCGTATTCTACACCCAATCCGCAAATTATGACGGCAAGACCGTTAACATAGAGGCTGTTGATAAAGGTGGAGCGTTGGACGGCACACTCGGCATGAACCAAGCAGGAGTTCAGCACAAGATAGAGGTAGGCTCTACGATTGACGAGCTGATACGCAGCGCACTTATGCTTAATTTGCATGACGATGAAAACGCATACGAGTATACAATTTATCGTGGTGGCGATAAGCCTGTTGACCCCGTTGTGCCTATAATCGACCTTAAATATCGCAATATAAAAACACAATCCGAAATTAGCATAGACTCCAACAACAGTATAGGTGAAATATTCACTCAGCTTTCAAATGGCTATGGTGCAGATGTTTACTATGACATAAACGGACATTTGCAGTTTGCGGAACTGACAGACGGAACGCGAGTGGACGGTTATAAGTACATGGCTCATCAGTGGGAATACAACTGTGATAACGCTTTCTATGGGCTTGCTAACTTTCAATATAATTTCGAGGGCAAGAACTGTGTGACCGTGTTCACTAACAGCTCTCAGTTTGAGAACGTGTCGTATACTGCCTTTAACTACAATCCTACTTCTCCCCTACGTGTGGGCTTGGTTGGCACACGCCGCATGGAGGATGTGGAAATGCCGTATCTGGACGTAAACGCTAATGAGGTTCTGGAGCGTTGCAAACGGTACGCCAACTACTTGCTTATAGTAGAAGCGATGAAGGGTATGAATGTTACCTTTGACTCCCCTCTCATACCGCATTTGGATGTAAACCGTACTATCGGCATTACGGATAAGACACAGAAATTTATTAATGAGACATTTATAATACAGTCAATCTCTATGCCGTTGTCCGCTGGCTCTATGAGCATAACGGCAACAAATCTGGGCTGGCTGCCTAATGTATACGGAGTGGAGGGAATAGGTAATGGATAAGTTATTTCAGCTCATAGACGAGCGTATCGCTTATATGGCGAAGAAAATGCCATTTATATCCTCTCTGCCTTGCGAGGTTACAGAAGTGCTTGATAACAACATGGTAAAAGTGCAACTGTTTTCGGACGGGGCGATTTATACAGTACCTAACTGGTCTGGCTCTGCATTGAGAGTGGGCGAAAATGCTCATCTTTTCTTTAGAGGCAGCACGTTCTCGGAGTCGACCGCATACGTGGGAGCAGCCCCCACAAGATTGACAACTAATTATGTGGTATCTACTAACAAACTTGGGGAGTTATTATCTACCGAGCGAGAAGTGGCGACTATTTACTTTAGCAACTATTCGTCTAAGCTTTTGCTGATATGCAATGCTTGTGTGCAAGGTAACAACTCAAGTAACGGAAGTGGCAACTTTAAGATATATATAGATAATGTCTTGCAGGATTATATTGTGCGATTTAGTGTAATCGGAAACGGCTATGAGACAGTAGCTTTTACTCTCCCCTATGAACTTGATTTAGGAAGTCACAAAATCACAATTGGCGTTATTGGGGAGTATGCAAATCTAACTGCTATGATGTGCTATGTATATGGCGCGGTAGAAACCTACGAGCCTCCATATACTCCAACAGAGGACAGTGATTACATTTGGAATACTTCAAATGGCGAGGCGAGCGTTTTATATTATATTGGAGATGTTACAAATCCTATTGTACCTGACACACATAACGGTAATCCAGTTACAACCTTAGAAGCAACAGCTTTTAACTATACAAACGTTACTTCTGTTTATATTCCGGACGGCATTGAAAAAATAGAATAAGGAGGCGATGACATGGCAATTACAGGAACAGGAACGCAGCAAGACCCATATGTAGTAACCACGTGGGCGGAGCTTGCCTCTAAAACAAGTGAAACCGGCGTATATATCAAGCTCGGCAGCAACATTGATATGAATACCGAGTACCCAGAGGGACTAACATCCGGCTTGACGGTGAACTGCGCTCAGATAGACGGTGACGGTAAAACTGTAAAGAACCTTTTTCTGAAATCAGGTGCGTTGATTACGTGCGCTGGGAGAAATAGCACATGGAAGAACGCCCAGCTTCTCAATTGGGTGATTGGCGACGGAAGTAGTGCGGCAAGTATTACTGCTAATGGCAGTACCTCTGGCACATACACCTTTAGTCAGTGCAAGATCTCCGGCAGGCTTAATGGCGGCTCTGGTGATAATACATCATTCTTGGCGGCTTCTGGACGAATAAAGTTTTATCGCAGCTCAATTAACTTTCAGATGACGGCTAATACCTCGACAGTTGATATGTCTGGAGACTGGCGAAATTGCTGTACTATGGAATACTGCAACGTTAATTTCTCCGGAGAAACAGACATAACCCTTAATATTGTACTTGTAAACTCGTATATCAAGGGCAATCTGGCAAATGCCACAATATCAGCTACCCGATACCCAGACGGTCAGGTGAGCGTATATTCAGTGCTGGATATTAGTGCAGCGGCTGTTTCGGCAAATTCAGCCACAAATCTTGTGCTTGCCAACAGCGAAAAATGCAGTAGTATAGGGCAGTATTTGACTTCTGTAACATCAGCACAACTAACATCTGCCGAGTATCTTAACAGTATCGGATTCCCGATTCAAACGTAAGGCGGTGGAGCTATGGCAAATCTGCTTTATAAGAACTATAACACAGGCTGTTATGTTGGTTGGAGTAGTAGTGCTGGCGATTATGAACCCGGCGCTTACTGTTACGGTTTCGGTTCAAATTTAGCTTCCTACTATGCCGATTTAAAGCCAAACACAACATATACCATTCAAAGAGTAGATGCATCATCACGGTTCAGGCTTGGACTCACATCACAGGACATTAAGTATTTATCGGCAACGTCAGAAACGACTGTAGACCAATCTTTATGGGCTTGGGGCTATCGTGCTGATAGTTCTAACGCTATAACCTTTACAACGACAGATACAGCAATACACTTGTGCGTTTATTACACCAATAACAGCGAATACACCACAAGGGTAATGCTCAATGAGGGCAGTACCATACAGCCTTACGAAGCACCTACTATCCCATTCGGCTGGTATATAGACCAAGACGGGCAGCTCGCAAATTCGGAATTTATAGATATGCCAGACAAGCCATTCGTGGGCGACTCGCCGCTGACAATGTGGCGGACGAGCAATAGTGCTCTTAAAACAGGTTTGACCCCAGACAATGTAGTTTTCGGTGCATTTGCAAATTGTCCTAATTTAGATTCAGTCTCTATACCCAGAAGCGTTAAGTTTATTGGGAATGAGGCTTTTCGCAATACACAACTGCGTTCAGTCACTATTGCAAGCGACTGCGTTTATTCAGACACTTCGTTCCCAGACGGGTGCGTAGTAAGTTTTTATCCAGATTAAAGAAAGGAAGATGAGTTATGGCAAACAGATATTCTGTTATTAACGGAGACTTATATGTAAATGGTGTCGTAAATGAAATGAAAGTTTCAACTGGTTCTGACATCAGAATTAAGGCTTCGGGTACAGGCTCATGTAAGGTGGTTGGTAAGCTGACCGCTAACGGTGACTACAAGACACTTTCACTGGTAAGACTCAGTGATTTTGCTGTTGTGGACACTATTACTGATAATGAGATTTACGCCGCTGACGCAAGCGGTCTGTACTCGATATCCGTTTCAAACGCAAGCGGATTCACTAATGTATGGGCTACGGTTCTTGCATAAGGAGGCGATTAATATATGGATGTTGTAACATTAGGTGCTGCGCTGAAAGGCGCAAAGGATTATACAGACACTAAGACAGAAGCGTTTGAGGAAGGCGTGGTTTATAAGGGTAGCGTAGATTACTACGCTGACCTCCCAGACGATGCCGAGATTGGCGATTCTTATACGGTCAAGTATCAGGGTTCTTCTGGCTCAGAGGTTAGCGGACTGAGATACACTTGGGGATATGATTCTGGTGCTGGTGAAAATGCGTGGATTCCTTTTTCTAAAGACAGTTACACAAAGGGCGAAGTTGATACGCTCTTAAACGCAAAGGCTAATCAGGCAACTACTTATACTAAGACTGAGACTGATAATCTCTTGATGACACATTTTGTCAAGGGTGAGAATATTGAGATTACCGACAACTTAGACGGTACGCAAACCATCTCTGCTACTGGCGATATTAGTGCTGTTGATACGGTAGCTCGTGGCGAAATTGTAGACCATGAAGCCGACAAGAATAATCCACATGAGGTTACTGCCACACAAATTGGCATTGAAAACAAGGCTGCGGCAAGTGGCGGTACAGATGATTCGCTCGTTACCACTGGCGACAAATATAATTGGAATGATAAAGCAAAGGTTACTATTAATAGTAAAAAGCTCGTTATAGAATGAGAGGTGAGAAAATGGCAAATAATACTTTAAATCAAATAGATTATAAAGGCACTGTGTATGATATTGAGGATAGCACAGCAAGGGGCGTAGCTGACACGGCGGTACAATCAGTAAAGGTCAATGGCACAGCTCTTACTCCCGATGCAAACCAAGCGGTTGACATCACAGCTATTCCAGCAAGTATTGTGTCCGCTGGCGCACTGGCAAATGGCATGACAGCAACAACGCAAACAACTTCTGACGATAGCACCAAACTTGCAACAACTGCATTTGTACACGATGTTGTTGATTTACTTCCCTCGCCTATGGTTTACAAAGGAACGCTCGGAACAGGCGGCACAATAACAACTCTGCCTGTTGACGGTACAGCGGAAGTTGGCGACACTTACAAGGTAATTACCGCTGGCACATACGCTTCACAGGCGGCAAAGGTTGGCGATATGTTTATCTGTCTCACAAAGGCAACAAGCTCAAATACATGGAGCTATGTACCGTCTGGTGATGACACTGACGTAACACAGGTGTCCGCTGGTACAGGTCTTACAACTGCAAGCGGTAGTCCTATTACAACAACTGGCACTATTAAAGCAAAGCTCAAATCATCAACAGCTCTTGCAGAAGCGGCTACAAACTCCACAACTTCTGGTAAGTCGTATGCTGTTAATGTTGATAGCAACGGTGACTTAGCTTGTAATGTACCGTGGACTGATACCACATACAGCGCAGCAACCACAACAACTGCTGGACTTATGAGCGCACAGGATAAGACAGATTTGGGCAACGTCAAGACACAAGCAAACTGGAACACAAACAATGGTGTGAAGAATTTAGCACCGTTAAATGCGGCAACAACACCAAACACGGGTTATTTTGCCAACACATCGGTAAACTTACCCGCTGGCACATATGTTATATCTTATAGGCTAACAACAACAGGTAGTTTTGGTTTAGGTGTTACAGTCGACGGAAGCGCTATTGCGAAAAATTCTACATCACCTCCGTATAACAATACATTAATTACACATGAAATTACAGCAAATACGAGCTTAACGGCATACCAGTTTTATACAAACGGCGGTGCGACTGTAACTGATTTTATGATAACCCCCAAATCTCTCTACGATGCAGACTCCACCTATGAACCCTACGCTTTACCAAATTCCACACTTACTCAGCAAACCACCGTTTTAGAAGAAATGAACGGTGCGAAGAATCTTGCACCATATAATAGCGGCGAACATACTGGTAATGCTTCGTATTGGTTTCAGCACACTAATTGTATTGATATATCAGCAGGAACGTCCGTGTATTTAGTATTTGATTATACAGTAACGGCTGGTCAGTATAGCATACAGCTTACTGATGAAAATGGTCAGATAATCTCTGGTACAGCAGCGTATACAACAGAGGGTACAACATCAGGACATAAAACGGCAAAAGTAACAATACCTACTGGTAAAACCGCAAAAGGTTATAACTCATATCATAGCTCAAACGCAACCGTTACTGTTTCCAACTTTATGATAGTACCAGCAGAAATCTATGAAGCTGGTTTCACCGATTATCAGCCCTACGCTCTCAGCAACGCCGAGTTGACTGCGAAAGAGCAAACGAATGAAAACAATATTTCATGGGCTAACAATTACAGCTATAAAAATCTGATAAATGTAACCCGTGATAGTATAAAAGCGGCAAATCCTAACTTGATATGGACAGATTATACAGTATCGAATCACGGCGGTTTATCGTTTACTGTGAATCCAGATTTATCAATTACAGTTAGTGGCACAACAACATCACAATCAGTAGAATTCAACATCTTGCGACGTACTGACGGTAAAACGATATTTAAAGAGGTTGGCAATTATCGCATTGACGGTAAGGTACAAAGCGGTAAAGGAATGTTAGCGGCAAACCGTACTGTGAGTGGTAGTGGTGTGAGATACGGCGCAGATGAAGGCGCAACCGCAACATTCGACGTATCACAGTCCGACTTATCTGCACCTGTCGGCATTTGGTACGGAATTAATGAAGGCGTAGGTGTAAATGTTGATATGACGATTTATCCTATGATATGTTTATCGACTATGGATAGAACATATCAGCAGTATGCGCCGTCTAACGCAGAACTGTACGCTATGATACAGGCTTTACAGTCCTAATAAAAAGGTAATTTTAACATACGCAACAAACCTAAATCTTGTCTGAAAAGACGTTAAAACTAAGGAAAGGATAAATTTAATGACATTACATGAAATTTACACAGCACTTGGCAACAGAATGGTCGGAGCAATGATGATACACTCTCAGCTTATTCAGATATTTGCCTTCGTTGATTTACTCCCTGATATGAGAAAACAGGAAAATCAGTTACAAGAAGAAACTCATGGATATTCTGAGTTGTGCAAATACTACATTCAACATCATCACGATATTTTAGTCGCAAATAACCCACCACAGATTGACATTCTTGATATGCCATTATTAGATAAGTCTACCGATGATCTTACATCAGAAGATAAAATGAGACTTATACAATATGGTATGAACGAATGGATTAAATGGGAGAAACAATCTAAAATATTGTATGAGGACTCCTACCGCAACCTTGTGGATATTTCAGAAGTAGCGTCAGCAGAATTTATAACGCGTTTTGTCAGAGATGTAGACCTTGAACTTAAAGAAGCAGAGAGGATTTACAGAGTGAGAAAAGGCATTAATTGGAATCTTGACACGATTTATGACAAACAGGCAAGATTTGGTAAGAGGTAATGTATATATATTACTGTAACAACCCACGAGAAAATTATCGTGCAGGGGATTGTGTTATAAGAGCAATCTCTGTTGTGACAGGTGAACCGTGGGAAAAGATATATATAGAACTGTGTGGCGAAGGATATTTTATGGGTGATTGGGGAAACAATAATGCGGTATGGGATGCTTATCTTAGACGTAGAGGCTTCAAGAGATATATTTGCTCTAACGACTGCCCTTATTGTTATTCAGTTGTAGATTTTGCAAATGAGCACCCCAATGGCTCGTATATCCTCGCTACTGGCAGTCATGCCATTGGACTTATAAATGGAGACTGGTATGATTCTTGGGACAGTGGCTTAGTAACACCAATATATTATTATACGAAGGAAGGTGATTAAAACGGCTTGGGGGAATCAATATGGTTATGGTATGCAACAACCTCAAATGACCACATTTATAAATGTGCCTTCTGAGGAAGTCGCATATAAGTGGAGAGTTGACCCTAATACTTCTGTTAATTTCATTAATGAAAACGAGGGGTTTGTTTATAAAAAATCTGTTGGAATGTCTATTCTTGAACCCTTTTTGTTTGAAGTTTATCGCCTTGAAAAAGTAGGAGACAACAATCCTAAGAATGAGGAACAAGTGCAAAACACATCAAATATAGATTTGTCTGACTATATAACGAAGTCTGAGTTTGAAACCTATAAACAAACGATTGATGACATGAAGAAAATTGTAGAGGAGTTGAAAGGTTAATGGCTAATCCTTTTGTGTCACAAAATCAACCAATGCAAGGGCAGATGCAACAGCCAGATTTTGGTCAGGCTTATCAGCAGTTTGCTCCTAATTGGCGACAGTATTTTAAGAATTTACCGGAAGATATACAAACGCCAGAACAGGCGGTTAGGTATTTTGCACAGAACGGACAAATACCTCCACTTATTCAGAGGCAAGTTTATTCAATGCTAAATAGGAGGTAATTTCGGTATTAGGGCAATAGCCTTGATATAAATTCATTCATTTTACACACCGATTGCACATAATGGATGCAATCGCTCACCCCATTAACAATTTTGGGGAGAAAGGAGAGTTATTATGGCTCTTAACAATGGAAATGGAACAGACACAACAATGCTCGTAACACCTTCTTATGGTATGCCGTTTGGTGGCGGTTACGGTGGTGGAAACGGTCTTTTCGGCGGTGGAGATAGCTGGCTCGGAATACTGTTTCTTATCGCTCTCTGTAATGGCGGATTCGGTTTTGGCGGTGGCTTCGGCGGAGGCTATGGCAATATGATGCTTGGCTATGACTTCCCGTGGCTTCTTAACGGTCAGAACAATCTCGGAAACAATATGAATAACGGTTTCCGTGATGCACAGCTCCACGACAGCATTACCTCTGTACAGAGTGCAATCTCGGCTCTCGCAACTCAGTTATGTCAGTGCTGCGGCGATATGAGATATGATATGTGTAACGGTTTCAACGGTGTCAATAATTCTATTTTCGGAGCACAGACAGCTCTTGCACAGCAGATGAACGCAAACGAAATTGCAAGCCTTAATCGCTCTTTTGCAGAGCAGACAGCAAATGCACAGGGATTCAACGGCGTACAGGCAGGTCTTTCAGATGTCCGCTACACAGTAGCACAGGAGAACTGTCAGGACAGATATGAGGCAGCTCAGAACACTCAGAACATCATAACTGCTCTTACAGCAGGAATCCAGTCTATAAAGGACGACCTCTGTCAGGACAGACTTGACGCAGAGCGCAGAGAGAACGCAAACCTCAGAAGTGAACTTATGTATGCAAGAGGTCAGGCTTCACAGGTTGACCAGACAACACAGCTTAGAGCTTCTCAGCTTGCAGCTAACACAGCCCTCCTGAATGAACTTCGCTCATGCCCGATACCCGCACAGCCTGTATATGGAAATCAGGCAATCTTCACCTGCCCTAACAACAATGGTTGCGGTTGCAACAGCTCATTCTAAGTTTTACAAAACGTATAATGAGCGACTTCCAAATTAATAACTGAAAGGAGTTCATTATGTCTAAATTCATAGACTTGACAGGATTAAAATTTAATATGCTTACCGTAAAAGAACGAGATTTTACAAAGAAGAAAACATATTGGATATGCCAATGTGATTGTGGCAAAACTACATCTGTCGAATCAAGTAATTTAAAGAACGGGCTTGTTAAGAGTTGTGGTTGTTTAAAACACACCCCATGGAACAAAACTCATGGAGAATCTAATACTAAATTATATAGACATTGGGTATGTATGATGCGCAGGTGTTATGATGAGAATTATCATTCTTATAAGTATTATGGTGCAAGAGGCATCGAAGTGTGCAAAGAATGGCACAACTACGAAGTCTTTAAGACTTGGACGCTTCTTACAAGAGCAGATGAGTCTTTAACCTGCGAACGCAAAGACTATAATGGGGATTATTGTCCTGAGAATTGTACATGGATTCCTTTGAGCGAACAGGCAAACAATAGGCGAAGCTGCATTATGATAACTTACCAAGATAAAACTCAAAATCTTATGCAATGGTGTAAAGAATTAAAGTTAAGTTATCCTAAAATCTATACGAGAATGTATAGAAATAAGATGACTTTTGAGGAGGCTATTAAAATTCCTGTCGAGCAATCTCGAAAGGAGTGATTAATTTTGAGCGAATACTCATCAAATGCAACGCAGGTTGTACAGATAAATCAGCCTGTAATATTCACTGAATCTCCTGTTCCTTGCAACAGAGGACTTGTATTCCATAGAGAAGAAAGCGGTATCTTTCTTCTCGCAAATAATGCGCCTTCTACTAACACTTGTAGTTGCGGTTGCAGAAAAATCTACGAAACACTTTATCAGGTAGAGTTCCACGGAAATATTTCTGTTCCTACCGATCCTGCTGGCACAGTTGAGCCTATAAGTCTTGCTATTGCAATTAATGGCGAAACTGACCCAAGCAGTATTATGACTGTCACAGTACCTCTGGTATCTGATACTTTTGGCGATAATGTTGGTGCTTCTATTATAGTGGCAATTCCCAGCATTTATGGCTGTCAGAGTGTTTCGGTAAGAAATATCAGCACACAGGCAATTAACGTAATGAATGCCAATATCTTGTTTAACTATATTGGCTATCGCAGAGTTAGATAAGAAAGGTGGCAAACATGGATAAGAAGATTGATACTCTTTATGACCTTTGTGAGATGACCTTTAAGGAATTGGAGTCCACAAAGAGAGAACTTGAAAACGCTGGCGGTCAGCTTGGCGAGCAGCACGTTGAATACCTCAAAGATCTCACAGAAGTGCTGAAAGACATCAAATGTGTTATCGGCATGATGGAAGATGAGGAAGAAGGCTATTCTGGCAACTACTACGATGACGATATGTCTATGGCAAGAGGTGGTCGTGGTGGCAGATCAAATCGTGGTGGATATACTCGTAGAGGCTCATATGAGCGTGGACGTAGCAATCGTAGAAGCTATGGACGCATGGAGTCCCGCGATGATTTCATGGATAGATTCGAGGAACTTATGGACGAAGCTCCAGATGAAGCAACTCGTAAGAAATTCGAGAAGCTCATGATGGAGATGAGATAACTAACAAGGGGCGGTAGTTCACCGCTATCGCCCCACTTCTTTTTTACGAGAGGGGTGGTTTTATGAGAGAAATATTTAAGAAAATTGCAAAATTAATTGATGTTAAAAGTCTTATCAGCCTCTTGTTTGCGGTGTGCCTATCGATAGCCTTTTTGAACGGAGATGTAGATGTAAAGGATTATCTTACGGTTTGCACTATGGCGTTTACGTTTTTCTTTAGTTATCAGAATAATAAAAAGACAAACACGGACAAGGAGGAGTAAGCAATGGACGATAAAGATATTTTACTCAGCGCAGAAGCCGATGAAGAACTCTCAAATGGAAAAGGAAATGACGAGGAGGTGTGAATATGGCTTTTACAAATTCATCTTTGGTGTCTTATACTCAAATATCACCAAATAGAAACTCACCAAGAAATCAGCCCATTACTAAAATCACAATACATCATATGGCAGGTATTATGTCTGTAGAACAATTTGGCAATCTTGTGGCGAATCCTGCAAGGCAAATGTCCGCTAATTACTGTATAGGCTCAGATGGACGTATAGGTTTATTCTGCCCCGAAAGCGACAGATCGTGGTGTAGTGGTAGTGCTTGGAATGACAATCGCTCTATCACCATCGAGGTTTCAAATGATGTTTATGGCGAGCCGTGGTCTATTTCGCAAACTGTTTACGCTTCGTTAATCAAACTTTGCGTGGATATTTGCAAGCGCAACGGCATTAAGAAACTTGAATTTACAGGCGATAAAAATGGCTCTTTGACCTATCACTATATGTTCCAAGCAACTCAGTGTCCCGCAACTTGGATAAAGGGACATACGCAGGAGATTTGCGACAAGGTAAATGCACAGCTCAACGAAGTCATTGGTCTTTACACCAAGACTCTCACAAGTGGAACACCCATTTATAAAGAGATTGGGAAACCCGCAACTGGCAAAATCACTGTGGCTACTAAATATACAATCGTGGAGGAAAAGATAGTAAATTATGTCAAGTACGGCAAACTCAAATCTGGCGCAGGTTGGGTTGAGATTGAAAAACTGAAAAGGACATTTAACATAAATAATTCAGACGATGTAAAAGAGCTTCAGAACGCCCTTAATGCAAAGGGGTTCAATTGCGGTAGCGCGGATGGTGTTATGGGGGCGCATACTCAAAATGCCATGTTTCAGGCTCTTTGTGAAATGTGGTTGCAAAAGTGAGGTTTGACATGGCAATATCGGATAAGGAATTTTATGAACTGAAGGCAAATTCTCAGTCTAATGCACAGGCAATTAGCAATTTGCAGTCAAGAGTTAGCGATGTGGAAAAGAAGCAGGAAATGCTTTACGAAATGAATAGTAATATCGCACTTATCGCACAATCTCTTAAGCAAGTTGAGGGTGACGTTGGAGAGGTAAAGGAAAATCAAAAGGAACTTAGTAATAAGGTATCTACCTTAGAAAACGCTCCCGCAAAAGAAACTTTGGATAATATTAAAAAAATAAAAATAGCTGCCATTACAGCAGTTACAACAATGATAGCCACAGGCGTTGCAGGTGCGATAATCGTAGCTTTGGCTAAATAATTATAAGGGTATGTATTAGGTCTTAATTGACTTGGTACATACCCTTATTTTTTACCTCGTGGTGCTGCCTATGCCACCATTTCTTATGCCGTCTGTTTCATCGTTTATAGTTTTAAAATACTGTTGTATGACTCCCTGACACATAGCCTCGCCCTGCCTAATGCTGATTGTTTTACCGTCTGGGCTGTCGTTGTAGAATTTAACCCATATATGACCCTCATTATCAGAATTACTATAGTCTGCGTCTATTACGGCAACCGAGTTCCATAACTGCATCTTGTACTTAAAACCAAGCCCCGATCTCGGATAGATTGCAAGGAACTTGTCATCGTCAAGGAGAACTCTTATGCCAGTAGGTACTTTAACAGTGCCTTTAGGTGGGATTGCGATATTGTATGGAGCGAAGAAATCATGACCTGCCGAGCCTGTTGTTGCTCTCTTGGGTAACTTAATCATATTATAGATTGCCCTACTATCCCTTGCATCTAAACACTCGTCATCAAGATACTCGGCAAAGTCAGCGAAAAACTGTCTTTCACTTATCTTCTCAAATTTATTCATTCTCATCATTTCCTCTCTGGTCTATTGACCTCCACCAACTATGCGTTCCGTTGGCTTCTTCAAGAACTGTGCCTGTAAAACTCTCTACGGCTTGGTTGCCGTATTCTGGTGAACAGTCATAAACCACAAAATAGTTATCATTCTTGTAGAACTGTGTGAGCGTTCCTTCTTCTCTACAAGGAATTAATAGTCTCACAATGTTTACGTTCTCATAGCGCACTGAGCCTTGTGGGTCTGCGGTTTCTGGGAGTAAATCAGGGTGCAACATCATCGTTTTCGTTCTCCTTTATGAGATTTGCTATCATATGAACCTTGTTGTAAACGTCGCTCCAATTATAAACTCGTGAAAACATAGGAATAGGTTTGTTTGTTTGATTATATGGCATATCCATGCAGATGCTTACATATTCTTTATCTCCAATGAGATTAAAAAGTGCATCATCTACCAATACATCAAGCCTAATTAATTGCTTACACTGAGTATTAATGGTATGTCTCCATACATAATCCTTTGGAAAAAAATCGAGATTACGGGCTAAGTGACCTATCTTCTTTTTAAGATTTTGAGGCAAGCTGCTTGTGACAAAGTATATATCATGCCCTTCATCCCAAAGTTTTTTGATAACTTCGTATGCGCCGCCTATCAACCCTACCTTCTTCCACATAACAGGATCTTTAAACGCCATATCTATAATCCATTTGTACTGGTCAGGCAGAGCGTCCTCCATGCTGTACGTTTTAAAATCGTCCATGCATAGATTAAGTCCTAATCTCTCATTCACATAGTTTACAACTTGCTGTGGGCTGTCTACTACCACGCCATCGAGATCAAAGCCAATCGTAAGAGCCATTAAAACACCTCACAGCCACGGAAAGAAAAGGTTGTATAATGCTTCGCCTGTCTTAGAGTCGGTATTGAGTGTAATACGCACGCCATGCTTTTCATTGAACTTCTTGAGGCTATCCATAATGGCTAAAAGGTCTGCATCGCGCTCGGCATCTGCCCTCTTCTGAGCTTCTTCTTTTTCAGCGCGTTCCTTTTCTTTAAGGGTTGCAAGTTCCTGTTCAAGTCTCTTAATCTGTTCTGCTGTTGTTTCCATTATTCTTCCTCCATATCTTTTTCACTTTTACCAAGTGAGATTTCACTGAGTTTATAATAGCTGATATACTTGCCATCACCATAGGCGTATGTGGTCGCCAAGAGCAGATCGCCGTCTGGAAGCGTGATAACATCAAGTATGCGAATGTGGTCGCACTCGTCATTTACATACTGGCTCTCGTCTATAAACTTCTCGTCTTGTTCATAGGGGGTAAACATACGCTTATACTCCCACATACGGAAGATTGTATCAGACGGAAGTGTGGCAAGATACTCGCCAAATGAATTGTATTGCATAAGCACTCCTTACTTGACATATTTGTACAGGTCTGTTGGGATTGTAGACTTCTTGGCTGTTTTCTTTTTGCCTTTATATAAGTAATACTCTTGGCGGAGAGTGTCGCTTACTATATAATATGTAGTTCCACTCTCGCCAATAACAGTCACCCATAAAAGCATGGTTTCATCATACGGAAACACGTTGTAAATGACTGAATCAAACATTGTTGTCGCGCTCCCACTCAGCCATAAGCTGCCGATCTCTCCAAAGGTCGTACTTGTAGTCCTCGTCTGGTTCTGGAATTTCTGCTTCTGTTTTGTAGCAACACTCCTCACAATAATGATCTTTACCTAATACATACACCGTATCGCCAATATATATGTCCCCTCCGCAGCCGTCGCATTTGAAAGCAACCGCTGGTTCATAGTTAGGGCAGCTTGAAATACAGGGGTGGTGTCTACATTCTTCACACATATTAGTCCTCCTCCACTTTCATAAAGCGTTCACAATAGCACAACCCCTCGGTCTGCTGTTCTTTGAAATCCTTGCACATACAGCGAGTATGATTATCTCGTACAAGTCTACAACAACAGTAACCGTCATTTGCTTTGACTTCCTTAGTAACTGCTTCATACATCTCTTTATCTGGGTTGGGAATTATCTTCAACATATTCTCACTCCTTTTTGATTATCACTTGCCAAGTTTACACCAAGCACTTCATCGTAATGTGACTGTTGGTCGGGGATATATCGCCCAAATTTAACGATTATATTTTTGAAGTCTGCCTTTAGTTTGTTGATGTATGGCTGTATCTCGTCCTCATAATAGCCAGTATAGATAACTATATCATCATTGCATCGGTTGCGAAATTCACAGATAAACGCCATCAACTCTTCAATATCATCAAATGGTTCTAAGCCTCCGAGACAAACAGCCTGAGATATATCGTTGCTCACATATCTATCAACAAGTTCTTTGCAACTAATCTCTATTACTGGCGCAGTAGCAAGCGGTAAGTTTTGACATACCGCTTTGCCACATTCTGCGTCACATTTGAAACTACATTTTGACGTAGCAATAAACATAGATGGTAGCTTGTAGTTGACAAGATCCTCGTCTATCAAGTCTTTAATTTTCATCGATTAGTCTCCTTTAAGTTCTGCATAAGAATACCATTGTCTTGCTGAAAACTCCTTGAACCGATCCTTTGAATATGATTTACTTCCAACGATGAATCCAACTATTCGTTGATATGTGTCATATACAGGTTCGCCACAAACTGGACATATATCAGTACCGACAAAACCGTGATGATGTTTGCAAGCATTGATTTTTGTATTAAAGGCAAAGTATATAACCCCCGAAGCAGCTATATGATTGAGCATATCCCATGCTACATCCGTATTAGGGAAATTGTTTTCGAGGTTGATGTGAGCGATCGCGCCACCTCCGCAAAGTTTATCAAGAATCGATGATAGGTGAAGTTTTTCAGAGATAGTGCATTTTGCTGTAAGCGGAATCCACTGATTTGAATATATAAAGGTGTCGGTCTTTGGATGATAAAGAGCATTATCTTTTTGACAAAGGATAACAGCGCAGCGTTCTGCGGGTACTGATTCCACGTTTATAGAATACTCTGTTGTGAAGTTATCCTTAACACTGTTAATAACATCAAAGACCTTTTTGGCAAACTCTATACCACTTTTCGTGTAAGAAATATAACCGAAGTTGTCTGTCTCAGTGTAACCCATTGCCTTAACAACTTCATAAAGACCTAAAATGCCCACGGTACAATATTGCTTGGCAAGCTCCATAGCTCCGTCTTGGTAATTTGGAAGTAGTCCCTTTTCAATGTTTCTCTGTATTATGTGACGTACACAATCTAAGGTTTTACAACAAAGTTCTACTCTATGCTTCAATTTTTTAAGATAAGATTCTTCGTCTTTGCCTACTTCATAAAAGATACGCATAAGATTAATAGTATTAACCTTTACAGAACCAATTGATAATGCTGTTCCACCTATAGAATTAATGAAAGCATCGAGTTTAGACGTATCTGAGAGTAAACGACAATTATGAGATATTACTCCATTGGGTAAGGTGAAGTATGGTTCATCTTCAGACTTCATCTCAAAACAATACACATATTCATTATCGTAGTCAACAGGCTCAATAGAAGCAATTTTATAATACTCGCTATTATTAACAAATTTAAAGCCAGATGTTTTATGCTTTCTTTTGTTCATTGGGCTATACCAACGTATACAATACAGAGGATAATTTCTTTTAAAGTTTTCACCTCTAATAACAACCGCTTCATCTGTTCTGTCGCTAATATCAATGATACTATTCATGCCAAGAGAAGTAATCAGACACTCAATTTGCTGAACTAACTTTGCAGACGTTGTATAAATTCTGTTTGAATTGCCGCCATCCGTAGCGTAGAATCCATCTAAAATACCCTTGCGGAAGTCTCTATTTTGAAGTAGACAATTGAGATTAAGTTCTTTTTCATAACAATAATTGCCTAAAACCCATTCTTTAATAAAACCGTATACTCCCCAACTTGCAATTTTTGTGGGATAAACATTGTTATAAGGAGTGCTCAATTTATACTCCGCATTGGGATCAAGGCTCTTTACAGCTCTTTCAACAGTACCAAGCGTTGACTGATACTTGCTTTGATTAAGGGAGAGATCAACGAATGGCTTATGATTTTCTTTCTTCTGATATGTACTGCCGTCGCCTAAGTACATTCCTACTAAAAAACCTTGCTCATAGGTGAGATGTCTGTCTTGTTCTGGAACTGCATCAAGCACCCTGCAATTAACCATTAAATAGTCGTCTGTGGTTAGGTCAATTACTTTTCTATCTCCTTTTAAAGTGGGGAATATGTGATTGTCCGTGACATATAACTCTTTCTTATTTGCAGTCACAACCTTAAACATTTTTCTCTTTGGTAGCCTAATCACCTTACCACTAACCCAACTTCCATTATGAAAAATGGTAAAGTTGCGTTTCTTTTCGTGGTACGGAGCATTATATAGTTCTTCAAACGTCATATAATTTACACCATCGGACGACTTGGTAAGACACATCTGTTCTCCTGAAAAGCAACAATTACTGAGTACCCCTACGTTGTCGCTGATAAAGAAGTTGCTGTCGTTCCACTTAACATTATGGTCTGAACACCACCTCGCAAAACTCTCGTCAACAAATTTACCGTTCTTGTAAAGCAGAGAATATGTCAGTACGGGAAATGTGAACATATTTGCTTCTCTTATTTCGGACACAACCTGCATAAAGACCTTTTCAATCTCTATGATTTCCTCTACATAATCAATTGCCATTGTACCATCTGGGAACTCAACTCCGCCAAAAAGTTCTTCAATATAATTACGATCAAAAATAGAAACATTTGTAAATGAACTCTGATCTACTCTGAGAAATGGTTGATTAAGACGATAGATTAACTTTTGAAAGCTCTGTTTTAAATAGTAATCTTTATCTTTAATGTAGTAGCCCGTCTCGCAATCCTTCTTCCAAAAGTAGAAACTCCATACAAGGACATTTGGGAGTCCTACCGCACCTGAAGAACGATTGCACATGTATGAAACAAACTCTATTACATCATCAAGGAACGTAGTAAGATGTTTAGGGGCTTCTGAGTTATAATTATTTAAGAAGAACAATCCTTCTTTTGCTAAACGAGTTAAATCGTAGGCGTAACAATAGGGCTTATATGTAGCTGATGGAGCATCGTGGAGATAATATGCGCCTGAATATTCATCTTCAAGCCATTCTCTTGCGTCCGCAAGACCATACTTCTTGTTCATTTCATAGAAGATTTTGTTAAAAGCAAAGAGTTTATCATGGCTCTTGCCTTTCTCTGCAAGCAAACTTGCTATGTCTTTGTGGCTTGCGTTAGCGTTGGCATCTATTGTAACATCAGCCATATTTTTGTCAATAAAGCCTTCTATAAAATCAGAAAAATTCATTTGAGAGTTATGAAAACCGTTTAATATTTCAAATTCTTCGCCGTATTTGTCTACTACTTTATTAAATGCAGTAGTAAAATTTTTGCCAGTTTTGATATTTACGTCCATGATTAACCCCTTTCATTAACCCACTTAACTGCTTCACCGAAGTTCATAACCTGTCCGTCTACATCTAATACAGGCATAAAGTCAAACCCCTTTTGTATCATAAGTTCCTTGTCGTCACAGATTGTATATTCAATCTTAGCGTTGTCTAATTTTTTCTCCAGAATCTTGCACTTCGGGCAGTATGTACTGTACAACGTTATCATTCTCTCACCCTCTCTTTAACTTCTTCATTGCTTTCTTTGCCACCATTAATTCACCGTCTATCTCGACTACAGGCAGAGACTTCACTTTATTTGCTCCTACCCACTCAGTTCCAACTCTCTCGACCTCGTATGAAATATCTCTTTCATCTAAGAAATTTAAGAGTTCAACGGCTTTACTGTTTAATATTTCGCTTACATAAACTTTAACGTTCATACTTGCCTCCCTCACGAGCGCAAGCCCAAAACATAGAAGCGTTTGCAATAATAACGCTGCCTAATATAATCCTAATCATTCTTTTACCCTCTGTAATATCTGAATAACATATCTATAAATTCACAGATTTCGTTGCACTTGTCTTGAGTGCTATTGTCACACACAAAATCCACATAATCTCTTGCATCCTTAAAGGCTTCTGCGTCGTGCTGTAAACGCTTGAAAATTTCTTCGTCACTGTCGCCACGCTTGTTCATACGGTCAGCCACGATAGAACTATCAACGTCGAGATAGATACTCAATATCGGGCGATTACGATAGTTGCGATATAAGTCCTTCAATCCGTTCACGTCGCACACATAAAGGTCGGAACTGTCGAGCTGGCTCTGAGTGCTGAAGTAGAAGTTCCCAGCAAACCAAGTCGAGCACACTATCTGCTTTTGGTCGGCAAAAAATGCAGCTTCTTCTATTGAGCAAAATGTATGCGAAGTCAGATCGGCTTCATCATTCTCCCTCGGTGGTCTTGTTGTATAAGATTTCAAAACAGAATAGCTATACTTTTTAGCGAGTTTATTAGCTAAGGTTGTTTTGCCAGAGCCTGAGACTCCCAAACACGCAATCAATGGTTTCATTTAAGCTCCCTCCTCCTGTATTAACCCGTATTGTACCATAAGTTCTTTTTGCCACGCTCTTTCATCGAGGTATTGCATTTCTGCATTGAGTCTGGCGATTATTGCTTCTTGTTTGGTTTCGTAATAACAAAACAAAACCCTTTCACCGTAATGTTTTAACTCTGCTTTCCACGGTTTGGTAGGATAATTTTTTATATAACCAACGCCCTTAACACCAGAAGTATTATCGGCTCTTAATTTTTGGTTATGGGATTGATCTATTCTTGTTGCTTTATCGTCTAAATTTTCTCGCCTATTGTCTAACGCATTGCGGCTTATATGATCTGCGTCTTTCATCCCAAACAATTGATGCATTGATTGAGATTTTTTGTCTCTAACCCTAACATATCCATTGTGCGTATGTTCGATATGCCAACAGACATCTTTAATTGTGTCAAAATCACTCATAGAAAAATATACTTCTACCGAGTCATCGTTGTCGCAACGAAACTTCCCGAAAGGCTCGTGCTTGTCATCTGTAAGATTTAATTCTAATGTCGGATTATCTTTTAGTGGCTTTTTGCAGGCTTCTTGTGCATTTTTAATCATTTTGATACCACATTCTCTCCTACAACAACCACATGATTTTGATGTGCCATCTTTTAAGTGACTATGTTTTACGTCTACCAAATTGTGTTCATCGCAATCGCATATACAATGCCATTTTGCCGATACATCACGCCCATTAGAATAATGATAGTCATTGGCTCTGCATATAACTGTTAATCTCCCAAATTTCATCCCCGTGAAATCTTCCTTTGGTTTGGCTTTTATGTCTGTAAACTTTTTCTTTTCATTTTCAATAAAGTCATTATCTAATATCATTTTCTCCCCTCTCTCCACATGGGTACATCTCTTTGCACTCGCCAGTATAAACACACATTGGGACAAGAAACTCTGCAAACTCAGGATTTGTCTCCAACACCTTATCGCATATTCCTCGCACCCACGCTCTCGTTTCTTCCGCAGCTTGATTACACAGTCTCTTGTTGGCAATAACCATTAATTCTTCTCCATTAACGTCCCAAATCATCGTTACTGGTGCGTCCTGCGGAGCTTTGTTTCTATCATACTCGTTCTGTCTGTCATTTCTTTGCGATCTGACATAGGGCTGAGAATGAACGTGGCGTACTAAGTGACCTACCACACAATAGGGTATATCCTCTAACAAGAAGGAGAACCGCAAACATCTTATCGGTGAATGTCTTGCTTTCAAAATTGCCTTCTTCCATTCTTCTGTCGGCGGATTCTTAACATTCAGCCCGACAGTAACCAATGCCCTCTGTTTTACTTCTACCCAATCTTCTTCTGTGGGATGTCTTAAAACTGTTATCTTCATATCTTACCTCACGTAGAACTTGCCCACGAGCGCATTAAGCAACTCGCTATCTTCTTCATCGTATTCAATCACTATAGGCTCACTGAGATTCAGACTAAGCAAACCCATTATGCTACGCCCGTCAACTCTGTACTTGCCGCTGACTGCCGTAACGTCTCCGCGACACTTCATGGCGTAGGTCACAAACTCTTTGACCTTGCCGATGTCGTCAATCTGGATTCTTTTCGTCACTTAAAAGCCTCCATTCTTTGCCGTCGATTGCTCGACCAATATGTTTTATGTATTCATCATCCTCACGAATCGCCTGTAATTCTTCGGCGGTCAGTGTTCTGACCCATACTGGCTGTTGCGAGTTTCGCCGGTTCATTTCTTTTATATTTTTGTGTAACTCGGCATAGCACCGAGCTGTGTAACTAACTGTCGTTGTCATACACATTAATCTTCTCCTTTTTACCATAATTGCCTATGGAACACGTTAGTTCCATACCCAGAAGCATACCACGAATCAGCTTGCCAATCACCAAATATAGTGTTTTGATTTGCAAAGTAATAATCAACCGCATCTGCCATATCGCCATAATAAACAGAACCGTTACAATACCAAGTGTTGTCAGGGCAGAAACCCCATGGAACACAGGATGTATACAAGCAGTTTTCGATAGACTGCCCTGTGCGATATGATTGGTTCATGACCGATGCAACGATTTTAGCTCGTTCGCCAACGTCGCTCATACCACCATATTCAGACGCAACGATCTTACAAAGAAGCTCATACTCTCTATCGCTTATTGGCAAATCCCCTGCCGACTGCACCTCTGCTTCTGTCTGTGGCTCAACCACATAAGGCTGAGTTTCAATCTCAGGAGTAGTCGGATAAACAATCTTCTCGGTCGTTGTCGTTGCCACCGTCATCAATTCCGTCATTATCGTGCTTGTTGTGGTCGTAGACGACGTTGTTGATTTCAAACCAGTAGTAGTCTGAGAGGATGTTGTAGTACATTCTGTACTTGTCACCTCCGTGGTCATAGGTTGTATAACTTCTGTGTCTGTGCTTCTACTGCCACGGCAACCTATTCCAATAGCCAATAGAAGTGAGATAGCTAATGCTCTGACTCCTCCTAAGAGGAGACATCGGTAGCGTGAAGTCTTTCGATACTTCATTTCTATCACCATTCCTTTCATTTGTTGCGAGAAATACGAGGGATATACTTCTCTGGGTTTACGAGAAGCCGTACCGCTCCTTTATATACTATTATACCGCACCGACTTGCATTTGTCAAGTGTTTTTCAAAATTTTTTTTGAGAAATTTTCACGTCTGTTTCTTGGTAATTCTTTGCCACTATGACTGTAGCGGCGGGCAAGTTCTCGTCGGATTTATAGGCGAAAACTATGGTATTACCACTTGCCCTGTAAGAGAAATCAGTCTCTTTATCGAGATTATTTATGCACTCTTTCACCCATTTGTTAATCTCGGCATCCTTTATTGGCACACCGTCCGCATACAAGAAGAAGTCTTTTGGGTATTGTATGGTATCGGCTGTTGGGTTTTCATCATCGAGATAAATCTCTTTATCGCAAGCACCGCAATGCAGATATTCTCCCTCAAATCTATCACTTACAATATCATCAAACTTGTAGGCAAGTTTTGACTCACAATGTGGGCAAGTAATCTCATATTCCTGTTCCTTATCCTGATAGTTGTTCTCAATTATCCTCATTAGTTATCTCCTTAATCGCAGTTTGTGGAAGTTACATATTGCACAATATAAGCGACTTCCTTTGTTTCGTTATTGTGTTTAGGATATACCATTACGTCATATATCCCATAGTCATACTGCTCTACGTCAGTAAAAATTTCATCCATATCCGCAGGGTCGAGATAACCACCACGGGCTATTGCTCGTTTGTACTGAGCTTCGGTTATGGGCTTTTCTTTTCTTGCAAGCATTAATTATTCCTCCTAAACTTTTTAACAAGCGAATCTACGGCTTCTTGCCAAGTCATTTTATCATCATATACTCGTTCAATGAAGTATGCTAATTCGTTAAGTTGCTCATCTGTAAAATTAAAGCCTTCCATTTTTGCACTTGCGATGGCGTTATTAAAGGCTTTCTTGGTTTCGTCGGTCATAAGTCACCTCGCATTAAATGTTTCTTCTATTGGGTTAGCACCCATTCACTACATTAATTATAGTAGGTGTTAGACACACCTCTATCCCATAGCTAAAAGCATCTGGAAATACCTTTCTAATTATCTGCAAACTGCCGTTTACGTCTGAATTGATTAGAGTATTATTTGCTTGAAACAACCCTCTTTTAACTCTCCGTCTTTTATTGTAATTTTCTTTACACGGTAGTTCTCCATCTAAAAAACTTGTTCCACTTGTATAACTTTCTTCAGTTTCAACAAACTCAATGCCTACATCTTCACATTTATATTTAAGCTGTTGTATCAACATTTTATAAGGAATAAAAACAAAGTTCTGCGAATTTACTTTATCCATTCTAAGGTTCTGTTTCCACTCGTCGTTATGTCCTACAACTAAAGTATCTATCTGATGTTGTACACACCATTTGACTATGTAATGGCTTGCGTGGTGCATATAATTCTTGACTCTGTTGAACCGCTTGAAAGTTATTTGTTCAAGTTGTTTACTCCAAAACTGACCTTTGGGTAATTTAGATTGTAGTTCAGATCTGCGTTTATTATAGAATTGGTTTATGCTCTTTAATCCTCTACCGTTAATAATAAATGGCTGCTCACCAATATTATTTGAAGTTGTAGCAAGATTATTAACACCTAAATCAATTCCTACAATACGCTTGTTATCGGACATAGCATCAGGAACTTCAATCTGAGATACTATCTCCATGACGTATACACAACCCTTTGGGACAAATCTCACTTGAATTAACCTGCCGACACATCTGCATTTCCACCTAACGGATTGCAATTTGAGCACTCTAAATTTCAGTTCCCCATTCTCAAAATAGCAAGCGTTGTTTGGTATCATCCAATTGAATCTACCATCTTTCTTGAGATATTTTGGCATTTGAGGTCTGCCGAGAAATTTCTTTGGGTTCTTTTCATACTCTTTCAAACCTTTAAAAAATGACTTCCAATTCTTATCAAGCAAACGCAGAACACAATTCGCAGGTTGGCTCATACAATCTTTATATTGCTGATGTGTTTTGAGATTGATGTTCATTTCTTTGTATGAGACATATCGTTTGTTATTAATATATTCCTGCCTAATAATATAATTAGCATAATTATAAAGATTCTTCGCATTAAAGCACATTTCGTCAATGACACCCCACAACGAATGCGTCCTGCGGATAATCTGTTGTTCTACTCTGTTCGCAATCATATATTACACCATCTCCTTTTATTTACCCCTACGTAAAATAGCCAAAAACGGGCTGTTAATTTTCACCATCAATCCTCTTTTTAGCTATCTCAAAGTAGTTCTCATCAAGCTCTATGCCTATAAAATCTCTGTTGGTGTTCTTTGCTGCCACGCCTGTTGAACCGCTACCCATGCAATTGTCAAGCACTAAGTCTCCTTCGTCTGTATAGGTCTTAATGAGATATTCAAGCAGAGCAACAGGCTTTTGTGTGGGGTGGAACTTATCTTTATCATGGGTGAACTTCTGTACATCTCTCGGATAACGTGTGCCATGATTGACTGTCAACTGTTCCTTTGACCATTTCGTGTCATAATTGGTGCTGGCTCTACCTGATATTGCCGTATAAGGTTTGCCCTCTGTCATCTGAGGATAATACTTCATTGCGTGAGATTTGTCTTTGACATAGCAAGCTGCACTCTTGGAAAAGATTAATATATTCTCGTGTGCTTTCATAGGAGCAAAGTTGCAATTCAATCTGCCAGTAGCCATAGGTTTCTCCCATATCCATTCATACTTCAGCATATCAAGATTGCTTGCCCCTAATACCTTATCAAATGGCGTTTGAGCAAAGAGTGCTATACAACCATTGTCTTTTATGATGCGTTTGTACGCCCCCCATAGAGATTCAAGATTAATGGTGCTATCCCATTTATTCTTAGTAGTACCATAAGGAAGATCGCAAAGAATCAAGTCTACACTCTTATCTGGAATACCGCCCATTAATTCAAGGCAGTCGCCTTGCCATAATTCTATATTGCTCATTCAGTCTCCTTTCACATAAAAGCAGAATTTAATTTTCAACCGTAACATCAACTCCCATAACCATTGATACCTCATTGTTTGGAAACATTGCCTTTAAACCATCAAACATTTTGGTTGCTTCCGTGTAAGATATTTGATTAGGTATAATTGACGCCACCACTGTACTATCAGGTTTTACATCAAGAGTCTTTACAGAATTGATAAAAGTCTCTGAGTGTATCTGTCTCTCGATAGCAGTAATGTCTATAACTTCTTTAGCTTTCTTAATTAAAGTCTTGTGATAGTCTGAAATCTCAACAGAGTCGCCTTCATATCCCCAAATTCGTCTACTATCAAGATGATCGCCGTCCCAAAAAGCACATATATCTCCCACTTGGATTTCTCTTTCATAAAAATCTTTCATTATTTCACCTCATAAAACACAGGTTTAATCAATTAATCGCATCATAAATTTTACCTATCTCATATTCATATTTGTCAATAGGCGTTCTCTTGTAAAAATCACAATAACATTTGCCGTCATCGTGAATGACATATTCAATGCCTTTGGTATACTTCGTGGTATCTGCTACTCCTTGCAGAAAGAACACTCTCATTCTGTCTTTACGTCTTAATCTGCACCACCATGAATCAGATGTATGCTCGTAATTGATAATATCAAATTGATCTTCCTTTTTGCTATCAAACATATAGTTGGTGAAATAACCTTTATAACGCCAAAATACATCGCATCTAAACCTTACTGAAATAAAACCTTGTTGCTGCGCCCAATTGATAAAATTATCTCGCCACCGATTAAAGTTTTCAATCGGACGAAAAATAACAGCTACCGCCGATACAGTAATACCAACAGAGTTTAATCGAGAGATAATTCTTTTATAGGCTAAAGCTGGCGTATGAATTTGCATTATGTTCTCTCGCTCTGCTTGTCTATAATCGTGAACTGAGATGTTTACATAATCCACAACATCTCTCATTAACTCAATCGGTATCTGATAAAGGTTAGTGCCATTAGTTGTCATAGTAACTCTCAACACTTTATCCTTTATGTGGAACTCTCTTAGCTTAATCAATACAAGTGATAACAAATCGACATCAAGTGTAGGCTCACCACCTGTAATATCAAGAGATACTGGATTCTTGTCTCCTATTTCATTTAAGAGATGTTCTAAAGACGGGATAAAGTTATCTAAAAAACCTTTTATATCATATTGTACTACAGGCTTATCTTTGTTGTAGCAGAACGGGCACTTCGCATTACAGCCACAAGGAATCACCAATTTAACAGAGATAACCTTGTTGTAATCTTCTCGTTCTCGAAAGAAAATCACATTACTCACCTCACTTAAAACGAATCTTTTATTGCTTTTTTAGGGCTACTTTTTGGCTATTCTACGTTGTAAAATTTTGGGTTCTCGCTGCCCACCTTGCATTGTAGTGAGTGAAGGAGAAATACCCCCCCCACTGTAACAACGCTTGATAACATCCATGCCTTTAATCGGCAGATTTACTATCACTTTTATCTCGTTCTTCATGTTTGCTCCTTATAAGCATTTTAGGCTCAGTGTTGCCACCTCTGCCTATGCCATTCAATGTGGGAGATACCCCCCCCGTAGTGTATATTCTGCGCCGACACTCCGTCCACTGTGGAATTTTGAGTTCGGCTATTTGTTTTAATTCATTCACTTTTTATCTCCTTAAAGGCGTAGTGATAACTACCTCCACTGATATTTGAACAATGACACATACCTACACAACAGCCACTATATATTCTATGCTGCTGATGGTATTGAGTGCCATAATTCTTCTCTCCTACCCCCCCCACCAGTTTTGGCAAGGAAGTGAAAGGGGTTACTGAAAAGAAAATTCAAGCTGTCTGTCTACATTGGAGAACTTCTCGTCATAACACTCATAGTCATTATCATACTGTGCTTTATAAAGGTGTTCTGCTAACAGTTCAATGCAGTTTGTTACGATGCTGTTGCCAGCCTGTCGGTAGAGCTGAGTATCACTCATACCTACCGCCTTGCACTTTTCTACATCTTCATTAGTAAAACCCATCAGTCTCCAACATTCGGTAGGAGTTAATTTGCGGATAGCCCAATCTTCAACGTTCATACTATCATTCCTTTCAATTCTGTATATATTGCAATTACCTGCGGTGAGAGTAGGGCAGGTTTGCCCCCCCCCTCTGAACTCTGCCACGACGCAGCTTTGAATTTGGATAGGATAGGTCAGCCACTCCACCATTCTCACAAAGGATATATCCTTGCTTCGTAGCTTGTTTTACCCTTATGTAATCTTTACTTTCATCGGGAGATAAGAGATCGTGCACATCACTCATTTTTATCTTCCTTTCTGACTTTCTTTAGAAGCACCCCAGTTCTTGCTTTCTGTTGATTGCTAACTCCGTTGTCATATCTTGTTAAAATACAACTTGCATACTGCATAGGGCAAGGTTTATTCACAGTCATGTCCACCCCCCCTATGGTTATGTATTTGTCTGGCATTTCTTAACCCTCTTTATCAATATCTTCTTGGCATCTTTGTAATCTCTGGAAAGTATTGTCTTAGAAATACCCCCCCCCGCTTACGACAATGCCTTGCTCACTGTAATTGGTTGGCAATGCCACCGCCACTCTTATCTGATTTTTCATCTTTACTTACCTTTCTTATTAGTATCTTACAGGGATCTTTGTGTTCTCTCGTGGATAGAGTACACATACCCCCCTACGGAATACAACCGCCCATTATGTTCATACATATTAGGCATTGTCATTAGCAGTTTTACGTTCATTTTTTCACCAACACTTTCGGAACTCCTTTGTAGTCTGTTGATTTGAGTGACCACATTGCACCCCCCCCACTGGCTACTTCTTGATTTTGATGTTGCTTACCAGTAGAGGGAAGGACTCGTCCCACATATTTTATTTCCATTGAACTACTCCTGTTGCACCAAATGTGCCTTTAAATTCTGAATAGCTGTTTTAGCATACTGCTGTTTAAGTGTGCGACAATATCCGTTCTGGTCATTCATCGGAACTGCCCCCCTATAGTGACATCGTTAGATGTATAGATAGGCTGATTGCAAATAATGCCGTAATTAGGGAAGTCATTGCGTGTCTCATACAGCTCATTCCATAGTTCTTCTTCCTCTGAGAGTGTGCCGTTATTAGCCATCTCATCAAGTGCCTTACCAGCAGCATCAGATGTGAGAATATACTTCTCATTCACATCAAAGTCAAGAACATGGAATAAACGTATGCCCGTATCAAATGCCTGTGGAAACTCAAACTTACCAGTGTCTACATCCTTGCGTATACTTACAGCAAATACGCGTTCCCGGTTCTGAGGTATGCCACAATCCTTTGCATTGACTATCTGCCAATAAGTGTTATAACCAATCTCACTGAGATAATCGCACCACTCATTAAACTGTGGCTTAAATCTCTGTGATACAAGATTCTTTACATTTTCAAGAAGTAAGAACTTCGGCAGAGTGTCTGTCTCTTTAGCCTTTGCGAGTAAGCGTTCTACTTCATAAAGCAAACCGCTTCGTGTCTTACCACGTTCAATGCCCTGAATCTGACCAGCGATGCTGATGTCGGTGCATGGGAACGAGTATGTTACAAAGTCTGCATAAGGCAATTCTTCTATCTTTGATATGTCTCCCATATTCTTAGAAAGAACTGATGCCAGATAATACTTCTTTAAGTCTGCACTGTTGCGTTTCTTCTGCCAGTCATAAGCCTTGTTCTTCTCAAAGACATAGCCAATGTTACGACTTTCAAGGTACTCCACCATTTCATCTACGGGCGGATAATCATAGTTCTCAATAAGTTCTGGTGTAAGTCCACAGTGAACGGCAGCGTAGCTCACGATTGCATCTTTGTCAATCTCTGATGTTGCTATTACCTCAGTGTCAAATAAACCAGAGTTTTTAAATCCTCTGATCTGAGCACCTATGCCAGAAAATAATTCAATCATTGTCAACTTCAATTAAATTCCTCCTTGTTTCTAATTTGTTACTCTGTCAGTCAATAAAAGTAAAGTTTTATTGGATAAATAGAGCCACTTTTCGGCTATTATACGTTACCCAATCCCTTTAAAATATGAGCGATTACATCAACTGTCCAACCATTACCTATGGCTGTGTATCTTGCTGTGTTTGAAACGCAGCTCGTATACTCATCTGGCAGCGTTTGTAATCTTTCATATTCAAGAGGTGTGAGTTTTCTTGCTCTGCCATTATCCATTACTTTCTTTTGAGTATTACCACCGCCACAAGTTGTAAGAGTATGGCACTTAAAAGCAGGATTAAAAATTCTTTTGTGAATATCGTGATTTTTAAAATCCATTATCGCACACACTTGTTTACTCATATCAATATTCGTCAACGGATAATTGTAGAAAAAATTTTCGTCAACATTCGTTTCCATAATATCTGCAAGAACCTTATTAGATTTCTCATACATCATATCTACAGGTATATTTGTCCAATAATAGCGAGGTCTACTTTGAGCAGAGAAATCTGCACTATCTATGAAGATTGGCTCACAGCCTAAACATTCAGATATAACCTGTTTGCATTCATCCTTCATACTTGCCACATTTTCAAACAAGAAATATCTTGGCTTCATTTCTTCAAAAGCCCTTACAAACTCAAAAAATAATTTGCTTTTACCATCAAGATTCTGTCTTGTCTTACTCTGTACGATGCTCAAAGACTGACACGGACTACCGCCAATAAGTAAATCAAAATTTGCGTACTCTCTAAAATCCGCTGTTGTAACATCTCCTTTGTGCTCAATCTGAGGATAATTTTTTTCGCTTACTTTTATAGCGTTTGGCTCAATTTCATATGCAACATATTTTTCTACTGGAATGCCCGCCCTTTCAAGTGCCACCATTCCACAACTTATGCCGTCAAAAAGACTTAATACTTTCATTTTTCTCTCCTTATCACTAATTTATTATTTTGCAATCACATAAAAGAACCGTTTTATTCAGTTTTGACCTACGTAGAATAGGCAAATTCAGACTGCTTCGATTCTGTTTTTTGCAATCTCAAAATATTTTTCATTAAGCTCCATACCGATGAAGTCTCTGTTAAGACTTTTAGCCGCCACACCAGTTGAACCACTTCCCATAACGCAATCCAAAACCAAGTCACCTTCTCTTGTGTAAGTTTTAATAAGATATTCAAGTAAGGCTACTGGCTTCTGTGTGGGGTGAAATCCGCCTTTATCTCTTGTGAACTTCTGTATTGTCTTAGGGTGACGCTTGCCGTCCTTATTGTCTGTTACAATAGTTCCTAAACCGCCTTTCCAGTTGTCGCTCATTCTGCCCGACTTCTGGCAATACGGTGTACCATCTGTCTTTTGAGGAAAATACTTCATAGGTGTTCTTGTGCCATTTGTTACTCTGCCCTTGCCAAAGATGAACACGAACTCGTGTATTCTGAATGGTTGAAGATTCACATTAGGAGCATTTGTTCCATTGTCTTTCTCCCATACCCAATCATATTTGTAGAGGTGTGGCATAAGATTGAACAACTGTACTCCAAACCTGAACGTGCCTGTAAGAGCAATACAACCGTCCTCTCTAATCAGACGTTCAAACTCGTGGCACACTCTTTCTAAATCGAATGACCTATCCCATTTATTGCCTGTCTCCTTATAGGGGAGGTCACAAAGGATTAAATCTACGCTGTTGTCGGGCAAATCTTTGAGATGCTCAAAGCAGTCGCCTTGAAATAACTGTATATTACTCATTACATCTTCCTTTCGCATAAAAGATTTATTTTATCCAGTTTTTATAGCCTGTTTTTGGCTATTTTACGTTAGTGATTTTTCATATTTGTGCAGCTCTCGCATCTCCAATTTGCTCGGAAGGAAGTCTCTGCAAAAATATGCCGATCCAAAGTGGTTGCCCTTAGTGTATGTAGTCATATTGCCATTAGTGTGATAATCTATTCTTGCATCAAAGCACAACATCTGAATCTCGTTTTGAAATATTTTAAACCGCTTCTTGCCCTGTATACTATTGCAAGGCAGAAGGATTGCAAAAGGTTTACCGAGTTCAAAAGCTCTCTGCAACACATCGTCCTTTTTACTAAAAGGCGGATTGCTTATCATTATGTCCCACTTCTCAGGTTCATAATTGAAGAAGTCTTGACCTTCAGCAAGAGAACTTCTAACTACGTCATACCCCCCCCGCTTGAATGTCTGGTAGAACGCCGACCATTCCTCGTCAAACGGACACCAAATCGTCTTATCTTTTGGGATAAACTCAAGCAGAGGATCAACCGCATAGTAGGGAGTGTATACTTCATCTCCTGCCGCCGTGCGGTCACAAGTTAAATACCCAACATTTAAAGGCATTTTAATCTCTCCTCTCTAATCTAATAAAAGGCATATTTCAAGTTTTGTATGGTTCTGGAAGGAAACGCCATGCTACAACGTGAGTATATTGTTTTAATCCTACCCAACGATATACATCAGACTCATCTCCGAGAATAGGAGAATAATTAGTCCAATACCCAATTTGTATTTCGCCACTGTCATCTGTAACAAGATAATGTTCACGTTCAGGCGGTGGAGAACCTATATACCACATATCTCTCATCTTTTTCACCTCACATAAAAGACACGTTTCATTCGTTCAATACTCGTCAATATCTTCATCGGTAAAATGGCTATACAAAAATCTGATTTCTGCAATAGTTAATATTATTAGCCTTTCCGAATCATCGGTATAGTCGTTATAACTGTGTGCTGAGCGGTCTTTCTTATCCGCTATCAGCTTATCAACTATGCTCTCCATTAGTTTTGTTTCTTCATCAGTCATTCTGTTCACCGTCCCTTTTCTTCCTAAAAACTATCTCATATTCTGAGTTAGGATAACTAATAGTTCTCTCTAAGCTCTGACCACTTTCAAGTTCTGTTTCTTCTGCGGCTTCTTCATACTGCTCTTGCAACCATGCATAAAAAGCGGCAACAACTTCATCGGTAACATCAGATTTATTTATCCAACGCTTTTTATCCTTGGTGAGTGTTCCAGCGTATATAGTACCCGCAAAGCCTATACCAACATGATATTCAGCCATTTTCATTTCCTCCTAACTGTTTGAAATTCGTCTTTCAAACAACCTTGATGCCAGTAATTTCTTCAAACACACTTGCATCAAAATTAGGAATATCCTTGACTGCAACTCTTTCATCTTCTGTCATATTATCCCACATAATACCACAAGCTGTTTTGAAATCAACCGATTTGAGATAACCGCCAGTTGTTTCGTGTTCAGGATGTGCTTCTTTTTCTTCCGCCGTCATATTCTCACTGTAAATCCACCAGTCGTTCTCATACTTCCAATCCATAGCTCTTACAGCTAAGTTGCTATTAAAAGCATTTCTGTCAATATCTAATGGCTTGTTGAAAGCGCATAACGGTTGCTCAATTGAATTAAAAAAGCCAGTAGAGAAATCACCGCTGTTCCAATCACCGCTGTTCCAATTGCCGCTGTTGCAATTACCGCTGTTGTAATCACCGCTGTTGCGATTGCCGCTGTTCCAATTACCGCTGTTGTAATCACCGCTGTTGTAATCACCGCTGTTGCAATTACCGCTGTTGTAATCACCGCTGTTGCGATTACCGCTGTTGTAATCACCGCTGTTGTAATCACCGCTGTTGCAATTACCGCTGTTGCAATTACCGCTGTTGTAATCACCGCTGTTGCAATTACCGCTGTTGCAATTACCGCTGTTGTAATCACCGCTGTTGCGATTACCGCTGTTGCAATTACCGCTGTTGTAATCACCGCTGTTGTAATCACCGCTGTTGCAATTACCGCTGTTGTAATCACCGCTGTTGCGATTACCGCTGTTGCAATTACCGCTGTTGTAATCACCGCTGTTGCGATTACCGCTGTTGCAATTACCGCTGTTGCGATTACCGCTGTTGCGATTGCCCGTACAGTCCTTTCCTGTATTGGCTAAATCAAGAACCTCGTGCCAAGTAAGCTCCCTTAAAATTACGATTTCATCTGTGACGGATTTATCGCCTTTAGTCTCAACATTACCGATAGCTTCGACTTCTGCAACCTTATTGTTGCTGTTAAAGCCGTAATAATTGAAGCAATCTGAGACCTTCCGGCAGAAGTGAAATCCTGCACCACACATCTCAATATTGCCATCGTGCTTGAAAGTTTTGCCAACCTCGTACTGAAAACCTCTGCAAGTCCAGTCAGGGTTGAACACTTTGTAGCCTTTAATACTCACTATTATTCCTCCTTAAAACTCAACTTTTATTTGGTTAATCATTACCGCTAATTTGTTGTCTTGTAAATTTAAAACAAAGCACAGCCTTGCCTCTTAAAGTCTGCTACTGCATTATCCCATGCCTCATTATCTAAGCAACAAAGTTCTTTCAGATGCTTCTTGCAGTAAATCTTGCTTGTTCCTCTGCCGAGAAGTTTCAGATTCATTGCAAGCACATCATTCTGTCTTACGTTCCTACCGCACACTTCGCAAGTCTTGTTGAAGTATTGCAAAGCCGTATCATAGTTGTCAAGTCCTTTGTGCTCCATAAACTCTGTCACAACTTCTTCTGTTGGTTCTGGTCTAAGTAAACCACCATTCCAAGCTCCGTTTACATATTCGTCTATAGTGCAATTCAGCTTAGTCCAGCGATTCTCCTGCGCAAAGACTTTGCGCAGGATGCTGCGCCATCGGTCATACGCCATGCGATACCAATACTTATCTAATACCCAAGTGTACTTGGTGTAATACGGGCAAGCCACTGAACACCCAACTCTACTATATCCCTTACGGTATTTAGGATTTATTTCAATGCCGTTTTTAAGAATATAGAGCCATATGTCAAGCTCACTCCACTTTCTTATAGGCAAGCAACTAAACCAATCACGATCTCCCCACTTTGGATTGTGCGATATATCCTGTCGGTCTGCTCTCTGCGCTGATTCGTCATTTCTCACGCCCATAAAGAAAAGCATCTGTGGTTCACTATCAAAGTATTCTATGCTCTTACCTTCCTTGAATACTGTACAGCAACCACGGCTGAATCTTGTGGGAATGAAATGCTCTTTGAAGATGTATTTGTAGAACCCAATGTCGGGATTGATAATTGTCCAGTCTTTATGAGCTTTTACCATTTTATAGGTATCGCCTGTATCAAGAGTAGTGTTATTGAAGTGAACACCCACATCAGGTAAAACACGAGTTACCAAATCAAGAGTTACCATGCTGTCTTTACCTGTAGATGTAAATACTACTTTCTTGTGATTCGGATAGTCCTGTATCGCCTTGTTGATAACGCTCATTGAGTCTGCAATTCTGTCATCAAGTTCCCCACTGAGCCTTGCTATGGTCTGCTGCCAAGTCTCAAATTGTTGCGAAAGTTTGATTTTATTGCCAATTTAGCAACGTAGAATAGGCATTTCCCAGTGAAAGGAGAATGATAATGCAACCCATCTTCAAAGAGATGATTCAAATGTGGAGCGATTTAGGTTATCCTCTGCTGATAGAGGAAGGCAAGTATTGGCTTGAAAACCACTTCGTCTGCGGATTTACAGCCGATGGTGAACTTCACAAGCTGTATAAATACAAGGTGGCAGACGATTTAAGCATTGAGATAACGCCTTACAAGTCGAATAAAATCAAACTTTAATGTCTTGTCTTTACATCAGAAAAGTCAAACTTAGGTTTATTCTTTAATTTCTCGTTGCATTCATCAATGGCTTTGTGTAGATCGGACTTCCTACCCCATTCAATATACCCTGCAATATTTGTGATAAGATAGAATATATACATTACTACCATAGGAATATTCATAGTGCCGAGAAAGTTTACTCCCAACCACGCTATGTTCCCTAATATCCATATCCACCAGCCAGAGCGTTTCTTATGGGCGATAAGTACATTACCGCCCAAGCTGAATACGCTGCCGAGAATTGAAAATATTAAGACTATCACTTCTTGTTATCCTCTGCGATTATCTCTTTTGCAAGCTTCTGAGCTGCTTCTTCAAAGGCAATTTCTTTAGCTCTCTTGCGGAGAAGATAACGCTCGTGTCTTGCCTTACGACGCTCAACGTGCCATGCTTCGTGTTCCTGTTTTTCTTCTACTGTATTAAGAACCTTGCCACAGTAGATACAAGTGCGTGATAATTCATCTTCACATCTATTCAATTTGACAGCTTCGGCGTATGCTTTGTAAAAATTACCTCCACAAATTGCATTCGCAAGAGCTTCAAGAACACCCTGTCTTTCATCATAATCTGCCTTATCACAAGTTGCAGAACCCTTAACGGTAGTGACCTTATCAAAAACATTGCCACTAAGCAACTCAATATTTGTTGTCATTGTCGGGATAGTGCCGTTGCAACTCTTATCCACTCTCGTTCCTTCTGTTACATAAAATGTAAATTTCATTGAATTTTTACCTCCATTTTTTGCCGATATACCGTCGTTTGAAAATGCGTTAAAATGTTCTGCTAACTCTTTATTTAATCTCTCTGCATATTCTTCGGCTTGTTTTTCATTAAACACATACTCCACATTCGGGAATAACACGGATCTAATAGCTACTGGTTCAAGCGTATCTCCCCTACACCACCAACCATGATTATTTTGGCAAAGACCACCGCAGCTATGTTTATAACCACTTTCTTCAAAATCAACTGCATAATCACCACCTGAAGAAATGCCACGAATAATGCCTACTTCACCAACTTCGACATTATCAATGTCTCTTTGAACTACATAACGCACTCTGTCTCCAACTTTAAACTCCATATTAACACTCCTTTTAGACTTTAAAATGTAAAAAAATACCAGAGGGCGAGTTGCCTTACCCTCTGATTACTATTATAACACATAAATATTAGAATGTCAATACCTTATTTAGACTTTCTATAAGAATTTAGATACCAATATTTTCTGCCGTTGTACTCTCGTGCTGAGACTTGCTCCGCGTAGAATATGTCGCCCTTTTGCAGCTTGCACTTCTCGTACACAGCTTTCATCACCGTGAGGTCGCTATCCTTGCCTTTGCCGAGGAAAGTCGCTGAGACTTTGTATGCCCAGAGCTTGCCGTCAGACTTGCGCTTGCAGGGATAGACCGTGCGGACGTAGCCAACTCTACGCTCACTCTCCTTGCCACTTGCCGCGATGTAGCCCAAGTATTCAAGCTGGGCTTCTATCTTCTCCACGGCGGGTATATCCGTATTCGGCAGACTTGCCGCGTAGTCCTCTATGAGAACGCCGAAGTCGGCAAACTGATACGCGCTTGCTGTCTCTTTGGTCGCCAGTCGGTTAAGTTGCTCTATGGTGAACCGTTCTATCGCAGTCTTTTTAATCTGCGACTTGCTTACCCATTCGCCACCGTCACGTTTGAACAGCTTTTGGAATAGGTCGAATATTGCAAGGAGCTTTGCGCTGCCGCCAAATTCGCTGAAGAAGTCCAACCGGATAAGGATTTCAGTCTGACGGGTGTTGCAAGGGTTCACGCGGAGAAAGTCGAGGAAAGAACTGAATTGCTGATCTCGCATATCGTAGAGCGCAGTCGCCACGGCTGAGTTAAGGAACTTGACCGAGCTGACGGACTTGTAGATCGTGTTGGTGGACTTGTCACAGGTGTAGCGGTCTGAGGAATGACGGAACTTGATAGGAGATAAGATGATACCGAAACTCGGCAATTCGCCTGTAAGAGAAGCTGTCTTATCTTCGTCCGAGCCGTAATTATTAAAGCAAACCGTATAATATTCTAATGGATAATGAGATTTGAGATATGCGCCATACAACATATCGTAGGCTGTGGCTACCGCATGAGGCGCGGCAAATCCGTATGACATACAGCTTTGTACGAGATTCCATATATCTTGGAACTTATCATCATTGCCGACCTGTTTAATCCAATTCTCGTGCAACCTATCCTCCAACTTGCTAAAATCTTCGGGCTTTATTTTCTTCTTGCTGATTTTCTTTATAAGCCCTATTGATTCGGCAGGTGATACACCGAGCCATTCAAAGTATTGCATAAGGTTTTCTTGGAAAAGTATGAACGAGCCAGTCTCTTTTAAGACTTCATCAAACTGTGGACAGCCCGTGTCATACTTGGTTCTTGATATGAACATATCACGCCACGATTCAAATGACGGTCTAAGAGCCGCTGTGAACATTGCACACTCTCTCACGTTAGTTGCTTGATATTGTTTCATTAGTGAAGTTGCCCAATCTCCATCGACTTGATTAAGTGTAGCGGTCAGTCCTTTTTTAAAAAGCTCAAATGTCTTATCGTCAAGAGCTTCATTGAGCTGCTGTATGCTCATAATAGGCATACCTATCATCTCAAAGGTTTCAGAGATTAACTTCCAAACAGAAACAATCAAGTAGTCATTTTTCAAAATTTTGTATTCGTCTGCTTCGGACGATGTTATCATAACACATAAATTGTCACCTACTCTTACGACACCATACTCATAACGCAAGTCTTTGTTATCGAGAATATGAGCGCAAGGGTGAACCGAAGCAGATACTATCGCACCTACATATCGCTTACTTTCCTCGATTATCGGTTTCCACTTATTGTTATCGGCATACTTCTCAATATTTTTAGCAACATCATTGAACTCATCAAAAGCCAAACCGTGGGATCGGCAAACATTTCTAAAGGCTTCACCCTCTTGCATTGTGCCGTAAGCTATCATAGGATAACAACCGTGTTCGCCAAGTAGCTCTTTAGAGGCTTTCTGAAACGGTTCTTGCGATACTACGTTAAAATCTATGTCTGGGAGTGCTCTGTTCTCCAACAGCCTCGCAGTTGACATGAAGCGGCTCGCGTACAATTTAACAGGTGATTTGAGCATATCAATCTGTGTCATACCTAAAAGCTTGTTTAAATAATAAGCTCCACATGAGCCTCTGCCTGTTCTTGTAAGAATACCACCGTACTTATTAACCGCAAGGTCTGTATTCTTCTCATTAAATAAGAAGTAGTCTGCCGTGTTGATAGAGATTGTATCAGCAACAGTTTTTAACTCATCCTCTATCTCGGCAATATATTTTGGCTTATCGGCTTCGGATATATTTTCTTCTATGCAAGTCTTTTCACACGCTTTGTAAACGTGTTTGCGCAGTTCATCAACTCGCTCTTGTGGTGTAAGATTTGAATATATCGTAGGCATTTTAATCTCTTTGTCAAGCTGAATATCCTCACAACTCTCAAAGACAAAAGTGCTGTTCATAGCTTCGTCTATCTGTCGTGGTGACAAAACACCTTGATCTATAAATCTTTGATAGAGAGTGTTGCCGTCAGGATAGTCAAGCAAGAACTCATCTTCGTCGCCATAATTAAGCCCTTTGCCCTCTAAGTAAGCCTTACGTTCAATCGCTTGCTCTGGATAAATATAGTGGCTATCTGTGGCGGCGATAAGTTTTAACCCGTACTGCTGTGCTATTTCAAGACATTTGATATTATGCTGTTTCTGCACTTCTACATTATGAGCCTGTACTTCAACAAACATATTCTCACCAAAGTGCCGTACTAACGGCTGAAATATGTTCTCAATAGCATCATCAGTCTTTAAAAGACCGGCGACACAGGCTGTAGACAGATATATGTCGTCCTTATCCAATGCCAGTAAATCATCAATGAAGATACGGGGCTTGTAATAATAACCGTCAATATGAGCATGAGAGCTAACATAATTGACTTTCTTACGAGCCACATCGGTGCGCGGTATGATGATAATGTGGTAATTAGATTTGTCCTTTTCTAAAGGATTGGCGACTATATAGCCCTCAATGCCAAACATACAGCGCAGACCATACTTATCGCACAAGGTTTTTGCCTCAAATATATCACCGCCTGTGCCGTGATTAGTTGTGAAATACATTGTATCGCCCAACTCTACTGCACGTTTAACATATTCTTCTGCCTTTATATGAGTGTCGGGGGTGAGAAAAGAGGAAATATGATCGTGTTTGTGGTAATTAACATACTTTCGCATAATCATCATCCTTATGTATCTAAGAAATCCTTTTCGTCACCCATAACCCATCTCAGCGCAGCCAGTATACCACTCCAATAACCGTAGTCCCAATCGCTTACAGGCTCTTTGAAGTCTATCCCATACTTCTCGCACACCTTATCAATAGCCTTTATGCAACCGTCGAGAATGTCAACCTGCACACTCTCAGTACCCTCAAGCATATTGACAAACATATTTTGCTTTCTCACAAGCCACACGCGATCAAACGCTTCTGACTCATATTCGCGGATTTCTTCTTCCGACCTCATAGGCGGTTCTTCATACTCCGGCTCATCGTCCAAGTATTCGTATATATCGTCCGACGAGAAATAGTCAACAAGTATGTCGTAGACCTCTGTGAAACTATCAGCACCACAAATAAGCTCAAGTATTGTATTAACGACCTCATCGTACTTGTCAACATTTTTGAGCAAGTAATGCCAAATACAGCCGTGACCGGCGTGGTGATAACAGACACCAAATCCATTATCACCGTCACGCAGCCAGACCTCAACGTATGAGCATTTCTGTAAATCATCTGTTTTCTTGCCGTAAATTACATCATTTCTCTGCATATTAATCACGCTCCAAACACTTCTTGTTCCGTTTCTTTTATTTGCTCCATTACCACGCATTCAGGTGGGTTCTCAGCCAAGCAGTTGCCCTTATCCCAAGAATACACGCGATTTAACTCGTCCTCGTCAGTGAAAAATCTGCGGCTTGGATAGTCAAAATTCAGATTAACCGATACTCCATTTTTGCCGAGGTATCTGTCCTTAATTATCTTAACGGTAGCACCGCCCTGTGCGTTGCGCTCCATACCAAGCATACGGCAAGAGAGATTAGCGATATTCATTGAGCCGGAGGCATCGTCCATACCGAGACTTTCATTGGTCTTTCTTGAGTGTGCCACGAGGAATACTGCCACGTTGTACGTCAAGGCAAATCTTACGCACTTGCGGACGATCTCTGTCTGGCGCATAAGGTCAGAGTCACAGCCTTTACAGGATATGCAAGTCAAGTTATCAAGTATCACAAGGGAGCAACCGTAGCGGCGCACACATATCTCGGCAGTCTTGAGAATGTCGTCTATGTCAATGCTTTCTCCGTCTTTGTAGAGATAAAGCTGTCCTTTGTAGAAGTCCAATATCTCTTTACGGGCAGCAGGGGTAACACGATAATACGGAGTTCCCTCCTTGCTGATAAAAGAATTGATATTGCGACGACCTGCTATGCTGTACATAATCCAGTTGGCTTGGAGCTGATTTGAGAGTTCCTGCGAGTACATAAATAACGACTTGCCGTCATTTAGTGTTTCCGCAGTCAATTGTCCCATGAGCGATGTTTTACCTGACGCTGCTTTAGAAAATACGGTTGTTAGAGAGCCGGAAAAATTACGCATTAAGACTTTATCCAGCTCTTTCAGTCCAAAGGTAACACCGTCCACTTCGTCGAGGTTATAATCTCTGACGTTGGAGAAGTCTACGACGGTAGGGATAGGCGCATTTATTGCCTCTAAAACACATTCCAGCACCTTTTCTTTGCCGTACCAATACATAACTTCGTTGGTGTCTGAGACTTTAATCTCTGTGCCATCAGGCTTCTTGAATGAAGTTGGGTATTGAACCGCGCGGCATCGCCATTGTCCCAATCTCGCCACAACAGCCTTATTGAATTTGCGACCTGCGGCATCGTTATCGCCAGCCACTACTATGGTGTCAAACTGTTCAAGGAAGTCCCACTGAGCGTCTATCCAAGACATATCGGCACACCCAAAAGGAATGCTGACTGAGTTCTTGTAGCCAGACTCAATAGCAGCGAGACAGTCAATAGCCCCCTCTGTTATCAATAAAGGCTCTGACGGATTGGCAAGATGCTGTAAAAACAGAACGCTTTCGTGGTCAGTATCTTTTTGAACCCAACATTTTGCACCTTTGCCCTTTTCTACTTTATGGGCAGGACGGAGCTTGACCGTCTTGAGAACGTCATTGCTGTCAATGAATGGAAACTCAATATTGCCGTTACCGTCACATGAAAGTCCGGCATAGTCAACAACAGCCTTGCTGATGCCACGCTTTGCCAGATATTCGTAAGCGGGTGTCATATCAGCGTGAGTAAGGGTAGGATAGCGATAAGTCTTATCCTTTTTTACGCCGACCTCCGGCATTGGTATATCCATACCGGCAAGCTCAAAGACCTTTGTAGCAGCTTCGTTGAACGTCATTCCTTTGCCTTGTATATAGGAATCGAGGAGATCAACGCTCTTGCCGCAAGAAAAACAATGAAACCTCAGTCTCTTTTGGTCAAAAATCAGACTCGGAGTTTTCTCGCTGTGCCAACAGCACAATGCTTTTTTATTCTTGCTGTCATACTGCTCAAGAGAAAGAACATCAGCCATTATATCGGCGGCATTTATGCCTATTTTCTCTTTTGCCTCCGCTATAAGTTCCTTATCTATCATCTTCATCCACCCCACTATAAACGCAATTCAGTCTGCAAAGGCTCTCACAGTAAAACTTATCAACCTTGCACTCCCAGTCAGTCGTAGCCAGTATTGTATCAACGCCAACCTTGAACCAGTCTATCGCCGCCGTGTAGTCGCCCTCTTTGAACAGCTCCTCGTCCCACGGCTCATCGCACCGGAACTTATTGAATACTAACTTATACGGAAACTCGCCGTACATTTCCTTTATGCGGTAAGCGTACAGATAAAGCTGGCGCATATAGTCGGCACGTTCCTTCTTGGACTTCCAAGCACCGTGCGACTTGTAATCTATGAGCACAATTCCGTTCTCGTCACGCACTATTAAGTCCGCAAATCCGATAAACTTATGCCCACCTATCACAGCTTTCAGCTCTTGCTCTACCCCGATTATCTCACCGGCAATGCCGTCAAAATTCTGGAAGTATGCAAGAGTCTTGTCGTAGAAAGCCTTATACATATTAAAATATGGGAACTTCTCAGTCACCCACATATCATATTCTTGTTCAAATGTGTCCGCAAGCTCAAACTCGTAAAGCTCACCCTTCGCCCAGCGTTCTAAAATGCTGTGAGCCAGTGAACCGTGTTGTGCAAAGGCATTATCGCCCTCAGTTATATCCTCAACATATTTCAGATAGAACGCCCACGGACAAGTCTCGTAGAGTTTGAGAGAGCTATACGACCACTCTTTTTTAGTTAAGTCCACCTTACCACTCCTTTTATATTATAGGCTTGCCGCCCCGAAGGGCGGCTTTACCATTAGAAAGGAATATCTTCTGAAGCTGTCTCTGTTTCGGCAGGTGTCTCAGCCTTTGCCGGAGCTGCCTGTGTCTCAGTCTTAGCACCACCGTCGCCCTTAGAGCCGACAAACTCCACCTTGTCTACCCACACATCAGTTGTGAAATGCTTAGTGCCGTCCTTCTCGTAAGAGCCGGTTTTGATATTGCCCTCAAGAGCTATCTGCTTGCCCTTGCTGAAATATTTAGCCAGAAATTCGCTTGTCTTGCCCCAAGCTACGCAACGGATAAAGTCGGTTGCCTTATCCTTGCCAGCCCCTATATTTCTATCCACAGCAATGTTAAATGTAGCCGTGGAAGTGCCACCCTGAGTCTGTCTTACGTCAATATCGCTTGAGATTCTGCCTATAAGAATTACCTTATTCATTACTTAAATAACCTCCATTACTTAGATTTCTTCTCGGACTGAAAGTCCTTAATGTCCAGTTTGTCAAGCTCCTCGTTAAGCCTTTCAAGAAGCTCATCGCTCAGATTCATCGGGTTCTTGCAACCGCCAAAGTTTGCCTGTAACCAAGCAGCCAGCTTATCGCGGTCATAGCCGTCCTTAATCTTAGCCTTAAACTTGCCAATAGCGTCCTGTCTGTCAAGTCCGTCCAACACCTTCTTATCCTTTGCAAGATCAGTGTAGTCATCCTTTAACCATGATGATAAGCCATATCCGAGGTACGCTATATTCTTTGCCACGCAACGCCTGAGAGCCTTGTTTACGTCTGTGCTCTTTACGTTTGCCGCAGGAACAGCCTGATTGCGGTTGTCCATTATAGGCAGGGTGCAGTATTCCTCAATGCCCTGTGACGGTATCTTAACGCAGGTCTTAACCCAACAGGTATTACCGTCTGTGCCGTAGGGAAGTTCAACCTCGACAAGCTCACTATGGTATGTCTCCCCTTCTGCTGTTTTAGAGGCAAGCACCGAGACTAACTTCTGAGTCTTAAAAGTACACTCCTCAATAATGGCATCAGGATAATACATACGCAGTTTTTCGATTGAACGCGCCCACGGAACATAAGTAACAGAATACTTACCGTCGCCCTTAGACACCACATCATTTGTTGTGTCGATGCTCGCCAGCGTTTCAAACACCGACTTCTTCTTTGTTTCTGACATAGTTTACTTCCTTTCTAATAGTATATGCAAACTGTTTTCACAGATTTTGCCAAACATTGTTTATCTCAGTCGCTTTCCTCGCCTGTTCCTCAGTCCCATACTGCCGGATAGTGTACAGGATATTCTCTGCGACTGCCTTATTGGTTATCTTCAGCGGATTTCTCTCGCCGCCATTAAGAGCCGCGATTATATCATATAGGTACAACCGCAGTTCCTTTTTGTCTTTAGCGGCGGCTATGCGCTCCTTGCAAAGCTCGACTATCTGCTGTCTGATGTCCACGGTTTCTTCCTCCCTATAAGTTCAGCGAAGCGGTAAGTAGCTCTTTGCTCATCAAACCAATTGCAAGCGTCCATGAAGCCTGTAAAGCTATAAGGAAACAGCTTGTTGACCAACATCTTGCCCTCAACATCAAACCTTGCGTTCATGTTATACCTATCAGGGCAGTCAACTTCCATATAGTAATCGGGCGTTTGAACCCACAGGCACATTCCGTTAGGATTGTTGGCAATGACTTCCTTGACATCAATCATATTTACAGGCTCAAAAAATCCTCTGTCTTGTGTTCTGAATAATTCATATGTGGTCATATTAATTCTCCTCGTTTAACCACGCTGCGATGCATTTGTAACAGTCCCAATTATATTTCTCACAACGCCCGTCTATGGAATTAAAATCTTGTTCTTCCATTCTATAAACAAAACATCCATCAAATCGCTCGTTAATTATATTTAGCATATCAATAAGTGCCATATTGTTTAACCAATCACGATTCTTCATACGGCTCAAACCCCACTTCGTAAATTCGTTGCACATAATCCTCGACATCTGCCAAAGTCCAATCACAGAAGAACTTCAGATTTACAGGCTCATGCGTTCCTTTCTGATAGAGCTGCGTTTCAACTTCAAAATTCTCTGGAACTGAACCCCAAGAGTAATACATATTAACGTTGATAAAATACAGCGTATCACCATTCTCTGTCGTAAACCGCTTCTGAAAGCATTTATCCGCAGTATCAAACCTTGTTGGTGGGAACTCTTTATAGCCTTTGTCAAGCAGTTCTTGAATATTAATTGTCATCTCTTATCATCTCCTATTGCACTTTTCGCAAGTTCCACACCATGTATACAGAAAATATGTGCATATCTCTAACACATCATCTGCTGACAATGAAGTGTAGGGAAAGTTAACATCGTTCTTAATGCGCTTACAAATATCTTCGTAGCACAACGTATTATCTTCCATAGCTACCAGCGTATTCTCAATTAGATGTTCAAGATTACTCATGTGTTCACCTCCAATAAAACGTAGGTTTCAAGTTTTGTTTACATAATCCCTGAATATCTGTATCATCTCATCTTCTTCGGGAAAGAAAATATCTCTCTTGGTCTTAGCTTGCCAATCAGCCAACACATTGACTATCATCTGACCGAAACGCCAATCAGGAAAGTTCTTCTTATGTATCTCTTTAAGCTCGTCGTAGAACTTATCAAGTCTGTTTATGTCTCTCATGGTTCACCTCCGATAAAATGTAGCTTTCATATCTTTTCAAATTCTTCCTTTAACTTTATCCACTCGTCTATATACCATTGTTTTACAGCCTTTAAACAATCATCAGGCAAAAGGTCTATGTAGTCGCTCACACCATCGCTACACACTCCATGTATGTTAAAATGGTCGTACTGATTGTCATTGAGCATTTTAATTATATCATCGTACTCTGACATTTTCTTTCTTGTAGCAATAGCCTTATCAAGTTTATCATTGGTCATTCATTGTTCACCTCCAATAAAATGCAACTTTAATATACAACCCAGTCCATCGGGTGTTCTGCCGCAACTCTGTTCCCGTTTGAAAATGGACAATGGTCGAGAAAAGCACACTTATTACAGTAGTAATTATTTTTGCACTCTGTTTTAATCAGGCTAAACGGATTTGCCTTCCACTCTTTAAGTTCCGTAAGCCATTCTGCAATCTGCCTAGAATAAGCAGAACACTCAGAACACTCATCTATATACTCTTTAATTGGAGTACCCGCCAAATTATTTTTAATATTTTTAATTATTGCTTCTTGCTGATCTGCAAGTCTTTCACAATCGTTTATAGTTTGTTCAAGCGTCATTGTTAGTTCTCCTTGTTTCAGTGTTTCAGCTTGACGCCGCATCTCGGGCAGAATGAGGCATATCTCATACCTGTTTCATGCTCATTACATACAGAACATCTTTCGTACCCCTCATTATCAATATAGCAATGCCCCATATTAAGCTTCTCATGCTCGTTGAATCCTAATATATAAGCAGCTACTTCTCCCTCGGTCATATCAGGATAACCACGTTTTATGTTATGTTTTTCAAGTTTTGGTACAACTACATCTTTTATGGTTTGTAGTTCTACGGTTGGTAAATTTGCAAGGTATTCAACAGGCACAACCTCTAAACTGCCATAGTCCCTTGTTTGTACTGTGATGATATGACTATCATCAAGCACCCTTTCAAGCTCTAAGTACTCTTTCATGGTGCTTCCTCCCTAAACGCATCTCTATAAACTTTCAGAATATCAATAATCTCATTAATTATATCATCAGTAGACTTGCTCTTACCGTTAAAGGACATAAAAGCATCATCTATCTGCCTTATAATATCTTTCAACACCTTATTTTCTTCTTCAAGCTTTTCGGTGTAACACTCAACTGCTTTTGCAATTAGTTTATCATGTTTAACATCTGGTTTGGCAAATTGTCCACCAAATATATCATTCCAACTTTCAGCCATTTTCATTTCTCCTTTGTTTCAAATTCGTCTTTGCCGTCTAAGACACGTTTTATTCATTCCAGTCTATCTTCTGACCGCAGTCAGGGCAGAATGTAACAACTGGAGCTGCTTTGCCGTTATAGATATTTGTAAAACATTTATTGCAGTTAGGACATAACGCATAATCGCCTATGTAATGCTCTCCGTGCATATCCCATTCTTCATGCTTCACCCTGTACTTTGTGGCGGTCAATAGCTTTCTTGCTTCTTTAAGCTCATTAAGCCACTCTGCAAGCTGTCTATGGTCTGCGGCACACTCTAAGCAGTCATTCTCCACTTTTTCTGCGAGTAGCTTTTCATACATATTGGTCTTGATTTCTTTGCAGTTCTTGTACGTTATTGAATCTATTTCATTCTGCTCCGCCACTTCAAGGCAATGCTTTATGGCTTCGTCCAATGTGAGTTCACTCATCTTCATCCTCCTCATAAAAGTGAAATTTCATGTAATTTTTAGAGCCACTTTTTGGCTATTCTACGTCGTTATTTTACCGATAAAATTATTCTTTCATCTTTGACAAATGCTTTTTGTATTCTTCAGATGTTAGAATTTCATCCATAATTGGTTTTAATTCTGTTGTATTATAAGAAGCCCCACATATTCTTCTATAATTTTCGCCTACATAATATCCAATTGTAACCTTGCCATAATAAACATAAGACATAAGTTTAGGCGTGATTCTTTTCACAACTGGGATAGTCATATGAAATATATAATCACTATCGGTTGTAAATTCTATCCATCTGGAATACTGTTCATATCCTTCATAGCACATTCTAATTATCTCGCAAGTATCAACTTGAAAAATTTCTTTGATTTCATTTACAAGGTATTCATACGCATCTTTTTCCTTATACTTTTTACGCTTATCGTATTTTTGAGTTCTTATATCAAGCCATTCTTTTGCATCATCAAAGTAATAATCAACCCATAAATAATTGACGTTCTTTCTGATTGTATAAGCTACATCTTCATCTGCAAGCTGACTTAGTTTCTGATGCCTTTCTAATTTTTTATGTTCATATGCTGATAGTTCTAAAGCATCTGTAATGGCTTTAACACCATCTATTGTTGTGCCATTGTAAATCGTGTCGTAATCCACAATAAACCTCCTTAATAAAACAAGACTTTCATTTTATTGCATCACTTATAACAGATATAAAATCTGACCACTGACGCTTCTTTTTATCATTTTCAACTGTTTCATTATCATTTCGGTGATACCAATATCCACCAGCTTTATTAAGAATATCATCTGGAAGTTTTCTATGTTTACAACATCTATATCCACGCATAATGATTTTCTTATTATTCCTATACTGAATAAAGTGAGCAATTCCGTCACAAGAAATATCTGAGTCTGATTCCGTATGATAATCTACATAATCAATTTCCAACAACTCTCTTGCTTGAAGATTTTCTTTGTAACAATAATAACGTGAAATCCCATCATTATATATGCACTCACTTGGGCAATAAATATAGAGAACGTTGTCATCCTCGGTCTGCAAAATCAACATATCATCAAACCATCTATACATATAGTTTTTAACATTTACTCTCATAAATATCTCACCTCATGTACGGCAATATCTTTCAGCAATTCTTCATTAGAAGTCCATCGCCAAAAGCTATTACTAATCATTTCTAACTTATTTCTATAAATGTCTCTCAAATCTTCTGCCATTATCCGTTTACCACATATCCTTGCTGAGTTGCCCATACGAATATAACTGTACATATATCTAAGAGCCTTTTCGTATTCCGAGCAAATCAGTCTAAAACCACACTGGTGACAACCCGTAAGACTCATAGGCGTGATCTCATCATAAGGACAAACTCGTTTCATAGTTTACACCTCATCGTAAAAGTCATCGTGATCAGTCGGCTCGTCAAAATAATCTGGGGCTTCGCTGCAATCATACCAACAGTATTCGACAAGTCTTAGTTCATTAGGCATAACGATTCTGCGTTTAAGAAGTTTTCTAAACTTGCTACCATACTTTAAATACTCAGCATTGCCTAACCGTCTTGTTCTGCCCCAATCACCTTCAGCATCATTTCTGGAAAATAGAACATAGTCAATAAAGAAATCGGATGTAGGAGCGATTTCAAACTCTGTTTTCTCAAGCAAGTCTGATATACCCCAACCGTCATCAACACCAAATATCTCACAGGCTTCTTCTTCTGATATTTTCATTCTTATGACTTTTTTGTGGCAGTAGTCACTCATAATAAAACTCCCCTTTCATTTAGCCAGTAACTTTTGCTTTTCTTGTTCACATTTTTTAGCATCTGCTCCTGAACAGGTAAAGTCATGAGCTTTCGGACATTCATTACACCATTGCATATATAATCTATACTTTTCAGCATCTTGCATACTCTGTATTTCTTTTACTTTTTCGATATATTTTTCTTCATGCTCATAACCCATTTTAAATCCTCCTTTTATCATGAATACCATTTTTCAATTTGTTCATAAAGCTCAACAAGTTCATTACAGCCAAACATTTTAAGAGCTTCACACAGAATATCATCTGCTTTGCCATGTGCATCTTCGGAATCTAAGTTATTTTGTAAAATTCTCATTTGCTCACATAGTTCTTCGTACTTCGTCTTGCTGTTTTCACACCGTTCACCACTGTTATAATACATCGTAAATCCGTCAATCATATTATCACTCCTTTTATTCAGCCAATAACTTCTTGACTTCTTCTGCGTATTCCCATTCCCATTTATGACCTTCACCACAAAACGGAGTGTCATCTTCGTTGCGATGCTTGCAAAATCCACATGGAGCATACTTACAACTCCTAATGCTTTCAAATGCACTCAACGCAAAACTAAGATAGGCTTTGAGCGTTTCAATCTCTTTTCTACGCTCATCGTCCTGCCTCATAGCAGCATCGTACATTTTATCTATACAGGCTCGGAGTTCCTTGACTTGCTGATACATTATTTACCCTCCCATAGCGGTGTAAAGTCCTTAAACCTATCGTATATCCTCTGCCATTCGTCAGCAGGAATACCATTAGCTCTAAATTTTTCTTCCAAATTATACAAACACTCTCTGAGATAAATGTCATTATGCCAATCAGGGAATATCTGTTCTCCATTTCTCAGTGGTACACTGTTCATTGTCTCAAGGTATCGGTCAAGCCGTGAGAAGTCACATCTGTAGCCTCTATATTCCATCTCTATGCAGACGTTGTAACAATACTCTACAAAGTGATCTATCGAATAATCCATAATCTTATTTACCAGTATGTGATTAGGCGTACCCTTTTCTGCTATGCTCTTTGCTATGCAACAGCACTCTCTCCATTGAGACAATAATTGCTGTCGAGGCAGATAAGGCAAAAGTTGGTAACTCCACAAGCGCATTGTTATCACTCCTTAATTTTTTCAGCTAACTCAGACACAACAGCCTCGTGCATATCATTAGCAACGTTATCTACACAAGGATATTTTTCATGCAGTTCTCTTGCTGTTTTAGCATATAGTCCGCACTCGGAATTAAAGTATATATCCTTACTAACATCGGCTTCGATATATCCATCACTTTCTGTTGCTTCAAACGCCATAGTTTCGTACCATCTTTCATATCCTACGGTTGTTAATTTACCAGTAAGTGTGTCAATCATATTGCCAACAGTAGACACAATCCACTTTTTATCGCCATACTCCAACAATGTATTACGTCTAAACAAGCAAGACTTACTACAACAAAAATGCCCAGCCCAGCCACGTTCAGTAATCTTTACGTCCATATCATCACCTCATAGAATATTAGTTCTATCGTACAATATCTTGTATCTTACACACATTTTCAGACCGTAAAACACAAGATATTGTGCTTTATCCGCATTTTTAGCCTTTAAAACACAATATCTTGATTATAACGGCAAGGTTGATACCGGATTTGAACCGATCTCCATAGGTGCTACGCTTAAACCCATAGATACTTACCTACTTTATCTCCCTTGCCTATGGTGGACTTGACAGAACTCGAATCTGCAAGGTCTAAGACCGCTTGGGTTTGAACCAAGTGCGTTTACCAATTTCGCCACAAGTCCATATTGCCCGCCACGATGACGGGCGTTAGGAGGTCAACTATACACAAGGTATAGCGTAGATTTTGGTGGGAGAGGGTGGACTGGCTACCACCCTTACGATGATTAAAAGCGAAGTGTGGAACAAAAGCAGCATTGCGCCTGCTTATCAATCGGGTTTGCTCCCATATTTGTGGCGGTTTAGAGCCTCGCCACAGGGCTTGAAAGGACATACAAATGAAATGAAACCGTTGGTTGGGGATGTGGTACTCGAAACCACGATGCAGGAGTCAAAGTCCTGTGCCTTCACCACTTGGCGAATCCCCAATATTTCTTCCAGAGGGAATTTTCCGTTCCCCTCTGTTATCTATTATACTGCTTCCTATTGCAATTGTCAATACTTTTCCGATATATTTTTATCTTTTAATCATTTATCCGCCTTACAGGCACATACCGCATACCGATTTCCCTTGCAACAAGATACCGTGTGTAACCGTCTACGATATAGCGTTCCTGATTAATAGTTATCGGCTTATCCAGTTTCTTCTTATCTCCGAGTCTGTGTTTTACTCTTTGGATTTTCCAATCACGAGGAGTAGACTTCGCAAAATGCTCCGGCACATAAATTTCCGATAGGGGCAGATATGTGTCGCCATACTGCCTCATGAAATTTCCACGTTTCGTATTCATCACGATAGCCTTTACAGCACCATAGCCTTGCATAATACACTCCCGATAGTCAGCCCAGCCACTCACAAGCGCATAGCCGCCGCGCTTTCTGCGTACAATCACGCAACAGTCCTCGCTGGATTTTCCAACACAGGTGTAGTGTGGATTTCCGGCAATATGCACCGCTTCTGTAAGCTGAATTTCCGATACCGGAATTGTTATCGCTTCGCTCATATGAGCCTTTTTATATGATGTAGTTCCCATATTCTCACCTCTCTAAATATCTTTTTCGTTCCGCCTCAAAATATGGCTTCAAAATTTCCAAACCAAGATTCATATTCATGTTTGTTTTGCGTTTTGTCTCGGCATAATCGCCTATATAATGATAAGTCATAGATCTGCTTGAATGGTTAAGATCGTACTGCAACTGTTCCATTGCCGCTGCGTGTGCGTAAGCCTCATTGCTGTCAAACATCTTTTCAAACTGCTCTACAACACCAGCGGAGTATGCTTTTCTAATGGAATGACTTGCCAGCTTCAAATAAGCTCCGTCATTGTTCTTAGTGCGACCATCATTTTTAAGGCATATACCAAGTCCTTCTACCATAGCATCGCGCATTATAGTACAACTGCGACTGCGACCAAGAGCCTTCGGAATTTTGTTTCCGTTTTCATCGAGCTTATAAACGTATTTTCCGTTCACTCTCAAACAACGTTCTTCGCCATTGGCGTTGATATAAGTTTCTTTTTCATAGCCTTTGTTGTGAGCCTTATCATTGTATTCAGAGCTAATCATCAAGTCTAAAGGCTTTATACTGGGATTTTCCCATATGAGCATTAGTGTAGCTATTTTGATAGCATCATTTATAAAGTTGACTCTCTGCTTACCAGTTTTCCGTTCTTGTTCAAGAATGGACTCTCTGAATTTATTATGCTCATTCAACAAATCAATGCGCCGATATTTGATAACATCGGAATATCTCAGTCCAGTATTTGCCTGTAAGACAATCCAGAATACAGATCGAAAGTCACGCCTGTCAAGAAAATATCTCAGAAGCTCATTCAATATTCCAATCGGCATACAGTCAAAGCCCTGACGTTCTTTGAGTTTTGACTCGGCTTCGGCTATCGCCTGTTCTTCTTCGGGAGTGAGTTGTTCTACGTCTGGAATAAGGCTGTCAAAATCAAAGTCAAAAGAATTTTCCGACTGTTGTCTCTGTGAGATGTCAATTACTCTACAAGTTTCTTTTAAATTTCCCAACATGGTCATCAACCTCCTTATGCTAATATTATGTCACGCAAATTTCCAATTGTCAAGAATAAATTGTTAGCGTTTACTATCAATTTTTCCAAACAGCATTGTCACACCTAAAAGCCACATAAATACCGCTGCTCCGTCTGCATTTACTTTATGGCATAACATACCAAGTGTCAGTAATGCAATACCCTGTAAGCGTATCTTAACGCCATCTTTTAAGCGATATGTTTTTCCATCAATAATAACTCTCATTTTCTTCTCCTCACTTCCAATGCGGACACATAAATCCTGAACGTCCCTTGCGATTTTCCCCTGTAATCTTGCATATCACCTGATAATATGGAATTGCCTCGTCACTAAAGCCAGTTTCTGCATTGCGACAAACATTACAACACTTACACCTGCGCAGATTTTCATTTGCTTTTTCAGCATACTCTCTGCGTCGCCTCATTTCTTCTATAGTTTCCGGTGTAGACATAATCATCCCTCCTCATAAAGCCTGTAACCAATTCGGATTTAACTGTATATACGTCCTGTTCTGATCTCTTGATGGGCAGTCATTATTAATTTCCACCATAAGCACTCCCATATCCGCAAGCTCATTGACGAATTTCCGAGCGTTGCTTTGCAGATTAGGTTTGCCGTATAGCATACTTGAAAGCTCTCTGTACGAGCCTTCAAAGATTGGATTTTCCAAAAAGTATTTAAGCACTTTAATATGTGACTTGTATAATTTTTCCGATAGTGCAATTGCAAGTGTAAGAGTGTTCATATTATACCACCTCAAAATTTGTAATCGGCATATGCTTTTCCTCGCCAGTATTCTTGTCTGTCTCTTTATTCTTTATGGGCATAAGCACCATAGTGTAGCCATTGCCTTCCATAAGCAGAGCGTGAATACTGTCCTTGACATAAATTTCCGATGAGCCTGTTATCTTCATAGCTGCTTCGAGCCATTCTCCCTTAACGGCAAAGTCCTCAAATACAAGCCTGTCCCATGTTTTGTCGTGCTTATTCCTTGTGGCTTTACGAGCCTTCAAGTAAGTGCTGATCTTTGCCCGTGTCGGCAGTTCAACTTTGTGCATCTCATACTTGTTAGGAATCCACTGTCTATACTTTAAAGGTTCTTTTATATCCTTCTTGACGTTCTCAGGCATCTCCACCATACCAGCAGGATTTTCCGACATAATGAGCCAATAACCGCTAACCGTAATATACTTCTTTTCCGCTTCGTCATAATTCGCATATGCAAGTTGTGGTCTTACACTTTGTTGTGTCTTGTAATTGTCGTTGCATAACTTCTTGATAGTAGATAACACGCTTGATTTTCCGTTCTTCTTTGCTTCTTCTGCTTCCATGTCTGCGAGAAGTCCGCACCTGATTTCCTCAAGGTAAGCTCCTACACTGTCAAGGAATATTGTCATATTATCTGTAGACTTAACTCCGTTTTTCCTCATGAAGTCTATCGGTGTCTGTCCGTAGTTGTCATCATTATCTTTCAGATTTTCAATAGCCTTGTTTATAAGTGTAAGATATTTTTCCTTTGTCATAATAATCATTCTCCTATCTTTGTAACGTAATCAACATAAAACCGATTGTTTGTAAGCGAATCGTTATACATCATTCCACGTTCAAATTTATCAGAAGTTAGACGATATACCGTCATACCTCTCATTCTGCCTGTCATATAAGTTATTGTTGCTTTATACATAATTTTTCTCCTTTAAAACTCTATGTTTGTATGCCCTGTGTTCTCTCATAATGGCATTATGTTCTTCTTTTGTAGGCACATAATCACGCCAATGTTCTTTAATACGTTCATCATTTTTCCGTTTGCTTTCAGGATTGACAATAAGCAATACTGTTTTCTTACTTACATTATACTCTTTAGCAAGTCTGTTAAGACTGTAAAGTCCAGTGCTGTATTTATGTTTTATCTCGTCTTTCTGTGCATCATTCAACTTACGTCTGCGATCTAATTCAGGCGGAAGCTTTTGTTTTTCCGATTTGTAAGGCATATTAAAACTCCTCTCTGCTAAATGAAAGTGTTATTTTATTCGGTATAATCAAACAGCACTTCTTCAAACTCTGAATCCTTCCATTTCCAAAGTTTACTTCTTACGCTGCCCTCAGTCTCAAACATACGCCATCGAATCTTAAAGTACATACCTTCTTCCCATTCTTTAGCTCTAATAGCTTTACCTTTTAATACTAATTTGATAGCTTCGTCTAAGTTCATAATCAAACCTCCTTAATATCCATAGTGGATCACCACTATATCGCCTTCCCATTTCTCCGCTGCATATGCCTTTAGCATTGCAATAGCAGGAGTAAACCTTCTGTAATGCTTTTTTGCTTCTGCATTTTCCAGCCAGTCAATGACCGTCTGTATGTCTGTGTACTTGCAGATGTCTCCGTATCTGTCCTCGGTCAGCTCATATTCTTCTTCTGAATTTTCCTTGAAACCGTCACCATAGATATTGGATTCAATTTCCGTAGTGAAGATTTCAGGGAAGTTATAACCGACTTTGCTTAACCACATTTCCGATAGCTTCTCAAACCATACAAGACCTGATCCTTCCCACACAGTCCTTTTTGCTACAATTATTCTGCTCTCATATCCCATAATTAAACCTCCTCTAACTCTGCATAGCCTTTAACGGCATCATCAACATGAATTTTCCTAAAGGCTTTTCCATTGACTTCAATTATTGTTCCTGTGCTATACCAGCACATTTCCGATCTCGCTATCATTTCAGGTGTTGTCTCAAACCTTGACATTATTCTATTCTGTGAGACTTTCCCTGTTGGCTGCTTTATAGTGATATTGCATTCGTACATGATTAAACCTCCTCAATTAATTTTTCCACACTGTACAAGAGCAAATACTCTCATTGCACACTGTGCATATTTCTTTAAATATTTTTCCGCTTTAAGCTCTCTGCCGTTGTCATTAGCGGAATAAATTGTTATCATATTTCCGTCAAAACTACACTTGAATGATCTCAGGATTTTTCCATTGTAGCAGTCACCTACACGGTAGAAGTCTCCATACTTTGTGATATTCAACTCACTGTGTCCGAGTCGCATATCCCAGCCCTTGCATACTTCATTGTCCGCTACAAGCTGAATTTCCGAAAACTCATTGCAAGCTAATTCAAGCTGCTTTTCCGTATGATTGAAATTGAATACTAACATATTGACCTCCTTGCCTTTCGGCTGTTTTGATTTTCCGTTTAAGCGTATGTGGAAACGGTCATTTCTGACCGCTTCGGCTCACGTTTAAACAGTCATTTTATTTACTTGAATATCGGAAAGTTGTCTGCATTTTCCATATCAAAGAAATTGTAGGCTTCTTCCTTGCTAATTTCCAACACATCACTTACCATGTCATAACCTAAATTGTTCATATCCTCTTTGCAGAAAATTTCCGCTTCTTCATATGAAGGCTCTCTTTCCGCTAAGATACAGATACTATATCTATCGGGTGTACCGATAAAGCTCTCATCCTCAATTTCTGCTCTATGAGCAAATTCAATTTCATAGTATTTCATTTTTCCTTCCTCCTTAAATTTCCGTTGTGTACGTTCCTATGCAGTATTTCTGACCGCTTATTGATATGATAACTTTTCCGTCAACAAAACTGCATCTCTTTAACTTGCTAATGATTTTCATATAGCACTGTGATCGAATTTCCGTCGGTATCTCATAGCTGCATTTGTTCTCATATCCTAAAGGCTTTACAAACCTAAAGAATGTGATCTCAACTGATTTTCCTCTAAAGCAAGGAATAACTGTAAATCCGTCAACTGAATATCCGTCAATTTCACGCTGTTTATCCAGCCATTTTTCCGACTTGTCAAGTGTTGCAAATATCTGATTTGCCATAATTAAACCTCCTTCAGCTTCTTATACATACCGTCAATATGTGTTGTAACGGCTTCAATAAAAGCCTTATTCTTTTCGTACTCTGTGCAATACGCATTGTCAAAAGGATTCAGCGGATTTTCTCCGATGTTATTCAGTAAAATTTCCATGAGTGCAAAGTATTTGCCCATAAGAAATTCAAGATTGATAACATGAGTAAGTAAATAATACTGTCCTTTGTACTCGGTATATTCTTTGCGAATTTCCGAAACGATCTTGTTTACCTTGTCAATAATAGCCTGTTCATTCATAGTTTTGACCTCCTTAATTTTCCGTTGGTTTATGGTTTATTGTCTATGGTGACGGGTATTGTAAGCTACCCGTCAAGCTTTTTCCGTATGATAGAATCACTCTTTTATTAACGCTTCAATGGCTGCTATATCCTCTGTAGGAATTTCCCAATACAGCCAACCATGACCATATTTATACATTTTTCCGTTAAACTCAACTTCATATAATCCAATTGATTTTAGATATTCACAACACTCGGTATAGTTATTTGCTGATCGGCTCTGAATTTTTCCAGCTTTTACAGCCTCATTAAGTGCATTTTCCTGTTCTCTTGTACCTGCGTGCATATCATTTAAGTGGTAATTTTTCCAAAGTCTATATATTTTTTTAAATGTAGGATTATGCCCTTTTGCTGTTGTTGCTATATAATCTAAACACTGACCGCCTCTAATAATATCTGTATGCCTTGCATTCCATACATTTCCGCTTGCTGAAAATACCTTTTTACCATCTTTTTCCGTTAATTCAATGGTAATATCAACAGCATTGATTTTTCTTGTACCATAAGCGGCTATTTTTCCAAAATTAAACGTTCTTTTCATAATCGTGACCTCCTGTTAAAATACACTTTTCATTTGTTTACTTGTTAGGGTATAACTATTCAGGGATTTTCCCTGTGATTATAGTATACCACACATTTGTTACTTTGTCAACAACTTTCCGATATATTATAATCATTTAATTTGTGCGTTCTTCTGTATAGCGTGATCTTGCTTTTTCTGTAAAGCTATACCACACTGACTCAGGAATATAAACGTATTTTTCCGCTTGTATATCCCACATCATTAAGCAGATTTTTCCATTAAATGTGCAATACATAATCACGCCTCCTTAATCAATTACTGTTATTGTCTCCGTAAAGGGATTGACTTCAACAGTAATACATTCTGAATAGTTTTCAAATTCCATGTAAATTTCCGCTGTCATAATCTCACTTGCTACAAGCTCGTACTGTCTTGTTAAATTTCCGTTTACGCGGTCAATCTCCCAGTAAATAAGCTCATCGCTATAATTTTCCGTTGCAATATCGTACACTGTATCACTTGTTAATGTTATCTCATTGCCGTATTTACAGTTATCAGAATAACGCTTGCTTACGCCTACAACGTCGGCAATGTTTAAATTTCCGTCACCATTAAAGTCTAAATATTCCCTATATTCTCCATTAATAACAAGCTCTATAATCTCAGTTGCTACTTCAGGAGAAGTAGAGGAATAATAATTTTCCGCTGGCATAGGACTTGACGTTAAAGCTATTGCCAAAAAGATTGACATTGTTTTCATAATTTTTCCTCCTTTAGAATATGTGTTTTATGTGGTAAATAAGCTTATATTTATAGGCTTGAATTTCCGTCAAGCCCATAGTATATAGGTTTATTCGACTTCTGATCTTGCTAATATTTTTCCTTCGTAGAAATAACCTTCCTCGTCAAAATTTCCAAAAGGTATTTTATTTGTGATCTGTCCGGCGTGAATACCATTGATAAACAAATGACCATATTCATTAACGGCTGCGGTCATTGGTGTATCTGTTTTGTAGTGCTGATTTATGCGGAATTTTCCCACAACGTCAAGTATACATTTTATGTCAAGCTCTTGACTCAAGTCAAGTTTAGGACAAATTTCTGATTTAATCCAGTTTAACATTTCACGTCTATTCATAATTAAACCTCCTTTATACATTTAAATAGTTAGCAGGAAACATTTTTCCTATTTCTTCATAGCTTGACAGTATACTATATTTAGCTTCAAAGTAATTCCGCATTCCAGCATTAAGCGCGCAAAATATAGCGTCAATGTCATATTTCCGCTGAATTTCCGCATTATTCCGCATCAGCTTCATACACCATTCAACAGCTTCATGTATAAATTCTGACTTCTGAAATTCACAATACTGATCCGCTGTCTTTTTCCATGTATCGCGGTATCTATCCGCATATGTGGATGCATAGTTATATGCAATTTTCTGCTCCGCGGTACATACCGACTTTTCAATTTTTGGTATCTTATGATATTTCATAGTATAGCCTCCTTTAAATTTCCAATAGATTTATGTGTTTTAGCACATAGACAGCTATTCAAATTTCCGTATTCAAATAGCCGCCTAAATGTTAAAACTTTGATTTTATTATGCTTTATGCCGTAAAATTTCCCCTGTCTGATCGTCAATCAAATCAACTGATTTGTTGCTATGTGCTGCAATATCGTCAAATACATCATTCCCTAAATAGCGTGAATAATGTGCGTAAAATTTCCTGTCAATGTATATGGATATTGTATCATTAGCTTTTCCACCTATAGCCTTGAGAATATCGTTATATATAACCGTATTTCTCACTTGCTTTTCCATAGTAATTTTCTGTCTTGCCATAGCTTTAAACCTCCATTTCATTTATTTTCCGTGTATTCTCTTACATACATATGCTGTCTTATTTCCTGTTTGTTGTCCTCTGATATGCTGTAAATATCCGATAAGCAAATACCAACAACATAAAAACCGTCAAAATCATTGAATGCCTTGAAATTTACCCATACATCATAGTATGCACTATTTTCCGTGTAGTAATTATATGGTACTCTTGCATTTCTACATATTTCCATTGTTACGTCATAATAGCTCCATGTTGAATTTTTAATACATCCCATAGCAACGGGAATGAGATTGAAAATATCTGTTTCAAGCTCCTGATTCTGCAATTCCTGAATCATAGCTTTTACATCATCAATTTCCAGCATAGAAATTAACTTTTTGCTGTTGTCCGTCAATCTGATTTTACACTTTTTCATAGTATGACCTCCAAAAGATATATTTACAGATTCAGCGGGCTTGTGACCGCCTCCGGCTGCATTACCGCGGGAAAAATCCCGCGTCACTCTGCATTGAAATTTGAATTTTATTTGCGGTCAAACCAATAATAATCAGTCGTTTTTGTGCCGTGCTCTTTTGTAAGTTTAAAGCCGCATTTGTCCAGTAAATTTTCAATTGCTGACATTCCGCAACCATCAACAAAGGGTATAGCTCCATAGCCTGAAGAATGCGGATTTATGTCAAGCCCGCTTACAGTCTTTTTTATTTCCGTGCCGTTTTCAATTTCTTTTTCCTTCATGTTACAAAGTAAAGCCTTTATAGCTGCACACTGATTCAGTGCGCTTGCTACAGCGTGTGATCTTTTGTCGTAATTACAGCCGCTTGCTTTTGCTGTATATTCTTCAATGTCAAATATACCTTCATACCATATGCGGAGTGTAACGTGTGGATTATATCCCCATACACTTGAACGCTTCCAATCAATATTAATCTGAATAGCTTCAATTGTAGGTGCGTTTTCGTACTTTTCAAGGCTTGCTATATCAGCTTTTAAGCTCTTTTCAGCTTCCTTTTTTATGCGGTTTGTGGTGTATTCCACACACTTTTCACGGCTTAAATTCTGATTGAAGTATGCGCTCCATCTTGCCTGTGTTGCGTAACGCTGTAAAGCTATATTATTATCATTTATAGCCTTTATAGCGTTGTTTATGCGGTTTGTGTTTTCAGCCTGTAAAGACTTTAAAATATTAGTGTACATCATAATAATGCCTCCTTAAAATATTAATTTGATTTGTTTTTTTGCCTATGTGGAATAGGGCTTTTTTGCGGAAAACCCTTTAGAAAACCGTTATCTTTTAGCGGATATCAACTAATATTTTCATTGATTCAGTCTTAAAATTAATGAATCCGCGGCTTTTTATTGCCTGTACAAGCTGATTCATTGTATAATCGTTTGGAAGTGTTACGGATGCGGATTTTATAAACGCTCCGCACTCTAACTGACCATCGAAATAAACCTTTGTATTATTCATATAAAAGCCTCCTTAAAATTATTGTTTGATTGACTTTGTTTTACTGTATCTTTAGTATATCACATATCTGAATGTTTGTCAATAGTCATTTTGTACAAACTTTATATTCAGTTTTTTGTGATATTTGCTAAACCTTCATCGTTTAGCTTTTTGTGTTGTTTTCGTTTCTGTGATTATATAATACCACATAATTAGAATAATGTCAATGAATATTTTATGAATGTTTTGTATTTGTTTTGTGAATAAATATTATTTGTTAATTATATGCTGCCTTTATAATACATTATATATACAGAAGCAATTTGTTAGTTAATTCTAACATACATCCAGATCGGAGCCAACAGTTTGTTATATATTTTACTTTTTATCGCAGCCAGTACGGATATTTTGTTAAATTTATTTTCATAATATCATATCATTTTTAATTATTAACTTATTTACTACAAATTGCATCCTCCGCCTCTAAGTAAAAATCGTTAATCAAATACGCTGATCTCGCACACTCCCAGACGCTCCAAAATACTCTTTTTTGACGTTCTTCAAAAAGCAATGATATTATATTACCCATATGTTACAAACGGCATTACAGCGCATTTTACTGTTTTGTGGCTATATATCGACGTTTCAAGGCTGTTGAAAGTCGCGCTTTAGTTGTGGAAAGTTGTGCATATTGCACAATAGTATATTTTTTGGCGTTTAGTGTAAAATGGATTGACTATGATAGTTAATACTATTAAAAATTATAATACATAGTATACAAAAATTCACCTTTGTATACTTTTGTGCATATAGCGAACAAAATGAGAACGATTCTCAAATTCAAATATGAGAATGATTCTCATTTTTTTTAGGAGCTTGTAACCATTAAAGAGATATTAATAAAATAAGATTTTAAACAATTGCATTTGGACAATTCAATTGTTTGATTTTTTAGCTGTTTATAGCCGTTTACTGGATGTATAATCCGTGGGGATATTTTACATTTAGGATACCGGATTCAGCGCAGCGATAGGGATAAGGTGTTCAATCACAGTCATATGAATATTTTCATACCCTCCGACAAAAACTGTCACTTTTCATCGTCACCAATTTCGGACAAAACCCCGTAAATAGCCTTTTAGAGATAATGCGAATCCCAGCATTTTTAGACCAAAACCAACCAAAATCCCCACTTCTCTGCGAAATATGGGGCTTTGGGACGAATGGGGAGTTTTGCGGACTTTTTCTTTGGTGGTGGCAACTCTGATTCTTGCCGTTACAGAACGAGTTGGGGCGACCTTTAGGAGAAAAAGAATTATTTTTTTTATTATGGGCTACCGAAGAAGTCATGGCTACTATTACAGTAGGGACAACTTTTTTCTTTTAGGGGCTTGACAAAGTAAGAAATTAGTGTTATAATGGGATTGGGAAGAAAAGAGTGGGGATAGTTCTGCACTGGCAGAGAAAGAAATTAGAAATAACTTCTAAAAAAACAAATAAAAAATGAGGTGGTGTTTTGGCTAATTATAGGCGTTCATGAGAAATGTGTGTAGCACAAAGTACCTCAGTATATGTAAACTAAATAACTGTGGTGTTTGGTGCTACGATAATGTTTGCAAATGACGATATATCGGTAAAAATGTCAATTAAAAAATGCTCAAAAATTTTAAAGTTTAACAGAAAAGTGAGGGATTTAATGGAAAAAATTTCAGAATTAGAGTTAGTTCAAAGATATGGGACTGAAGCTCAAATTAAGAAGTTTGAAACCGATGGTAAACTATCTGGTTACAATAAGAAGCGAGTGATGGAAAGAGCGTCGCAGTATTGTACGGTTGTTCCTGTGGGTGGTGGCGAGTATAAGTTGACGAATTTTAAAAAAGTTCCACTGACACCAGATTATATCAAGACTACAAAGGGGCTGTATAAATATACGTGTCCTTTGGTGATGCAACATATTTTAGATAAGTCAAAGGACGGTAAGATTATTCTCGGCATGATGTCTTTGGCTCATAGCATTGATATGGTAAATCGTTATTATTCGATAATGAATAAAGATCTGCACACAACTTCTGATGTGTTGGAGTTACAAATAAGTTTACTCTATGATTACTTTGACCATGTTACAGGCAAGATTAATTACTATATACGACAGACGTTAGACTACTTGACTAAGATGAATCTGGTGGTATATAAGAAAAACTATGTATTCTATTGGTGCAAGGCAACTCCTAACGGGGAGGGATTTAATGTATCGGGCAAAACCACAATTGCCACCGATGAAGATATGAAAATCTACACAGAAGCATTAAAGTATGCAGATGAAATGACTGGTGTTAAGACAGACAGGGATAGACGGTTTAGTAGTAAGTCAGGAGAGTGGGATAGATACTATCATGAAAAGCTTGGCTCTTGTAATGTGATGAATGTGTTTCCCATTTATGAGATTTATATTGTTAATGAAAAGCAGTGTCGTCTTTACAGAAATGAGTTTATGAGCTATGATAGATTAGTAATGGGGCTTGGCAAGGAACTGCGGGAAAGTGTGTATGATAATGCCGTTAAGAGAATTGAGAATCCAAACATGAATTTTGAAGAAGCTGATTATTTAATGGCTTATGAGTTTCTTTCAAAAATCTGCATTGGCAATTTTAGTATTGGCAAGAGGCTGTTAGCCAAGATGGATGAGATAGAAGAACTAAACAAAGACGGTAAATATAAACTTATAGAAGTGGAGGAAAAAAATCATGGAGTTTAATCAGTATCAATTAGATGCAATTAACTGTGATAGCAGTGCCGCTTGCATTGCTACGGCAGGTTCAGGTAAAACCACTGTTTTGGTAGATAGGGTTTATAGGCTCTCAAAAGTTGTTCCGCCTAATAGAATATTATGCATTGCCTTTAGTAAGCCAGCGGTAGACAATATGAAGTCGAGATTGGTAGATAAGGATATTTCTCTCAAATCAGTTGTGGTGAGCACTATTCATTCTGCGGCGTTAGGTTGCGTAACTCATTCGGGGTTGTCCCCCACTGTCATTACTGAAAAATATAGCAAGGTAGATTATCATACAGGCAAAACCGAAAAGTACGGGCTGATTGATATAATGACGCCCATTGTTCATAAATATGACATGGAGTCAAATAGCCATAATGACGACTTCCCAGAAGCAATGCTAAGATATGTTGGTTTAAGGCTCTGTAAAAACTCAAAGCATATCAAGGGTTTTGAGGATTATTTTGAGGATAAATACCTCGATAAGATATATAGAGACTATCTCAACTACATGGAATCTCACAATTTTATTAGTTATGATATGATGTGTTGGAAAGCCACTAACCTCCTAAAGACAAACGAAGATTTGAAAGATTACGTACAGAATAAGTATGATTATATCTTTATCGACGAGTGTCAAGATTTGTCGGGAGATCAGTATGAGTTTGTTAAACTCATGGCAGCTAAGTGCAACATTTTTATGGTGGGTGATGGTTTACAGAACATTTATAGTTTTAAAGGCGGAGATTCAAGATACCTTTTAAGGTCGCATAAAGATTTTGACAATTTGAATGTAATTCACTTACCTATAAACTATCGTTGCTCCGAAGCTATTGTGGAAACGTCAAACAGAATTGCAAGCATAACCGAAGAAGCAGAGGATGAAAATTATATGGATGCTATTGCAGCCCGCAAGGGTGGGGTTAAGCCTGTAATAATGAATGGATATAAGTACGTCCCCAAAATTCTTATGGAGCAGAAAGATGTAGTTGGCGATTGGAGTGAAATCGCTGTCTTAGCTCGTACCAACTCCGTTTTGTTAAGTTTAAAGAGTAGCCTTTATAAACACAAGATACCATGTTATTTTAATGGTAAAGACGGAATCCCCAGAGAAATCAAGCTCATGTGCGAATATTTAAAGTTGGTTGTTGATACCAACGATGATAAGGCTTTCTTAAAGGTAATTAACACTCCCTTACGCTATATCGGCAAGGCAACTCTCAATAAGATTGAAGAAAAAGCAAGAAGGCGCAAGCTTTCACTCTTTGATGCGGCGATGTATGCAGTATATCCAAAAGATAGGTGCTATGGCAATATAATTGATTTTGTGGAGGGTGTAGAACATATACGAGATTATAAATATAAAAATGCTGCAACTGCTTTGAGAAGCCTTATTAAGAAGATGAATATAGCGAAAGCCGTTAAAGATCAAAACAAAGGTAATGAGGACGCATACTTAGATGCTATGGACAACATAGAGTCTATGGTAGAAGAAGCAAGGGAGTATAATGATATACGTGAATTTGCCAAAAATTATATTGACTTCATCAATGCTACCGATGAAGGTGGTGTTGCATTGAGTACCGTCCACAAAGCCAAAGGATTAGAATGGAAAACTGTGGTTGTTGCAGGATTTAATGACGGCTTGTTCCCGCATAAGCGCAATGACAACATTTATGAAGAAATTCATATTCTGTATGTGGCTGCTACCAGAGCCAAAGACAATCTATTCTTTGTTCAAGATGGACGCAGTGAGGAAAGCCCCTTTTTAGAGGTTATGGGAGATACTGTAGAAAAAATTTCAAAAAACTCTTGACAAAGTAAATAATTAATGTTATAATGTAATTGAAAAGAGGGGATAATCTTTTTCTGTCCCCTCGCAAAGCAACAAATTATAAATAAGGTGGTGAAAACAGTGGATGATTATATGGCTTACAGACAGACTCTAACAGAGCCGTGTACCGATGTGTACACGGATAACATACAGAGCGACTACGATGCTTACGACACCTATCAGGGTTGTCAGTCGTGGTACGAATATCAGAAGGAGTGGAACTAAATGCTTTACCCAGCGCAGTTATATAAAGAGGAACTAAAACGCAAGCTGATCGGTTGTTGGTATAAGCCAGAATATGATTACTATTTTCTCGGCGATTATCGGGAGTTTACAGTGCCAGACAACACCGATTGGCGCAGAGACTTCGTTCATCTGGATAAAAATGGAGAAGTGGATGGTTATTTCTCGTATCATTATAACGAGGTTGCAAGGTCTCTTAGTCAGTTTGGACTCATATCATTTACTGGCAAAGGCGGAGCACTCATGGTGGACTGCATACGCCACATTGACAAGCTCATTTCCGAAGGACTGCATAGAGCTGAGTGGTGGGCTGTGGCAGACAACGATCATGCAAATAAAATATACGAGAGACTGATAAAACGTTACGGTGGCGGAATTGTAGGGTATATGCACGACTGTAATTATTTCGGTGGCAAGTATCACGACAGCGTGATGTATGAGATATTATTTGATTAAGGAGGAATAATAATAATGAGATGTATGATACTTGGTATTATTCAAGTTATTTCAGGTTTATCTGTAAATATATTATGGAGCAGATTTGATGCTACCAATAAAAATGACAAATCACAAATAACGTTTTGGATTATTTGGGGTTCTTTGATGATGTTCTTAGGTGGTGCTAATATAGAAAGTTTTTTAAGTAGGTGATAATATGAAAGAAACTTTGAGAGAAGCGCACAGAGGCTTTCTATCTGATTTAGCTGGATTGTGTAAAAGCTATGGGATAGACGAAATCAAGACAGAGGACGATATGATAGTTGCAATAAATCACGATAATAGAAGTTCTGTTGCTTTTGCAGTTTTACGAGATGGCGTTTATATTGTTGTCAGAGAGCAACACTTGGCTTCGGAGTACAATTCGCAGACCGGAGGTGAGTGTTAATGTGGATTGATGGAAAATTTATGACCGAGCCTGAAATAGTGGCGTTCATAAAACAGGCAAAAGAAGAAGCATTCCGAGAGGGTTATTTGAAAGGCGTTGACACAATGGCACAGGAAACAGCAAAAGAGATGTCGGATTTGGAGAGGCAACGTGATGCCTATAAGAAAGAATTAATTCTCTGGCTTGGTAAAATTGGAGAGTGCAATGTTCCTCTTGCCTTCCCCGCTCATCTGCGCTTGGAAGAACTAATTGGCAGACCTCACGTCAATATTTGCGAAGGTGATTGGTATGAAGTTTGAGATGTTGATGAAAGTTATGGACTGTGGCGATAAACACGGATCTGCATTCAAGGACATACTGGCATATTACGGCATCGAGGACAATGATTTGTCTCATATAGATGACGAGATGGCGACAAAATGGCTAAGTCGGCAAAAATGCAAGTGTTGGCAAAAGGGACATTGGTTTTTAGAAACATACGACACCTGCACAGGAACGAAAGAAAAAGAACCTTGTTCTTGTAAGGGAGATAGAAACAAATGCGACTTTTACGGAAAGGATGATAAGCGATGACAAGTTATACAACAAATGAGATTAAGAATTATAGTACCGACAGGGAGAAAACAAACGCTCTATTAGCACTTATGGACTATTACCATAAGGATTGTCTTATGAAAATCAGTGAGGAACAGGCGTTGACATTTTTGGAGAAGCTAAAGAACGGAGAAATAACGATAAACTAACGTGTATTTTGCGTTCTAATTATTTCAAGGTCAAATTATACTATAAAAATTAGCGTGGCAAATTTGCATTAATTTGCCGTTGAAATCAAAGGAGGATAAGATGGACGTAATAATTATGGACGGTTGGTCGTTTACGGCTGACGAAAATCAGTACATTCTTGTGCATACATATATGCGCGAGAAGCAAGATTTCAAGACTCGCAAGCCTACTGGTGAAGTGGTTGAGAAGAGAGAGGAAGTTGGCTACTTCAAAACAGTAACGGCGATGCTGCGGAGACTGGCGGAGATACTGATAAGAGAGAAAATCGCTGACGGGCAGATACAGACTATCAGGGATTATATTGGGGAATTGGAACGGGTGGAGAAAAATCTTCGGGAAATGTGCAAGGGGTACTAAGACTCGCTATTATTTTGTGCAAGCAAAGCAACAAATTAACGATAAGGGAGTGATGAGAGCGTGGCTGGCAAAGCAATGAGTCATGATGAATTTATGCGTCGAATTAATGAAAAATACGGAGATAGTATTGAGATTGTTAGTGAGTATCGAGGTTCTTTATATGATATTGATTTCATTTATAAATGCAAACATGGAGAGACTAAACATACTACAAGGGCGACAAATCTTATTGGTCATAATGAGAAAAGATGCTATTGTTTTAGATGTAAATATCCTAATAGAGATAAAATTTATGTTGGAGCAACATTTAATTACTGGACGGTAATTGATGACTCTTATTCCGATAATGTTTGTAGGTGTAGATGTAAATGCGGTAAAGAAAAAGAAGTGGACAACTATTCTTTAATTATCGGTGAATCTACCAGTTGTGGTTGTTATAAGAAATCTGAGGAATTTTTAAAGAAAATGGGTGACGCTCACAAAAAATATAATGATTATGTGATTAATGACAAATATGTAATCATGTACACCACAAAGAATGAACCTTTTCTTGTTGATATTGAGGATTTTGGAAAAGTCAAAAATATTTGTTGGAGCAAAAATGGTGCAGGGTATTTAACAGGCAATGCTGGGGATAATAGAATAGTTATGCTTCATCGTTATATTATGGATTGTCCTGATGATATGGACGTAGATCATAAACATGGTAGCTCTACTAAATTTGATAATCGACGTAGTAACCTTAGAATAGCCACTAAAGCAGAAAATATGAGAAACACACAGAAACCTATTACTAATACATCTGGATATAAAGGCGTGTATTGGAATAAGTCGAGACAATTGTGGGTGGCACAAATTGCTTGTGGGATTAATGCTAAGAACGGGAAAAAGAAATGTTATTATCTTGGCTCTTATGAAAATATAGAAGATGCCATTGCAGCTCGTAAGGCGGGTGAAGAAAAATATTTTGGCGAATGGTCTTATAATAAATCGCGTGAATTATCAAGTGAGGAGGAAATGGTTTGAAAAACAGATTGTTCTATGTATTTGGCGTAGGAACAGAATCTTTCTATACCGATAAAGAAAAAGAAATTAATGATTCTATTCGCGAAACAGAGGAGCAGCTTAGTAAGTTCTTAAAAAATAGACCGACTCCTAAATATCAAGAAGATGAAAGTGGAATAATTACTCTGTTAAATTCTGCGGACATATCTTTATGGGACGAAGAAAATGTAGAGATTAAGAAAGCTTATAGAGAAAAAATTAAAGGGCTAAAAGATAACCTACGAGTTGAGATTGAAAGTAACAAAGACATAATACGTTCTTTGCGAGAAGATTCTGTTCTCAATAAGTATGGAGAGGTTGGATTAACTAAACGAGTTACTGTACCAGATGGGAATTTAGCAAGAACATTGGGTTTAAAAGCTGGCGTAGATCAGTTTAATCCGGAGGTTTGCATTGTGACCATTTGCTATTATGACATCATGTATTCATTGATAAAGAACGGTTTTATGTATCAAGGTTATAAGTACAAATTCTTTACGGCTTCGGCGGGGCAGATACGGCAGCATAAGATTGTTTGCGTAAGAGAAGATGCTTTGACTGAAGATAGATGGAATACTTTAATGGCGGGGCTGTCTTTTGACGAGATAAATCGCAAGGGTGGTTTCAACATTAACAAGGTGCTCAGTTATATGTCACTTTGCAATTCTGGAACAACGCCCTTTACAGATTTTGACATAGACAGAGCTATCGTTGTTGACGATTTACAAAAAGATGTTGTTGGAGAGGCGGACTATATAGACTATCAAACTTATCAAATAACGAGAAAGACTAACTCGTTTGCTCTTGAAATGAATGATGGTTGTGGCATGGTGTTGCCATCGGTAAGTTCCGAAAACTTTGTAATTCGTATGCCGTTTTTTAAAGGGCTTTGTTGTCCGTTTGATTACTTGAAATTTATAGAGGAACATGATTGTTCTTCTATCGTCACTGATATATATGGCAAGAAATGGGATTTGATAAAAGATAATATAAATATAGTTTTTACCAAATCTCAGTTCAAGATGTGGAAGATATATGATAGTTGGGACGATTATAAGACTCGCTTCAAGAAATATAACTGTGTTGCTGGCATTGGTAATGTAGATGATGAAGAAGCTGAATACTCGGCAACTACATCGTACCAAATGATACAGACATTGAGAAATCTTACTGAAGATGATATCAGAGAACTCGGCAAGGTTAATCATGAAGAAATACTTTCTCTTGGAAGAAGCAAAGATGATAGCGTTACTCATTATGCCGATAAAGAAAAACTCTTAAAAATCTTAGGAGCAAACGATGTTGATAGATGTCGTTCATGGTATCAGAAATGTCTCTATCTTTATCCTGAGATGTTAGAAGATTCATATACAAGAACACAGATTTCAGATTTGAAGAATAGTCTTGAGAAAGATTTGTGGTCTGCAAAATTCAAACTTCACTCTCAATACACTTTTACCGTTCCTGATTTATATGCCTTTTGTCAAAAGTGGCTTTTAGGCATAGAGAATCCTGATGGCTTATTAAAGGCTAATGAAGTAAGCTGCGATTTATTTGATGATGGTAAGAAATTAGATGTGCTAAGAAGTCCTCATTTATACAGAGAACATTGTATATGCACAAACAACATTCAGTCTGAATGGTTTACGACTAATGCTTGTTATGTCAGTCTTAATGACTTTAATCAACGCATAAGAGCCGAGGACTGGGATGGAGATCATGTATTTGTTACCGATGATGATATTTTGGTAAAAGCATCAATAGAAGCCTGTAAGGATATAAAGCCCATGTATTATGAGATGAAGAAAGGCGACGCTTCGCTTATTACGCCAGATAGTTTATATCAAGGAATGAGAGCTGCTTTTAGTTACGGCAAGATAGGAATTTACAGCAATGCCATTACAAAAATATGGAACACTCCTATTGAAAATGGCAATTGGGAACTATCTCCTGAAGCTATGGCTGCGGTGCGTTGGTTGTGCTGTGAATCAAATTTCAGCATCGACGCCGCCAAAACTTTGTTTATGATTGATAGACAAGGGGCGACCGATACAACATATGGTGATACACCAGCAAATATCATTCCTAAGTTTACTAAGTCAAAAGTGCCACGATTTTTCGAGTTTGCTAAAGGCAAGGAGTTGCATCAAGTAGAACCTATAAACAATTCACCTGTAAATCTTATTCGTAAGGTATATCCAAGATTAAAAATGAATTATTGCATCTATGATAGTAAGAAGATGTATAACTACGAGATGTTGATGTGTGATAAAAATATTAAGATATTAGATGAAGTTATTACAGCATACAGGCAAGTCAGAAGCATGAAGTTCAAAAAGAGTGAAGAAGGTCATGTAATTAATTATGAGTTGGTAATTGCTGATTGTCGCAAAAAGATATTCGACTCTGCCGACTGCACCAAATCTGAAATTGTGGATATGATTATTAAGAGCATCTTTGATAGAAAAAGCCCTGATTATACATCTAAAAAGAAAATGTTTTGGGAGCTTTTTGGGGATATTGTCTACGAGAATATTCGTAACAATATGGACACTATCGAAAGGATAAGAGATGGACGTTGTATTGATTGCGGTGAACCATTTAAGAAAGCTACCAGTATGCAATGTAGATGCAAGAAGTGTCAGGCTGAATATAGGAAAATTGCGGCTAAAAATTGTATGAAGAAATCGAGAAATAAAAATGTTAACACCTTTGATGTAGCGTAAATAACGATATATCGGGCTATATTAGGAATTGACACTTTGAATTACTTCCCCTTATGAGAAAGATAGACAAAGAGAACGATCTCTTTATACCCCACCTCATCGTGGGGTTTTCTCTTTTTTTTGTCTTATCTCTCTTTTTTGCATATATGAATACTTGTTCAAGTGTTCATAAATAAAAACACGAAAGATGTGAAAACATGATTGAAATTAACAAGGAAGAAGCAAAATATCTGAGAGAACACGGTGTGAAAGAAGGATTAACAAGAACCGTCAAGCAGAATAGTAAAATTAAACATTACTATTTATGTGAGGATAAATATCTTGTTGAACTACTTAACAATTATCGTAACTCTCTTAGTGTTGTTATGACATATGGAGATGTATAACTATGGAAACGAAATCTGTATTTACACCATATGTTGCAAGGAGATTGTTAAGAATGGGTAATCCAATCCTTGATATTAAACCTTGTAAAGAAGATAGGTCAAAAACAATATTTGTGTTTGAAGTGACTGAAAAATTCAAGAAGGATTTTGAAACGGCTTCTAAGCACTAAAGAGAGCAAAAGAAAGGACATGAAAATGGGAAAATTTGTTGATTTAACAGGAAAGAAATATGGGAAGTTAACAGTTGTAGGACGAGCATATCCTAACAAAAAAGGAGTGTTTTGGCATTGTACTTGTGATTGTGGAAGCAACAAAGACGTGGTAGTTAACACTTCAAGATTAAACTCTGGAAATACCCGTTCTTGTGGATGTATTTATATTGAATCAATAAAGAACGTCGGTTTGGCAAATAAGAAAAGAAATCGATGCAAAAAACATGATACGTATATCGAGATTTTCACAGAGAAAAATCAATCATTTTACGTTGATATTGATGATTATGATAAAGTAGCTGATATTTGTTGGAGTAAAAATTCTAAAGGATATATTGTTTCTTCTCATGGTATTCAGTTGCATTGTCTAATAATGGGAAATCCAATTGGAATGTTGGTAGATCATATTGGTGGCGTAGAGAGTAGAAGCGATTGTCGTAAGGGGAATTTAAGAATCGCAACAAAAGCACAAAATAATATGAATCAAAAGCCCTACTCCAATAATACGTCTGGTGTAACCGGAGTTAACTTTCACAAAGCATCCAATAAATGGGTTGCTCGTATCGAAGTGAATGGAAAAAGAATTAATCTTGGTTCATTTGAAAACATGAATGACGCAATAGATGCTCGCATAAAAGCCGAAGATGAGTATTTTGGAGAATGGTCGTATAATAATTCTCAAAAAGCTTATCGAGAATTTCTAAAACAAAATCCTTTGGATTAACTAAATGGCAGTATAATACTGTAATTCAAAATAAAGTGAGGAAAATATCATGGAAGAAAATATGCCTGTAATGTTAGAAATCGCAAAAGAGATGGAGAATATGAAACTGCCATCACCTGAGCTTGTAGCATATTATAACGATTTTAATGACCGCAAGATTTATATTACTTGCGACATTGATGAATCTCTATTTGATGTTGTACGTCAGATTATGATTTACAACAAAGAAGATAGAGATAATGATATCCCCGTTGAGAAACGCAAGAAGATATATGTTTATATATATTCCTACGGAGGCGATCTCACAGCAGCCTACTCGCTTATTAACACGATTATGTGTAGCCAAACCCCTGTTGTGACGGTTAATCTTGGAAACGCAATGTCGGCAGGTGCGCTTATATTCCTTGCGGGAACAGAAAGATACACACACAAGTTTGGTACAGTTCTCTTACATAGTGGCTCTGGAAGTGTCGGTGGCACATTTGAACAGGCTGAGTCAAGTATGGAAAACTACAAGAAGCTTGTGGCAATTATGAAGGAGTATATTATTGAGCGCACAAATATAGATTCAAAACTCTATACTAAGAACGCTAAGAAAGATTGGTATATTACAGCAGATGAGTGTATTCAACTTGGCATAGCGACTAAGATTATTACTAATCTGGACGAAATAATTTAAAAGGTGGTTCACCTTTATGGCAAAAAGTAAAGAAAAAGTAAAAATAGAATTTGTTGGCAAATCTGGTGATGGTGTTACTGGCTCAATGTACTATATCACCTATAATGACAAGCAAATTCTTCTTGAAGCTGGGCTGTATCAAACAAGTGGCGATGATATTTTAAAGCAATACAAAGTTAATCATCGCAATTACCGAGTTCCATTTTCGGAGCTTGATGCTGTTATAGTCAGCCATTGTCATCGGCGACCATTACTTTAATATCCCCTATTTATTTGCTCGTGGATATAGAGGTAATGTTTATATTCCTAAAGGCAATAAGGCTATATCTCGCATTATGTGGGAAGATAGTCTCAAAATATTTGAGAGTGACTGTGTAAAACTTGAAAAGCGTTACAATATGAACGCAACGCCTTTGTATACTCAGGAAGATATTGAGATTGCCCTTGAGCATTTGGTTGAATTGCCATTTGGTGAGGATATAGTTTTATTCGATGACCTTACAATGCATTATTATCATGCAAGCCATATAGTAAATGCGGCACAAGTTCATATGACCTTCAAATTAGGTGAGACAATTAAGAGATTAGGTTTTACAGGTGATATAGGCTCGGATATAGAAAAGGATTATATCTTACCATATGAACCACTTCCCTACTCCGATATTGTTTTGGCTGAATGTACTTATGGTGGTAGTCATAAAACTCATAAACAGAAAGATAGAGATAAAGATATTGAAAAGATAAAGTGTGTTATTGACCAGTGTTGTCAGCACGACACTCAAAAGGTTTTATTTGGCTCGTTCTCACTCAATAGATTACAGGATATTCTCACAACTCTCTATAAGATATACGGTGATGATGAAACATTTGCAACACCGATTATAATTGACGCACCACTTGGTATGAAGATATCTGCATTATGGGATAAGCTCATAGAGAAAGACTATGACTTGTGGAAGAAAGTGTCAACGTGGAAGAACATCGTGTGGGTTAATACCTATGAGGAATCTCAGCAATGGCAGAAGTTGCAGACTTCACAGGTGGTTATCTCAACAAGCAACTTCCTCAAGAACGGGCGTGTAGTTTCATGGCTCAAATCTATTTTGCCAAATGAGAATGCGAGGGTATGTCTTTGTGGATATGCGGGCGACGAAGATAGTGTCGCTTATCAAATTCAGCATAGTAAGAAATGGGTGACAATAGATGGTGAACGTGTGAGAAGTAGAGCTAATGTAATGCAGCTTACATCATTTTCAAGTCACGCTTGCAGAAGCGAATTATTGCAGAGATATACCGATGCACAGTATAACAAAATTTACCTTGTTCATTCTGAGAGCAACGGCAAACAGGAATTTGCAAAAATGCTCCGTGATAGTTTGAGCAAGGCAGACAGAAGTGCGAAGGTTCATACACCAGTAATGGGTGATAAAATAAGTTTTTAAAAATTGCGATTTCGTGGAAAACAAGGAGATTAAAAATGGCGAAAGCGAATGTAATACGCAAGAACTCTCTTGGCATCAAGGGTGTTCTAAATGTAGATAAAGACAGCAATAGTGTTGTCATAGAAATTGAGGACGGCGAGGCTTTAGAGCTTGCAAGTCTGCTTGATGATTTCAATGGCTCGGAAGTTTCGATCTCAGTTGGCGAGTCAATTGACATCGCATAAATTTACTGAATCGTGATTCAGTAAATCACAATTTGAATTTAAGGAGGAATTTCAGTTGAAGAAATTTACGACTGAGCAATACTGTCGTATCTTTGAAATTTGTAATAGTAAGCCCAAAGATAAGACTTGGGACGATGTGGCAGCACAGCTCAATTCCGAGTTTGGTGCTGATGTTAGTTCCAGCGCATACCGTAAGTGTTACCAGTATTATACCCTTATGAATAATGCCCTTAAAGCAAAGGGCGATACTGCGGTTGTAACTCGTATACTCAGCATATCGGACACTCATGTACCTTTTGAGTTGCCGATAGAGACATTATCAGCCTATAAGGGCAGAGTGGATATACTTCAGCTTAACGGCGACATTTGCGATTGTCAGGCTATTTCAAAGTTCAACAAGGTTTATCGCGTGTCCCCTATGGAAGAAATCATTAAGGCTCGCAAGTATGTGATTGACATGATTGAATACTTACAGCCTAAGAAAGTAGTCGTTACATACGGCAACCACGATCTGCGCTTTCAGAACTATATAGCCAAGAACCTTGATAATGAAATGGTGGAGCTTATGCCGAGAACAAGTCTTGAGCTTATATTTGTAGACGGCTTCTATCACTACGACAAGCGTGAGGGTACAAAGTCGTGGTATACGCCCATAAAAGAATTATTCCCAAACATTGAAGTTGACTATACCGATGATTGGTGGGTGCAGATTGGCGACACAATATTTGCTCATCCGTCAGCATTTTCATCGGGAGTTCTCAAGACTGCGGAAAAAGCGATGTATTTCTTCCGCAACGAGGGACATCAGTTCTTGGAACTTGTAATGGCTCATACTCATAGAGTTGGCGAGTATTACATAGGCAACACAAGAATAATTGAACAGGGTGCGTTTAGCGACGTATCTAAGAATAACTACAACAACGGGCAGCTCTACAATTCTCAGAAAGAAGGTTTTGTATATCTGTGTCAGGATATAAACGGCAAGACTATTCGTGAGAAAACAGAACTGGTCGCACTGAATTAAAGGAGTGAAGTTATGAATCTCACAAAGGTCTTTTCTAAGATATTAAAGGCTCACGCACAGGGCAGACTTGTGTCGGTTGTTACAGATTATGAGAACGCAAAGAATTTGCTCAAATACATTCTGACGTTGCCTGAAGCATTTCTTGAAAACATAGAGCTTGCGGGCGAGGTTTGGAACGGCTATGCCGACGCATACCTGATTTCGCTTGATGATGACGGTAGCGTATTCTGTCAGAAGGCAATTGCCGAAGATGGAGAGCCTGTACGCGGTGGTGGCTTATATCTCATAGACACGCTTGCGATTGGCGCACATCTGCCGGAAGAATTTGTACTTGACGGCGAGGATTGCAAAATCAAGCTGATAGGTGGTGATTAAATGAAAATCACCGAATCTATGTGTAAGGCTTATGCCAAATACGAGGATTTCTCGGCTGAGTTTGTGAAGTCCGCTATGGAAAACGGCTCGGCATTTCTCATTGTCAACTGGCAGGACGCTCTTGGTGTTTGTCAGTGCCTAAACTCGTTTACCATTAACGGTGTGAGCGTTGCCATGAAGTCCGAGTTTGCGGATGAGGCTTACGAGGATGTTAAGAAGCAACAGGCTTGCGACGGCAATATGCTTATTACACTTTTTGATAGCGGAGAGCTGATTTGCGAAGCTGCGCTTGACGATGACACGGCGTATGTGGATGACGTTGTGTACTATGTGGAGTTCAGCGCAAACGAGGTTTCTCTGCCTTTACACTCAAAAATGATACCGTTTAAGATTGAGTCGGAAATTTTTGAGGGCGTATTCTGATGTAGACAGAAGCAAAAGCCTCTGTTGAAATACACGCTGCCACCGAGGGGCAGGATAAATATACCTGTACACCCCGAAGGGGGTGCTGGGCAATGAGCTTGGCAGTAAAGCAACGTGATAAAAAGCGGAAGTCCTCGGCGCACATCCGAGATTGCTCACCACTCCTCCTTGCGGAAGGAGTTCGACACTGACAAGGCGGTGGTCAGTTATAATACACCGCCCATATTAAAGAATAGATATGGGAAGTATGTTATGAGTGAGAGGCATCGAGTCCCCTAAGTAATAGAACCCCATATTATATAAACAGAGTCGTTTACCGACACTTATAGAAAAAGAATTTTGCTATGTTTCTTTGTATTGACGCTGTTAGTGCGACGGCATAGTACAGCGTCATAGTTTCTTGAATAGTACCGCACAAGCCTCTGTTACCTCGCAAGCTGACTACGTGCGGTTTTTTAATCTCTTGCATTACGAGGTCTTTGGTGATGCAAAACTTGCGTATTGTGGCATTTGGACGCATTTGCTATGATGCGTATTATCTCCACTTAATTGTGTTAAAAGCAATTTCGTGGAGAAAATGGCAGCTTAGTGAAGTGGTATCATGGGAGGCTCATATCCTCTCGTCCTGAGTTCGAGTCTCAGAGCTGCAACCAAGCGTGTCGTCAACGCTATAAGTACCATCGGACTACCGAGCAAGGGTGACATTGCGATGCCGCCCTTGTGTGCTCTTAGAATTAAAGGAGATGAGTTCATGGAAGGCAGATCAACGGTTTATAACAAGATTACAACCGAAGAAAAGATTAAGCAGATTAATCCTGAGAATACTCAATTAAGTAAAGACTTCCTTGATTATCTTGCTTCAATTGACAGAAGTCCTCAAACAATCTTAGCATACAACTCAGACCTTGAGATATTCTTTGTTTGGAATTTAGAGGAAAATGCTAATAAGGAATTTATCAAGATAAGCAAACGTGACTTCGCAAGATTTCAAAACCATGCCCTTAATGTATGGAAATGGAGTCCTCGTAGAATAAGGCGAGTTAAATCTACATTATCATCATTGTCTAATTACATTACTTCGATGTTAGACGAAGAAGAAGGATATGAAGATTATCGTAGCATTATCAGAAAAATTGAGTCTCCTGCTAATGAAGCTGTTAGGGAAAAGACTGTTCTTTCTACGAAACAAGTACAGAGATTACTTGATGAGCTTGTAAAGAGAGAAGAATATGATAAAGCTGTTTGTATTGCAATTCTTGCTTATTCTGGTATGCGTAAGGCAGAACTGCTTCAAATGAAAATGGAATACTTTACTCCTGACCATCTTGAATTTGGCTGTCTTTATAAAACAGACAGGGTAAGAGCTAAAGGTCGTGGAACAAGAGGCAAACAGATAAACAAATATGTAATGAATAAAGTTGATGCCTATATGGATTTGTGGCGCAAGAAGCGTGAAGAATTAGGCATTGACAGTGAATGGGTTCTTGTTATTAAGCGTGGTGACATTTGGGAACAAAGAACGGATATTGAAGGATGGAAAGATGAGTTTACTCAGATACTCGGTTGTCCTTTCTACTATCATGCTCTTAGACACGCATTGTGTACGGAGCTTGTTGACATGAATATACCAGCAGAAGTTATTAGAGAATACTTTGGGTGGGCTGACGTTTCGCTCATTCAAATCTACAATGATAAGTCGGCGGTTGACAGCTTTGGAAAGTATTTTAGTGCAGATGGCATTATACAGCAAGAAAACAAAGGCATTGCTGATATAAAATAGAACCCACATTTTATTAGAAATCTTCAAATTCATATATTCCTCCTTGCCCTCTTTGAGAGGGCTTTTGTGTTGTCCGACTGCAATGATGTTGGACGGCGCACCAATTTGAATAAAAGGAATGATATTATGGCAAAGATAGATATAATCGTGCCAGCTTATAAGGCTGAGAATACAATCAATCGCTTGTTGGCAAGCATTTATATGCAGACTATCAAAGACGATATTTGCGTTTATATCGTTAGTGATGCAGACGGTGTAGATTACAGTAACAACTTATTCAAGGACAAATTGAATATAAAGTATCTTGTCACTCCTCAAAACGGTGGTGCGGGTGTTGCTCGTCAGTATGGCATAGATCATAGCGATAACGAGTTTATCATTTTTGCAGACAGTGATGACTGTTTGGCTTCGGCGTTTGCCTGTGAGTTGCTTTGGTATAACGCCAAAAGCAAAAATGCTGATATGGTATGCGGAGCTTTTGATAATGACTTCCGCACTGATAACAAGTTTGCAGTTGGCGAAAGTGAACATAGCACAACTTGGCTACACGGCAAACTTTTTAAACGGGCGTTTCTTTATAAGAACAACATCCGTTTTAGAGAAAATTTGCGTGTAAACGAGGATTGCTATTTCAATCAGTTGTTCTTGTCGTATGAACCTAATGCCATTACAATTGACAAGGTTTGTTATTCGTGGTTGTGGACTGATGGAAGTCTAACACGTTCCGACAAAACAGACAATAGATTCTGGGTATTGTATGATTACATAAAGGCGGCAGAAGCATATATTGATGAAGTTTGTATGCGTAAAATGACCGATAAGCCAGTAGTGTTAAAAATGATTGCAGACGATTTAATGATTACTTATCGGTATTACAATGAGATACTTGATGCCTATAGCGCAGATTATGGGGACAAGTATTTGCAGAGATGTAAGGAATATTACGCAAATGCGCTGAGTAAAGTACCACAGGCTTTAGATGACGAGTTGCTGACGACAAGCAATATGAATGTGCTTAAAAATGTGGAGTTCACAAGTCGGATTCCGAGCGTAAGTATTCCGCAGTTTGCAAAAATAATTATGAGTTAAAGGAGTGAAAATATGCCAGCGAGAGGTTCAAAACAGACCTTAGAGAAGAAGTCGAAGCCTAAGTATCGCAAAATAGATACAACTACTTTGCCACCTCTGTATAAATGCTCTTGCTGTGGCAAGATTGTTCAAGAACCAGAGGGTAAGTTCTTTAAGGTCATACAAAATTCTTTATATAACGGCAATGATGGATTTAGTAATATATGTACTTATTGCTGTGATGATTTCTTTGCCAGAATGAGAGAGAAGTACCAAGACGAAAAAATTGCGCTTCTTGTAACTTGCGGAGAAATGGGATGGTTTTTCTCCGAAAAGACATATATGCAAATGAAAGAAAAAAATACTGGCGATATTAGATTGGGTGACTATATCAAGAGACTTAATCTATCACAGAATAAAAATCTCACATTTGTGGATTATGTTATGTCAAGTATTAATAGCGAGCAGTTTTTACGCTCAAAACAAGAAGCTGATGATATGATGGAAGAAAACTGGACGGCAGAAGAAAAGAAAAATGTCGATACTGTAATAGAAGTTATTGGCTACGATCCGTTTGCTGGTTATCAATCCAGTGATAGGCGTTATCTGTTTGGTGAGCTTGTAAAATACTTAGACGATGAAGAAGTTGTCGATGATAACTACAAGTTATCTCAGATTATTCAAATTGTAAATAACAACAATCAAATAAGACAGTATGATTTACTCATTGCTCAATTAAAGCCTTTGACCGACAGCAAGGATATTCAAGTCTTAAATGAAATGAAAGGCAAGCTCGTTCAATCAAATGATAAAATTGCAAAAGAAAACGAAATTTCAGTTAAGAACAGGTCAAACAAAGATATAGGTAAATCGACTCTCACTTATCTTATGAGAGATTTAAGAGAGAAAGATTTTGATAGAGCTGAAGCTGACTACTATGACCAACTCAAGTCCGAGGGTTCTCGGTGGGCGGCAGAGGTGTCAATGAACGCAATACAGAAAAATACTTTCTTTGACGAAAATGATATGCGCGAAATCGACGGAATTAAACGACAGATGGTCATTGACCTTCAAGAAAAAGTTGATGATTTAATGGAAGAAAAGCGACAGCTTCTTGTAGAAATACAAAGATTAAAGAATGGTGATGATAATGGGTGAAAGGGTTTGGGATAACGAAAAATATTCTAAACGTTTAAAAGAATTGTCTCCGAATCTTATCTTAGTCGATGATTATACTGTATATAGAGATTCATTAAAACATCATTGCAATGTCTGCAATGGTGATTTTTATGCATCTCCCAATAACACATTAAAAGGCAAAGGGTGTCCATATTGTCATAATAAAAAGGTTTTGATTGGTTTTAATGATATGTGGACTACTAATCCTGAAATTTGTGAATTATTAGATAATCCAGATGACGGGTATAAATATGTATTTGGAACAAATAAAAAAATATCTTTTAAATGTCCTTCTTGTGGTGGAATAAGACATACTAAACCAGTATCAGTTCAGTATAATAAATATTGTTCTCGTTGCAGAGATTCAATTTCTTATCCTGAAAAATTTATGATTGCCTTATTGAATCAAACGGGTATACCATACGAATATCAATTTACAAAAGTAAATCAAAAATGGTGTGGCAAATATAAATACGATTTTTATTTTGAATATAATGGAATAAAAGTAATTATCGAAACCAATGGTATTCAACATTACGAGAAAAGTTTTTCTACTAATGGTGGGCATAGTTTGGAGGACGTTAAACTTAACGATGATTTTAAAAGGCAATTAGCTTCAAAATATATTGATAAATATATAGTCGTTGATTGCAGAAAGTCGGAATATGATTATATCACCAGTCAAATTCTTAATAGTGAGTTAAGTACAATTTTTGATTTTTCTCATATTGATTTAAAACAGTGCCACGAATTTGCAATAGATTCTTTAATTGTTAAAGTATGTACTGATTATAAAAATGGTATGTCTTTCAGAAATATTATGGCTAAATATAAAACATCTCGAAGTGGATTAAGACACTATTTGATTGAAGGAAATGTAATTGGTTTATGCGAATACAATCCTCGTATTAATCAATTAGAATGTCAAGCTAATAAGGTAATATGCTTAGACACCAATCAAGAATATTATAGCATTATAGAGGCTAAACGGCAAACAAATGTTAGTGAATATTCAATTACTCAAAGTTGTAAATACCACAAAATATTGAATACTCCATCAATATATAAAAGGTGGATGTATTACGATGAATATTTAGAAAAACAAGATAATCTCCCAGAATATAAATTTGAAAATGGTAATTTCAGTCCAATAATTTGTATAAATACAGGACAGGTTTTTGATTCAATTAATGATGCTAAACGTTGGATAGGAAAGGGAGATATACAAGGAGCGTTATCTGGAAGGCAAGTAACTGCTGGCAGACACCCTGAGACTGGTGAAAAATTGTCATGGCAATATTATTCTGGATAATATAAAGGAGGTGATGTAGGTCTTGAAAAGGAATAAAATTATTCTCACTCCGATTAAGAAAAAAATATGTGAATTAGACGCCGAGTCTATTGCTTATTATCGGAGGAATCCATGCATTGCGTGTGAAGACCTACTTTAGCTTGGTATTAGATTAATTGATGCTCAAAAATGGATATTGCAAAGCACATGGAACGCATCACATAGTGTTTGGTGTTGTAGTCGAAACTTTGGCAAATCTTTTTTGGGCGCAATTCTTATGATTTTGAAGGCGGTACTTTATGAAAATCAAGCTATTTATATAGTTTCATCCGTCGGAGATCAGGCAAAGGAAACATTCTCGAAGCTTGAAGAAATAATCACTCGCATGGGTAAGACGGCGGCTTCTATTCGTTCTTTAAAGGATATACTCGAAAAAGAAACGAAAAAGACAGCAACTAACAAAACTGGATTCAGTCATAATCCAGCGGGATATGAAGTAGAATTTTATAATGGTAGTTCAATTAATACGTTGAACAGTCGTCCAGATTCAGCTCGTTCTCGAAGGGCTACGCTTGTATTTTTTGATGAGAGCGCATTTTGCTCTGATGAATTAATAGCTGTCTGCGAAGCGTTTGCAACGCAAAATAGCGATTTCAGTACATCTACGGAAGAAAACTATAATCCTGAAGCGGAGCATAGGAAAGTGCCTACTCAGTTGGTTTATGCTTCATCGCAAGACCAAATGGATAAAACATTCTATAAGCACTATAAGAATTTTGCAAAGCGCATGATTGCAGGAGATAGAGATTATTTTGTTTGTGACATGATTTGTGATGTAGCAATTCAAACCTATATGAATGGTGAGCCATATACTCCCCTACTCACAAGAGACAAAGTTGATGCAGCTCTCAAGAGTAATAAAGATAAGGCATTAAGAGAATATTTCAATCAGCCCACAATGGACGGTGGAAGTAGTCAAATTGTTAAATGGGACACTATTCGTAGAAATGAGAACTTTTATTTGCCTACGTTGCATTGGAAACCAAATAGTAACATCGTAATAGCCTTCGATCCTGCGAGAACGGCAGACAATAGCATTATAGGCGTTATGAATGTTTACCAAGACAAAGAATTGGGTTGGTGTGGAGACATTATAAATTGTGTAAACATGATTGATAACGCCACTAAGAAAAAATACAAACTTGATTCTAATAGGCAATTGGAAGAACTTAGGTCGTTAATTAATATTTATAATGGGCAAAATCCTGATTATGAGTATCTGAATCTGCTCGAAATTGATGCGGGTGCTGGCGGTGGTGGTGTCAGTGCTTACGGAGATGGACTTTTGAATGAGTATTCGGATAAATACGGCAAGGTTCATAGAGGATTTATTGATAAGACGAATGAATTGTATCAAACTTATGTTAGTCGTTATCCAAATGCCTGTGATAAATTAAGGCTTATTAGTCCTAAAAAATATCGTACTCAAATGGTTGAGGAAATGATAGAGCTTATGGATTTAGGTGTTATTAAATTCCCTTATGAGTATTCGGGGCAAGACTTCATAAAAGTTATTGATGGCGTTGACGCGGAAGGTAACGAGATATGGGTAAATCATGAACTTTCAGATGATGAGAAGATGGCATTAGTTCAAATAGACCTTATGAAAAATGAGGTAACTTCTATTCATAAGACTGAAAATGCAGAAAGGACTTCTGTCAATTATGCGTTATCTAAAGAGAAAGAAAATCGTATGCACGATGACCGCTTCTACGTTTTGATTATGCTTGCTCATAGATTATACGAATTACGTAGAGGAAGTGTAATAAACAAACCGAAAGTTGAGGAAGAAGCAAACTTCTTCATGGCTCGCCCCGCAAAAAGATATAACTGAAAGGAAGTGATTAAGTGAATCAAGCAGAAATAAATAGTGAAGAAATTAATGAATATTATGACTTCTTGCAATTTGCTCGGCTTCGTAAGCAAGTTTTGGCGGATTTGTCAAGTAGTGTAGAGCAACGCAACATCTTTCTCAAGAAACACCCACGAGATAGGATATTGAAAGCGTTACTTTGTCCAGACAAACCATCATCCGAGAAAATGCTTCGTGAGATTAGTCACTTCTTTTACGCTGTCTCTCCTCACTATCGTAGAGCAATAACGATGCTTGCAACAGTAATGTTGAATAATTATGTCTTGCGACCTGTTGGCGATACTGGGGGTAAAGGTGCAAACTCATTTAATAAAGAGTATCGCAAGTTATGTCGCACAGTTAGCCATTATAAGTTAAAGACGGAAATCCCAAAGATATTAACTACTTGCTTACTTGATGGTGTGTTCTTTGGAATTGAATATGATGACACGGATAATTACTTTATAAAGCCTGTGATGCCCGAATACTGCATTATCAGTAGTGTAGAAAATGGTGTTTGGAGATTTGCATTTGACCTCGACTATTTCACGCAAAAAACGCTCATTTATCTGCCACAGTATGGCAAGGATTTTGAAACTGCGTATTGGGCGTATAGAGGTAAAAAAGACCTTGAGGGCAAATGGATTATTGAGCCAGATAAAACTAAGCGTTGGTTTGAACCTAAGAAGCAGATATGCATAAAGTTTGATCCTGAAATGCCGTGGACAATACCGCCGTTTGTGGGAATTTTTAAATCTATTATTGATCTTGACACTTACGAAGAAATTAAAAAAGATGGCGCAATGCTTGACAATTACAAGCTTATTCATTATCGCATTCCGACTGATACGGATGGTGTACCAAAACTGAGCTTTGAGCAAGCGACTAAGTATTATAATATGAGTTCAAGTGTTGTTCCTGATGGCATAGGACTTGTAATGTCGCCGTTTAGTGTTGATGCTATCAACCTAAAGGATAATACTAATGACGCAAAGAATTATACCAAAGAAGCAACTAAAGACTTATTTGATAACTTTGGTATCGCTCCAGTTTTGTTTGGTATTATGGATAATGTTACATCACAAGCTCTTGAACTTGCGATACGCCCTGTTGAAGCTATGATGATGAAGTGTATTCGTCAAATACAACATTTGTATAATGTCAAGATACAGAAAATGGATCTTAAAAATTTATTTGAGATTTATTTCTTGGAGCAAAGTATATATACGGTTGACACAGTTCAAAATTATTATTTCAAGGCGGCTCAATATGGAATGTGTAGTAAACTGTATTATGCGGCTTCACTTGGCTTAGAACCTATAGATGTGATAAATCAGAGCTATCTTGAAAATGAGATTCTGAAGTGTTGCGATGAAATCTTTAATCGTCCGCTTATTAGTTCAAACACTCTGAGTAATGGCGGTATTGAAGGTGAAAGTGGTAGACCAACGACAGATAACCCTACAGACAACACGGAGAATAACGAGAACACTTCTAATGAATATAAGTGAGGTGTGAAATGGATAAATTTATTATCGTAGTACAGCCCAAGACGCAGGAAGAACTTGCATCTATGGGCTTTACTTATACAAAGACGACGCTCAACGGCAAGACTGTTTATGCTTTTGCCAATACGGAAGGTTTGCAGAAATACTTGGCTGAAAAATATTCGGACGAGGAATGGCATTTTATGCAACGCAACCTTTTGTGTTTCTGAGTAATCTGAGAAACTACTGAGAAAGGAGGTAGAAGTAAGAACAATGGATAAGTTTAGTGTTAATTCATCTACAAAGTTTACCGTACTTGAAGAACTAAATAGCGAGTTTACCCTTGTAAAGATTAAGGTTATGGCGGCTGGAAAGAACCGCAATATGTCTTATTTTGACAAAGACGTTGTAGAAGCACATCTCAACTCTCTTAATTATGCACCTGTTGTTGCTCACCTTTTCAAAGACGAAAATGGAGAGTATAAAATTGGCGGACATGATATGTACATTGATTGGGAAGATTGGTCTATCAAGTCTCTTTGCGTTCCTTTTGGCGTTGTAAAGGCTGATACCTTTGAGTGGGAAACTGTTAATGAGTATGGTGCTGACGTTGATTATTTGACTTGTGAAGCTATACTTTGGACTGGTAGATACCCAGAATTAAAGGAAACTATCTACTCTGAAGATGTTTGGTTTAATCAATCAATGGAAATTGACGCAAAGCAGTATCGCCCATTAGAAGAAGATAGTAATTTTGTTGAAATTCTTGATTTTGAATTTAGTGCTCTTTGTCTCCTCTATAAGTCTGATAATCGCGAGGAGAATGTAGAACCATGCTTTATTTCAGCAGATGTAACTCCTATTAACTTCAGCGCAGATGACTTTGCAATTAAGATGAATGAAATGAAACAGGCTATGTCCGAAGTCTTTGCTTTTGAAGATAAGGAAGGTGAAAACATGGACGAGAATAAGGAATTTACAGCAGAAACAGAACCCGAAGTAGTAGAACCTGAGACTTCTTCAAATGAAACTGAGCCTGTTGTAGAACCCGAAGTAATCCCCGTAGACTACGAGGCTCTTTACAATGACGCACTCGTAACGATTGATGCTCTTACTGCACAGAACGCAGATTTTGAAGCTCAGATTACTGTACTTAACGAGCAGATTTCAACTCTTACTCCTTATAAGCTCGCAGTTGAAAAGGCTGAGAGAGAAAAGGCTGAAAGTGAAATTTTTGCAAAGTATGATGGACGTATTGGGGAGATGCCCGAATACAAGCTTCTCAAAGAGAAGTCTAATGAATACGATCTTGAACAGCTCGATAAGGAATGTATTATGCTTGTTGGCAAATTTGCAATGAGCACATTTGCTTTCAAAGAGTCTAAAACAACAAAAGCTGAAACTATGAAGTTTTCAGTAGAAACAACCCCCGCCAAAGTGTCTCCTTATGGTGACATATTTGAGCGATATGGAAATAACGATTAATAGAAAGGAAGGTTAAAGTTTATGGCACATGGAATTTTTAGAAGCGACTCATGTTCTTATACACATGACGGCGCACTTATTAGAACAGCACAGGCTTATGGCGATATAGATAACGGCGCACCTATCCTCTGTGGTGGTCTTGCTACAACAGGCACTTTTGCTGGAGAGAGAGAGGTATTCACAACTTCTGCTGCTACAGGCGCAAACGCTGCTGACGTTTGGGTAGTTACATCTCCTGAACACGCATACACAACAGATATGAAGCCTCTTGAGAACTTCTACAATGCTTCTGGTGATATTGCAAGAATCAGCAAGCTCGTAAAGTGCGACATCTTCTCAATTACAGGTGAGGTTTGCTCTGGCACACCTTCAACTACAGACAAGTACATTGCCGCAGGTAATGGCAAGTGGACAGCTTCTTCAGCATCTACAAAGGCTTTTGCACAGCTCCTTAACACAGAGGTAGTTGGCGGCAAGACAATGTACGTATTCGAGGTTCTTTAATTTAATATAGAAAGGAAGGTATTTGATTATGGAAGCAAATTTCAGAAAGCTTTGTATTGACGCTTATCGTGGCGTTCCTACTGCATTTGCAGAGGGCAACCCCACAGACGTTATCGTTAATAAGATTAAAGAGGCTAATAACGGCTCTACAACTATAGATTATAAGGCAATCCGCGATGGCAAGTGTCCTGAACTCTTTGCAGTTATCGAGGAGCTTATTGACGTTGCTCTCGATGTTACAGCTCTTGATAACTCACCTCTCGCTGATATGATTGAGACAAAGAACGGTGAGTGGGGTGACAAGCCTGAGTTTCTCGTTTCTGATAACTCACTCCTCACAGTTGACGTTGTTGCTAACGGTACACAGGGCATCCGTCGTCAGAGACTTATTGGCGGTCAGAAGGTTACTCTCACGCCCGTAAATAAGGCTATAAAGATTTACGAGGAGCTTATTCTTATTCTCTCAGGCAGAATTGACTGGGTTGAGTTTGTAAATCGTGTAGCTAAGAGCTTTGAGCGTGAGTTCTATGCAAGTGTTGCAAAACAGCTCAACAACCTCTCAACAGCAAGATTTACCGTAACCGCTTCTGGTTCACCTACTGAGTCTGGACTTCTCAACCTTATTGAGAAGGTAGAGGCTGCTACAGGCAAGACCGCTTACGTTCTTGGAACAAGAACAGCTCTCAGGAACTTCCCTATGTCTCAGATTGGAGAGACTGTAAAGGACGATTATTATGATGTTGGATTCTCTCAGAGATTCAACGGAACACCTTGCATTAGACTCAAGAACTATCTTGATGCTGCTGGCAACTTCGTTCTCTCTGACACAAGAGTTTATGTAATCGCTGGCGATGACAAGTTCATCAAGCATTATATAGAGGGCGAGCCTATTGTAATTGCAAGAGATGCTGCTGACAACGCTGATCTCACACAGGAGTACACAGTAATCCGTCGTGAGGGTACTGCTGTTGTAGTATCTGACACAATGGGTGTTTACGACTTTACTTAATCAAATTATGGGCGGTTGAAATATACCGCCCTCACTATGAGTTAAAGGAGAATTAAATATGGGTAGACCTACAAAGGCAAATACGGAAAAGGCAAGTGCTGAAAAGCCTGTAAGAATAAAAATTGAGTCTGACTATCTTATCCCTGTTAAGAGCAATATTGGCGGAGTTCTGTATTACAAGTCAAAGAAAACTGGCTATGAAGAAATATGGGACGATACTGGTGTTGTGATTGAGATGGAATATGGCGAGCTTGTTTCTATGCGTAATTCTCAAAAGAAGTTCTTTATTAACAACTGGATTGTTTTTGAGGACACTGATGATTATACCGCAGATGAGATTTATAAGGCTCTCAATGTTGACAAGTATTACACATCAAACGGACTGTATAAGGATATTGATGACATTTTCAACTTCTCAGCTAAGAAGATTGAAGAAATAGTGCCTACTCTCTCAAAACCCGTAAGGGAAACTATACTTACAAAGGCATACACAATGCTTGCAGAGGAAGATGAACGACTTGATTCAAAGGCAAAGGTTAAGGCTCTTGAAAAGGCACTTGGCGTAAGTTTTGATATGGACGAGGTGAGCTAATGACCGCTTACACAACAATTTATAGCAGTTTTATGGATAAGGTCAATGACTACGATTTGGCGGATATGACCGAGAGTATGGCACAGACCGCTATGCGTGGTTGGCTTAATCAGGCTGTTGTAAGATTTTTAGAGTCCTGTAAAAAGGACTTGACTCAGACCGAAGAAGGCGGTTTTACTGAGGATTTAGACCTTATGGAGATAGATATACTAACCGAGGGAATGGTTGAAGCATGGCTGAAGCCTATACGTAATAATCTTGATTTACTGCGGAACGCATTAAGCACTAAGGATTTTACGACTTTTTCTCCTGCAAATCTTCTGGATAAGGTCAATGCTACCTATACTATGGCTCATGCCAACTTCCTATCGCGTATTAAAGAATATTCATTTATTCGTAACGATGTAGGTGACTTGATATGAGCGTAAAGATAGATTATGCCGAATTGGACGAAAGAGCGTTTCAGAACTACTTTCAGTACATGATTGGCAAGATTTACAAAATATTACCTATGAAAGAGGAAGGCTGTAAAACGCTTACGTCTTACCTCGAAAGTCTCAAGGTTGAGATGATTGGTAGTTATGGGCTATATCGTCAACTTATTGAAGAACCACAGTTTATGAGTGCATTGAATATCGTGGAGTATCTTATAGACAACGATTATGACACAGCAGTATGTAAGCGCGAAGTATTTAAGGCAATACGTTGCATAGAGAACATTAATAAGAAGTATTTTGGAAAGGAGGGATAATATGGCTGACTTTAATGCGTATAAGGCAAGAGTGCAGTTTCGTGGCACGACGCAGAGAGATCGCACCCTGTACTATGAGAAACGCAATTTGAAGCTTAATGCTGTTAATTCCCTTTCTTGCAAGGATTGTCTTGTTAATGGTGTGGCACAGAAACTCATAATTGATGACGGTACTCTCCCCTACTACAAAGATGTAAAAAGTTTACCTGATGAATACTTTGACGCGGGTAATTTGGTTGAATGGGCTGGCGCGATGTGGCTTATTGTTTCTTGTGATTGGGATAAGGAAGTTTACACATATGGCAAGATGCAACAGTGCAACTACGTCCTCAAATGGCAGAATACAGAAGCGGATATTATTGAGCGTTGGTCGGTAGTGCTCAGTGCCTCGAAGTATAATAACGGCGAAAAATATAATAACGTCATAGTTGTTGGCTCAAATCAGCTTATGGTGTATTTGCCGATTGATGAGGAAACTTTGAAACTGAGATCGGATAAGCGTCTTATGGTTGACTTTAATACGGAGTTACCAAAATGCTACGACATTACTCGTGTCGATACGGTTACTATGGGATATGACGGAACAGCCGAGCCGAGATATGACGGCAAGGGTTGTATTCTGCTTGTACTCACGGAAACCGAGATTAACCCCGATGTTGACAGAATTGACTTAATGCTTTGCGACTACGTTAATCCTAACGACATACCACACCCAAGTCCAATAAACATAACATATTCGGGCGCACCATCTATCAGAATAGGTGGTCGTAAGACCTTTACAGCGGAGACAGAGAATGAAGTTGTGTTCTCTCTCGTTAATTCCGCGCTATTGGACGGCAAGCTGACAATGGAGCAGACTGGCAACAAATGCGTTGTTAAGTGTGCAAATGATTCGGCTTTGGTTGGGGCAACTTTCAAGGTGGTTGTCGCAGGTGGTGGACAACGGAGCGAGTTGCTTGTTGACGTAATTGGGGCGGTTTAAGGAGGTGCTGAGAGATGGCTCGTTCAAAAGTAATCCGAGAATGGAAGAACAAAATAGTTTCTGAATTGTCGCAAGATGAAGAAATCATAAACGCTCTCGGCTTAAATCCAGATGAAGATCCAGACGATTTGGTGTGGGTTAGGCTATTCCCTCATATGTTTGTCCCACAAACTGAGGAGCAAGTGCGTAGTTATATCCTCGTCGAGATAGACATACCCGAAAGGCGCACACGTTACGGCAGTAGTGACAGCAACATTTGGGTTCACCCGACTATCGTGTTCTATGTGCTCACTCATCAAGAGGATATGCGCATGAATTTGGTTGGTGAAAGTGGAACTCGCATGGACTATTTGGCAGAGCTGATTGAGGACAAATATGACGGGCGGCAGGATTTTGGCGTGGGAACGCTGAAGTTGAAGTCGGACGTAGCGGGTAGTGTTAATACGACATACAGGTTTAGACAGCTTGTGTTTGAGGCGGTAGATGTTGTGGGTGTTTGTGGGTGATTGAATGTTTGCAGTTGATGAGATTCGTTTACTCAGAGGCGAGCCATTTGATATTGGAGTTGGTATAACTCTATATCAACCCACTATAGGAGATATTGCTAAATTTGGTGAAAATGAATATTTAAGCCTTGTTAGCGCACTCACATCTGAGCCTTTTGATATGCCATACTACTTAGATCAAATGGGTATTGACTTTGAAAAAATCAAACCTTTTGAACTTTTCTGTATCTTAGTATCGGGGATTGACAAAGAAACGTCAAGATTGCTATTTGGCGATTTAGACTTCTCTAAATTTAGACCGATTGAAAAAGACGGAGAATTAATCTTAGCTAATAGTGATGGCGTTATAATCGACTCACTTATGCGTGAGCGTATCGCAGACAATGTGCGACGTATGCACTGTTTGCCAAAGAATATTTTAACGTCGTGTGAGAATAAATTTACGCACGATTTAATGATAAGGCAACAGAAGAAAAATATAGACAGGGCGCAACGTAGAAAAGACTTGTTTGGAGACAATTCTCAGTACGCTCCTCTTATTTCTTCTCTTGCTTGTGAATGGCACGATTACGATAAGGTTTTTGGATTGAGGATTGGACAGTTTTTTGATGCTATAATTCGTTTGGGTTATAGGCAAAATGCAAACAATCTTTACAGAGGACTTTATGCAGGTACGGTGTCGTTCAAGGATATTCACAAAACTGATTTAGATTGGATGCGTCCAATCAAGACCAAAAATTTATAAGAAAGGTGGTAGTTTATGGCTATAAATAGTATTGCTATTAAGCAGATTATCGGTGCTTGGGCATTTGACTCAGCAGAAGATGTTCAGTGGATGTGTAGCCAAGTTGAAAATCTGCAAATCACACAGGACGGGGAAACAACTGAAAAGTTGGACTCTAACGGTTCGACCATTTTCTCTATTGACAGAAATAAGTCTTGTACTATTTCTTTCGATTCCTCTGTACTTGATCTTTCTCTCATTGCAAGTCTCAATGGTACTGAAAGAATTGATGCTACAAATGATGCACCGATAAGAGTTCCTTATATCGAGAGATTTACACTTTCTGCTGCTGATGTAACCGCAGGTTATGTAACTCTTACAAAAACACCTGTTGCTGAGACTGGTGGTGCTTACAAGATTTCGTTCCACACTCTGACCACAGATAACTCTCTCGACGACAACTATGAACAGGTTGCTTCTGCGGCTACAAGCACAAAGTTCTACTATGATTCAACAAATCATAGAGTGTACTTCCCTACTGATGCAACTATTTTCAAGGCTGGTTGTAAGATTGAGATAATCTATGAGTATTCTGTAACTGCTGGTGTTAAGGTTGTCAATGCTGCTGATAAGTTCCCTGATGCTGCGAAGGTTAGATTCCTCGTACTCGCAGTCGATCTTTGCGATCAGACTAAAGCACGTGCACTGTGGATCACTGCCAAGAATGCGAAACCTCAGACTGGCAACACAATCGGCTTCAATCTCTCAGACACAATAAGTGTGACCTTAAACCTCGCTTATAGTTACTGCGACTCCGATAAATCATTCTACGAAATTACTGTTGCTGACGAGGACTTTACTTGGTAATTAAATATGGGCAAAAAGGTTGAATGTTGGGTTTGTGGTAAGGAGCATGATTATTGCCCTACTTGTGGTCAAACCCACGGTTGGAGATATGTAGCCGATACAATTGAGCATTACCAGATACATATGACTATCGAAGAATATAGAAGCGGTGTTCTTACAAAGGAACAGGCTATTGAAGTATTCGCAGATAAGTGTGGAGTCCATGTCGACGATGATTTGTCTTGGATGCTCCCTCATGTAGAAAAAGGTGTACGTGAAATTATCGGTGAAAAAGGAAGAGAAAGAACCACTAAGACCACAAGAAAAAATAAACTGTATTAATAAAGAAAGGGGTAAGTTAAAATAAAAAAACTTACCCCTAATTTTTATAAGCCCCTTGACAAAACATAAAATTAATGCTATAATATAATTAGAGAAGAATAAGGGTGTTTTTACGCTCTCGCAAGGCAAGAAATTAGAAAGGGGTATTTATGGAAGAAAATAAAAACATATATAGTGTTTATGTGCATACAAATCTAACTAATGGTAAGAAGTATGTAGGGATAACAAGAAAAAAGCCATGTGAACGGTGGCGTAAAGGTGGCTCTGGATATTGTGAGAATAAGTCATTTTGGGAAGATATTAAGCTTTTTGGATGGGACGATGGTTTCTCTCATGATGTGGTGGCGACTGGATTGACTTGTTATGAGGCTGGCAAAATGGAAATTGCCCTAATAAAGAAATATGATTCATTTCGTAATGGATATAATAGGACTTTAGGTGGGGAAGGAATGGATGGATTTGTTGTTGGCAGTCCTATACGAGAAAGAATGTCTCCAGATGTTTATGCAGAATGGTCTGCTAAAAACGCAGAAAGAATGAAACGCTTGGGAATAGAGAGGACTCGGAGGGTTATTTCTCTAACGGAAAATAAAATATATGATTCTGCGGTTGATGCGTCGAATCAAACTGGTGTTCCAACTCAAAGAATTAGGGATATGTGTAGTAAGAATAAGCGTACTCATTTTATTGATTCTCAGGGTTTCAATTATAGATTTTGTTGGTATAACGATGAATTTGATATGACGATGGATGAATTTACAATTACTTATTATCCCAACGCAGTCATATGTCTGGAGACTCAGCAGATATTTGCGGGTGTTAATGAAGCATCTCGTATTATGAATATACCCCAAAGTCAAATTAGTCAAGTATGTTCTGATAAATGGATTACTGTTCATGGGCATAAATTCGTTTACTATAAAGATTATGTTAATGGTAAACATGACACGAGAGAAAGCAAAAATGTTGAAAGATTTAAGCATGAAATAATTTGTCTCGAAACTGGACAAGTATATTATAATTCCACTAAGGCATCAGAAGATTTTGAGTGTCAAGCTAATATGATTAATCGTGCGGTTAATAACTTTAATTTTACTTGTAAAGGTTATCATTTTGCAGACTATAACGATTATAAATCAAATCCAGACAATTATTTACTCCCCAATGTTGTGGATAAGACCGTAATGCAATTCGATAAATTCGGTAAATTTATAGCAGAATACCCAAGCTATCAAATTGCAGCAAAAACATTAAATGTATGTGAGCGAAATGTTCACGCTTCATGTAGTAATGGTAAGAGTAAACGTTTTGTTTGTGCTGATAGTTTATGGATGTTTAAAAGAGATTATACACCACAGGCATTATATGACAAAGTTCAAATGTTTTGGAGTACTATAAAAAACTATAAGTGCGTCGGACAATATAGTTTAGATGACGAATTATTAAACATTTATGATACGGCTACATCTGCGGCAAAGAGTATAGGCTGTACTCAGCCACCAATTGCTCAATGTTGCAAAGGCAAAAAGAAGATTATTAAAGGATATAAATGGAAATATGTGTCTCCAATGACATACTTAGATAATAATTCTATTGAAGTCGCTTAATGCGACTTCTTTTTATAGGAGGAAGTATGAAACGAATAATGAGCGTGGATCAGTCTACGTCCGCATCGGGCATAGGCTTTTTTGTTAATGGCAAACTAAAAGATTATTGCCTGATAAAACCGAAAATGAGTAAACGAGCTGATGAGTTGCGAGTTGAAGAAGAACCGCACCTTATCAGTATTATTATGCCCGAAGCAGATTACGGTACTACCCTACTCCGTATAACGGCAATAACAGACCAACTTGAAAAGCTTATTGAGAAATTCAAGCCTGATGAGATATGGTTTGAGGAAATATTTGAAAATGCAAATCCGAAAGGGTTTAGGTCGCTTGCAAGACTGCAAGGCTTCATAGCACACATTGCCCACAAACACAATGTTAAGTATACCATTATAGAGGAATCAAAGTGGATAACGGCGTGGGGCAAATATGGTAGAGGTGTAAAGCGACCAGAAAGAAAAGAAGATATAAGACAGAAAGTAAATGATTATTACAATCTTGATATAAAGGTAGATGACGTATCTGATGCCATAGCGATTGGGAGATACGCAGTCGAAACACAAATCTAACTGATGTGCTTATATCAATACAGAAATAAGTACCAAAGTTAAAATACTAATTATAAAGGAGAAATAAATTATGGCTACAAAGATATTAGATGTTATGGGCAAGAACTTTGCTCTCAGAAACACAACCAAGAATATTAACGGCGCAAAGGTAGAAATCAAGGGCTACCTTGACGTAGAAACAATAACAAATATAGTACAGACCGTGGCGCAGACCTGTTTTCAGAATGGCGAGTTCCATGCAGAGAACCGTGAAATTGCTCGTCGTTTTGCGATACTGAAATATCTTACCGACATAGAGGTAAAAGAGGAAGAAATCAGCGAAGTTTTTAAGTATACGCAGGGAGGAAATTGGTTTGCACAGATTGAGAATGATGTAACAAGGCTTCCTCTTTGGTCAGAGGTAGAGTCGGCTATTGATAAGCAAATTGACTTTATGTTCCTGACACACAAGACATCGTTTGACAAGCTGTGTTCTGACATATCGGCAAACATTGCGGTAGACAACACACAGAATCTTGCCGATATAAAGGAAGTGCTTGACGGGCTGAGTAAGGTAAACGAAAAGGATTTTGTGAAGGCAATAACCGAGGATGTTATAGAAAAGACAGGTGGTGAGCCTAATGGCGAAAAGTTTGAAGGAGCAACTAAGTAAAATTGCATTAAAAAAAGTTAAAATGCCTAACGGCGAAAGTCTTGCAACAATAATGGTACACGAAGCGCGAAGGCTGTATGACTGCATTCAGTATTACATTGACAGGTATTATGATAGCTACCATCCTACAATATATGAGCGTACTAATGGATATAGAAATGCGTTGTACGCAGAGGGATTAGCCGATATTAAAATTGTTGGCAACACGTTGCGTATCGGCGTGGGATTTCAAAACGACTTGGCAATGCACCAAAATCTTTCAGGAGTATATCGAGAAGATTTTGGCGGTGAATATTGGATTCCTATTAAAGAAAGACATGAAACGTTTGTTCCATTAATGATGGAGCGAGGATGGCACAGCCCTCGCCTTGCAAATATGATAGGACAAGAAGTTCCGCGCTTGACTTATTTTGCAGGAATTAACGCCGTAGAAAAGGGCATAAGAGATTTTAATAAAACAAATAAATTAGGTATAAAAATAGATGCCGATGACTTCTTCAACGGCAAAGCGTATTGACGAAAAGAGGTGGTTAGATGGCAGATAATATGATAGAGTTAGTTGCTTCGTTAAATGTAGATGATAGTGCGAAGCAAATTAACGAAGTTGATATTCCTAAATTGCAGAAAAAAATTGAGGGAATAAAAATCAAGTGCGAGTTAGACACTGAAGGTATTTCTTCTATACAATCACAATTGGCAAATATCAGCAAAAAACTCAAACTTGACATTGGTGGGTTTACTTTTGATAAGAATATTGATAATGCGGTCAGTGTTATACAAAATAGTTTATCTAATATTAAAACTGGCATAAAAATACCTGTTGATATTGATGAAAATGCCATTGAGAATGTCGGTGATTCTCTTAGAAATCTTGGTTTGGGATCTAAGGATATTGAAAGATTAACTAAATACTTTCAAGACCTTGATGTTACTATAACAAAGATAAAACCTAAATTTGTGGAACTTGCTGGTTCTGGTGGCGAAAAGATATTGGATTCGTTATCAATATCTGGTGTAGACAGAAAAACTGGTGGCATTATAAATATTGTCGATCAACTTGACAACATAGAAGGTAAAACCGCTAAAACCACTTATACAATAACTCAAAATTTAGCAAAGGTAGAGCAAGAAAACAAGAAAATAGAGGACTCTGCAAAAGCAGCACAAATTGCATACAATGACTTCTTGAAGTCGCGGGGGACGGCTGACGTATATCACAAGAAGTATGGAGACAGAGAAGAACTCCAATCTCAGTTTGAAACTATTCGGCGGATTATGTCTGAGTTTGACAATACTCAACCTGTTGAAAAACAGAGAGAGACAATTATCAAGCTTGATAACGAACTGAAGAAAATAAAGGTTGACATAGACGCAATCAACAAAGCGAAGTCTGATGCTGTGTCATCTACCGTAAATGATTATTACCCAGACATTGCCAAAATTGTTAGTTCTGACAAGTCAAGCAAGTCGGCGCAATTAGATACAGCTAAATCAACTTTAAACGCTTTCTTCGGAGAACAAGGCATCGCCGACAACGCTAATAGAATTAAGCGGGCTGTTGAGGACACTACTGGCGAATTACAGCGTTTCTACGTCCAAGTTGAAAAGGGAGATAAATCCGTTGAAACTCTCACTTATGCTCTTAATGAGCAAGGCGACGCTTATGTTTATCTCGGCAAGACAATTCGTGAGGCTGATAACTCTACGGCATTTCGCCGTCATGATATTGCAACTCAGTGGGCAGAACAGACCGAGAAACTAAAGGCGTTTATAAGCAAAGCCGAAAAAGCTGGTGTGGCAAGCACACTTCTCGGAACTGAAATATCCAACTTAAAGGCAAAGCTGGCGGAAGGCGGGGACACTTCTGCTATGAACGCTTTTCTTGATGATTTTGACATTGCCAAAGCTAAATTACAAGCGTTCAATGCAGAGGCTACCAAGAATAATGCGATAGCAAATCTTAGTAATCGTATTCGTAAATTATCAGCCGATGTAAACGCATATGCCGAGTCCAATAAGCGAGCCGTAGAATCCACTAAGAAAATGGCGGATGGTAAGACGTTTGCGGAGCAATGGTCTAATATAATGGCGCAAATGGCAAAAGGCGCACAGCTTTCAGACCGAGAGGTTAAAAATCTTGCAACCGACTTGGCGGTATTCAAAAAAGAGGCAAGTGCCGCTGGACTTGCCGGCGCAACTGCTTTTGAAAAATTTGCCAATGCGTTTAAGTTGGTTTCTACTTATATATCGGCAAATCAGATTATAAATATGGTGACTCGGCAAATTCGTTCTGCTATTTCTGAGCTTCAGAGCATGGACGACATACTGACCGAAATTTCAAAAACTTCGGATAGAACTGAGGAGAGTTTGCGAGCACTCGGCAAAGCTTCATTTGACGTAGCAAGTAGTTACGGTAGAACAGCCAGCGACTACTTACTTGGCGTGCAAGAAATGAGCCGAGCTGGTTTTGGTGAAAAGCAATCCGAAACGCTATCTGAACTTTCTCTAAAGGCACAAGCCGCAGGTGATATGACGGCGGAAATGGCAAATCAGTACATTATTGCTACTAACGCAGCTTACAGTTTGGGAGGTAGCGAGCAAAAGCTTAATTCAGTTTTGGACTCCCAGAACTACATCACCAATAGAAATGCGGTAAACATGGAGAGTTTGGCAGAGGCTACCAAAATAGCGGCTTCTCAAGCTGCCGCCTCTGGTGTTGAAATAAATGAGCTTACATCCGCAGTTGGAACTATGATAGCGACTACTCAGCAAGGCGGAGAGATTGCCGGTAGAGCTTTCAAGGGCATACTAATGAATATAGCCCAAGTCAAGGCGGATGCGGCTGATATAGGCGACGGTGGCGAGTCTATAACAACTGAGTCTCTGTCTAAATATGAAGCGGCTACCAAAGCTCTGGGCGTATCTCTTAAAGAAGTTAAGAATGGTGTGTGGGCATTGCGTGATCCCATGCAAGTTCTTAAAGAGTTGTCTATCGCTGTTAAGAAAGAGTCTGAGGACTCTATCAAAGTCGCCAATCTCATATCCAGTGTTGGTGGAAAATACCGAGGCAATCAACTGATTGCGTTGCTTGAGAACTGGGAAACATACGAAAAGATGATGTCCGAGTTTGCTTCAGATAACGCAGTTGGCTCGGCTATGCGTGAAGCGGAGAAGTCCGCAAACAACTGGTCTGGTAGCATCAACAAGCTCAAAAACAGTTGGGCTGAAATGACCAACGAGTTTGTTAATTCAGATAATGCTGTTAAAATACTTGACTCTCTCAACGAAATAATTCAGAGTTTAACAGACTCAAGTGTAACACAGACACTTGGCGTAATTGCCAAGCTGATTACAAATATAATTAGAGCTTTTGGAAATATAAGCAAATTCGCTGGAACACTCCCGACGTTGATAAGCACAATCGCCCTTATTAAAGGCTTAAAAGGCGGAGGTATTTTTGGTAGCGGTGCAGCCGAAGGCGCAACTGGAATTGGAAGGATTACATCAGCTTTCAAAAACCTTAATTTAGAGGTAATTGCAATAACAGCTTCGGTAACGCTTTTAACTAACGCTTTTACTAAGTGGTGGAATAAAGAAAAGACAGCCAGAGCAAAAGCCGAAAGAGAAAGAAAAGAACAAGAAGAACTCAGACGGCAAACCCTCGAAAAGATAAAGGCTTACGAAGAAGAAGCTAACGAGCTTAATTCTCTCACAAACGAGTATGTCAAGTTGGTTACATCGACCAAGGACATAAATAGCGTTAAAACGGAATTAGTCAATCTGCAAGACCAAATTGTTTCCAAGTATCAACTGGAAAAAGATAGTATAGACCTTGTAAACAAGAGTCTTGAGGAAAACATCTCTCTGTTGACACAGCAGAAAGTAAAAGAGAATGAGACTTGGCTTAGAGAAAACTCGGCTGATATAAAAAGAGCCAATGATTTCTTTACTCAAAACAAAAAGCAATCTCCTTACACTTTGTCTTTTGATGTTCTTAGGGATAGATATGGTGCTACTCAAAAAGAGAATGATAGATATGAAAAGGCTTTGACAGAATCCTCTGTTGCGTATAGCAAGGTAAAGCAGTATCTTGAAACTTATTATCAAAGCATTTTGCAGAATATTGATTTTGTAGAGGAAGATAGTGCTGGGGCTGGCGGCAAAGATAAGATAAGGAGTTTCGTCATTAAGACGGGGTTGAACGCCGAAGAGCAAACCAAGACGATGAACGCTTTGACTGAAGCATATCAGTCGTGGATGTCTCTACAGAACAATCTAAATAACACATATACTTCATTTGACTTTGATGGTTTATTGGAAGATATAAACAATCAAAACAAAGCCTTTTCTGAGTTTTATGAAATACGTAGCAAGGAACAGTCTATAAAACAACAATCTGTTGGTCTAAAGGCTTTTGAAGATGATGTGAAAACGGCTGATGAATACAATAGACTCATAATTCAACTTAATGAGCTGAACGCGAAATACAATGATGAAGCAGCGACAGTTGCAGATAGGTTTAGCGCATCTTTGCAATTAAAGGAAACGGTTAAGTCTCTTAGAGAGATTGGTCTTAAATATCCAGAAGTTTCAGCAAATATTGAAAGCGCAATTTCACAAATAGGGTTGTCCTCCATGCAAGCTTCAAACTCTTTTGAAACTGCGAAAGAGGCGTGGTTAAAGTCACTTGACGAGGCTCAAAAAGGTGTTGTAAGTGATATTGATAAGATCGTGAGCGCAATGCAAAAGATTGCTTCTGGCGAAGCTCTTAATGCTAAGACGGCATGGGAAATAATCAATATGGACGATCAAGGGCTGTTATCAAATATTCAAGTTGACGCAAACGGCGATTACATTCTTAGCTTGGAGGAAATTGTTAATCTTAAAGATGGCATTATTCAAAAAGAAGTTGAGGAACGTAAGCAAAGCGTAGCTACGGCGCAAACTCAGGCTAACATCTTGGGAAACAGAATAGAACTCCAAAAGAAAGAACTTGAATTGGAAAAGGCAAAATATAATATCATGTTGGCAAACGGCATAAACTCGGCTGCTGACGAAAAGTATTATAGGGAACTCATTGCAAAAATTGAGGCTTTGGAGACTGCTATTGAAGGTGATAATGCAGCAATGGAGGCTTATAACTACACCATCAAAAA